TGTAATAGCTCAAGTGATTCTAATTGTTCAGCAGTCATCAAGTAACCATACTTATCTACAACATCTGCAATAGTAAGCATGTCAATCCATCCCGCCCAGTTACCTTGAGAAATGTAATGTACATTTGGTGACTTATGGTAAAATGAAAGCGCAGGGTTTAATAATTCAATATTGTAATCATCTTCTAGCATTTTAAAATGCCAAAACTCACTGTCTGTAATTAATGAATCTCTGAAAGCAATTTCTTCCATTTCATCCATTTTAAAACGGTTCACATCAATTGCATGTTGTTTTACCGCCCATTTTTCAGCAAGTGTCTGATATTTTTTAGAATAAAAATCTTCAATCTCTGGAAGTTTTTTTAATGCTTCAGGATTTAATTGTTGTTGTGCTTCTTCTGAGTTTGGATCTAATCCCATTTCAACCATTTTAGCAATAAGTTTTTGCTGAGCATACTCAACTAAAACTTTACTAATGGCTTCGGTTTTTTTATCCATGACTTCATTGTATGAATACTCATCAATAGCACGGTAATCTACTTTAGTATTTCTTTTTGCAAATTCAGATACAAGAGTGTTTACTAAATTAGGAATGATTGGATAAAACTTTAATTCCAATGCTTCATTTTGCCCTTCAGTAAGAGTTTCAAGCATCTCAGTCATTTCATTTTCTACATCCGGTAGATAATCTGTTTTATCAATTACACCTTTAGCAAGTTTGTAATTCTTCATTATGCGTCTGGCTTTAGAACCAATTTGCTTAATGCCTTGCCACTCTAACCAATCAATATTCCATTTTGACCACTCATCATCTTTTTCATCTGATGGTACAAATTGAATGGGTTGGGTAAAAACACCAAATCTATTTTTCTTGGTTTTCTTGCCCTTTTTTAAGTCTATTGCATTTAATATTTCCATTATCTAAAGTTTTTAAATGGATTACGCGGTTTCTTCATACTTAAAGATTCACTGCTTGATCCAAGATGTCTATAAGGACTCCTATTTAATTTATACAAATTTTCTGACTTTTCCAAATGTTCTTCATTATCATATTCAACTCTTTTCTTCAAACCTCTGCTTGCTTCCTGTATTTTTACAAATGTAATCAAAGCTCCCAAAGAAATTAATCTATCCACATTGACTCCTGGTTGGTAGTGTTCCATCTCAACCATAGCCATGTAATCAGGTATTCTGGATATACCATAATGCTTCTTATAGATCTTCCCGTCTTCATCAGTTTCTACATCAAGCTCCTCTCGAAGGTACTCAATTAAGTAACTCAACATTACAGTTTTAAAAATGGTAGAAACATTTCGCCATCCATATTGTTGGAATTGGGTTTTAGATTGCTGTACTTCTTTAGAAAAAACTATTTGAGAAGATGGTACTAAATACTTTTGCTTGCGCTTAAATTGCATGTATTGAATAAATAGAGGCACGTTGTTCTCTACTACAGTCCAAGCTTGATACCACTCAATGATTAACTCTAATCTTTCATGTGTTTTGTTAATGTCATCATACCTGCCGGTCCAAGCCGCTACAATTTTATCTCCTTCAATAAATGTTTCCACTTCACCATTAGCTAATACTCTTTGTACTTGTATTGGATTCTTGTAAACATGTATAGAACAAAGTGAATCAGAAGTTACTGTTTTACCTTCTGACACGGGATCGACTGATGCAAAGTAAGTGGTGCAAAAATCCTTTTCTTCATCAGGTTCCTCCCATACTTGTATTGCACCAGATTTATCTTCTGCGCTTTTATCTGTAGGAAAAATAAGTATTGGCTTCTTGGTTGTTGGTGATGCAACAATCTCACCTTTGTTATCATAAGCTAAGTTGTAACAAGAGTAAGGATAATCACCTTCTTCAATATCGCGTTTGTGTGACTTAACCAATTCCAATGGAAATATGCTTTCACCTCTAAAGGCAAATGCTTCTTCCATATTAGTTGGTCGCTGAGAACAGCGAATCTGATATGTTTCCGGATCTAAATCTTTTTTCCACTGTTTTTTTAACTCAATCAAAGCTTCTAATGCTTCCTCTACTTTTGAATTACCAAACTCATCAATGTATGGAGGCATTGACCATTGTTCTGGAATAAACAAACCTGTGGTAAGAACTGTACCTTTTGGATCAGCCCATTTATTTTTTACCTCATAGAATCCATTTCCTTTGGCTTTGTGCATGTATTTACGCAAAGGTTCGCACTGTTTCAAATCCCCTACGGTTCCAGATGCAATAAAATAACCAGTAGTAATTTCCCCAGCTTGTAGTGCAGGAAGCATGAACTCAAATGTTTTATCCATGGTTTTAGCAATTCCCGCTTCTTCATAGAAAAACAAAGTACAAAGTCCCCCTACACCGGCTGTATCTGATTGCTCAAATGACAATGCTTGAAGAACTCCTTTTCTACCTCTTTCGGTTTTTCTACCATTTTCAACATACTCAATTTTCTGTTGCCACTCACCAACTCCTCCTGGATTCATTGGTCTGTACCATGCGGTATGTTGATTCAAGAAGTTTTTGTATTCATTGATCATTTTCCATGTACCATTTACACCGGTAACATACGCACTCAGCGAAGAACCAATTTTAAGTACTGGTCCATATTCAAACCACAATACATTCACTAGTTTAGCTCCATGATAAAATGAAGATCCAAACTGCCTTTTCTTTAAGATGATTCCATGCAAATAAAACAACTCTCCAATTGCTTCATAAAGGGACATGTGGTATTGCGCATCATGTATGTCTGGAAAATCTGTTTTTCTTTTTACCTTATCAATAATTGGTAAAAAATTAATCCAGAAATAGTAATCACGCGGCAGGTAATACTTTTTATCACCTTTCCAAAACAAAACTCCTTTTCTGGATTTTAGTTTTTGGTCATCCCAATAATCAATAAAGTCTTTAGTGCCATCTGCAGCATCACAAAAATAACCCGCTTTTTTAAACTTTAGTCCTTGTTTTTGAAATTCATATACTACTTCATCAAAGTCATACTGACCAGGTTCTTTAAAATAATCTGCTTCTAAAGTTGTAGCCATATCAAGCCTGGTTGGAAAACTATACGTTGTCCAAATGCCGTCATGCCACAATGGTATGTCTTCATGAAATTGACCTAAGTCATCATTAATCATCGTAACTTAGTTTTTGTCCGCCTCTGGCTCTTGATGATTGCTCTTCTTCCAAATCTTTAGCAACACCTTTAAATGATTTACGAATAGCATCAAAGTTTTTTGCTGCACTCACAATGGCTGTAATGTTTCCATCCCTGCCGTCTGTAATGGTTTGAGTGTTCATATAAAACGCCAACTTTTCTAACATGTTAGAAATACCATTGTATGCGCGTATTGTCGGAGTTTCATACATGTCTTTGCATCTATCCAGTGCCATACGAATAAGTCTGTCTTCTGGATCAAAGTTAGGGTTTAAATCTGAAAGAATTTCATCTTGAACTTCATCTTGAGGTCTGTTAAAATAAGGATTCTCAGAACTCCTGCAACTCATGTAAAATAAGTAAGCATAAATTTCCAAATGATTATCCGGATACTCTTCCATTATCCTTCTCAAGAAAGGAATAGTTTGACAGTGTTCTGTTGGAACTACTTTGCCATTTATTGCATCAAATAGTTTAATGGCCATGGTTTAATATTTTTTCTCTGTGTTCTTGAACATACTTGAACATGGCAATCACCTCTTTTTTCATGTAAGGTAATTCATACGGTGTTACATTTTTTACTAGCGGATCACCCATAGCATCTGTAGCAACAACAGGATAGCCATTCTTATCTAAGTGATCAATCTCAAATTCAATATGATCTAGTTGTATTTTACCAGGCTTCAAATTAAAGTTGTGCTTTAGCATGATGTACATGTATGTACTCAACTGTAAAGCGTATTCATTATAGTTGCACTCATCCAAATGAGAAAGTGGTCCAAGTAATTTTTTACTTTTACCTAGTCTGTCTGTAAATCCTTGAAGTTTAATTTCCTTGTTTGTTTTGTAGTCATAAACATCAATCAATTCATCTACAACTTCAATTCTATCTGCTTGTCCACAAACACCTGCTGATTTTAAATACACCAAATGCTCAGGATAAATACCATCGGCTAATTGTTGATCTGGTGCAAGTTTAACCAATCCATCCATCAAAGGATTTATGATTGTCAACTCTTTTCCTTTTCTTGTAATTGTGTTGCAAGCAAGAACATCTTTTTCTCTTTGATCATGATACCATGAACCTAAATTAACAGCTCTTTTGTTTTCAGATTCCCAAAGTTTAATAATTTCTTCAGGAGTCATTTTGTTATACTTGGGATTCTTTCCTTTAGAACAAGCATCAGCCATTTTGATTGTATCAAACGGCTCTTTAAAGTAATGAATCAACCTTGTCACACTTATCCAATCAATTGGATCTCTTTCATCAATACTGATGTATTTGTGTTCATCGGCATAAAATTTTACACTCATAGTTTTGCCTTTTGGTTTAAAAATATGATACCTGTGTTTCTTACTTCTTCATCTGCACTTTTAAGCAAAAGCTTCAACTTAAAGAAATCTTGAGATGAAATTATTTCACTTGCTAATAAATCTGCAGCAAGAACTATTGTTTCTAAATACTCTTTTTCTTCTGCAGAAATTGATACTGTTTTGTATGGATCATAAGGTATAGTACTAGCTTGACTTAATTGATTCCACAATCCCTCTTTAAGAGCAGTTCTAGAATCATTACCCATAATAGCATCTTGCATTTTGCTATTTAAATCTTTATTATTCTGAATCATCTCCTAGTTTTTTTTGTAGTAAATAATTTTCTTCATGTGACAACACTGCATCCCATTTACCTTCTGGACAATCAGAACCAAGTGCTCTTAGTTTTAATCCCATACTGCATCCGCAAGATCCACAACATGGGCCGGTTCCAGGAACTAAACATTTATCTCCTTCTTTGTCTACTATTGGACACTGTTCACAGATAGCCCATCTTTCTTTGGCAATTTCTTCAACATGTTCATTTTTGAAAATGTTATTCTTGATCCCCTCCAGGATTTGCCCTTTTGCTTTCCAAATTTTTATTACGCTTTTCATACATTTCTTTGTAGTACTCATTACACATTTCTAATCCTTTGACTTTGCTATCCAGCAGTGTTTTAGAAAGATTGAATTTAATCACTTTTTTAAAGTCCTCTTGAGAATTACTCTCCAATAATTTTTGCATCCTTTCAATATTCTTTTCAAGCTTTCTCCTGCTTAATCTAAGAGTACCTAATCCATGCAAAAAGATTGTAGCATTCTCTAAGTTTTCAATCTTTCTAGTTACTATAGAATAGTAAAACTCAACAACATCCCTTACCATTTCCTCTGGTAAGTTTAATTCTTGAGCTGTCTTTTTAATTAGCTCTTTGCCCTTGGTCGGTTTCAAGATGATAGACTTTTAAATTCAGTAATATAGTTCCTTCTGTCAATAACTCTAAACTTTTGTTTAATGAAACAAGTTTGTTTCCTAATCCACTTCTAGTTACCAAATCTTCTTTTACACACTTTGTAATAAAGTTTCGTGTAGTCTGAACATTGCCAAATATCTCTTCAGAAATAACTTCATTGCAGAAATCTGACATATTCATTTCACCGTATAATCCCAATAAAGACAAACAATCTAATTGTGCCGGACTTAACCTGATCTTATTTATGAAGCAATGCATGTTTATCTGAAACTTAATTACTTCAATCAAAGACAGCGGCACTTGCTTGTTAACAACTAACGCCTTTGCCATGATTACTCTTCTTTTGTTTCAGACTCGTTTGCTTCTTTTTCTTCCTCTTCAGCTGCATCTTGCATAGCTTGATTAATTTGCATCATCCTCATTGAATAATCAAATGCTTCAAACTGCGCTTTTTTAATGCGGGCTTTAAGTTCTTCTACAAGACATTGAGTAGCAAGAACCTTTTCTTGGCTCTTGTAATATGCAATTGTTTTTTCTTGCATAGCGCGTATCTCTTGTGGAGTGTACTCGCGTTCTTCTTGGTTGGTTTGTTCTGACATAATATTTAATGTTTATTATGCCAAATATAATAATAAATGTTTAACTATTTAATGTTTAATAAAAAAAGCACCTATTCCTAAGTGCTTTTAGCCAATGAAATAAAATTCAAAGGGGAGTTTATTTTTTTCTAGCATTGTTTCCTTTGCCATTTCTAGCGCGGTTTGTAGAAGCTTTCTCACTTACCAACTTTCCTTTTTTAGTATGTGATTTATCTTTGCCATCTCCATTGCCATAAGTTCCAGCTTTTCTATTAGCGGCATTCAGTTCTTCTCTGTATTTGATGCGCGAAGGACTTGAATGATACTCTTTGTTGTATTCATTCTTTTTCTTACGCGCTTCAGGATTAGAAGCAAAATACTTTGCAGACTTACTGGTTCCAGTAGACTTACCTGCTAATGAGTTTCTAGCCATTCTTTAATGCTTTAAGCATTGCAATTAACTTTGGTTGTGGAGAAACATCAGATTTATCTTTACGGTATGAGTTGTGAGTGAAAACTCCATTCTCTCCTTTTAAAGCTCTAACTGATATACCCCAGATGTCTTCGTTGTAAGTCAAATCAATTCCATGGATTTTGCTCCAGTACACTAACAGCTGACGTACTGATTCAATCTGAGCATCTGTATATGCATGATAATATAGATGTCCTTTGTATGGCGCGCTTAATACACAAACTTGGTCAACAGAAACTTCTCTATCCACATAGTTGTAATACTTATCACCTACTTTATCTAATGGTCCCCAGTTACATATCTCAATGCCTATAGCTATAGGATCAAGTGATTTGTATGCAACGCCTTTAGATCTAAAAACATCTTGTTTAAGACCTAAGTGATAACCCCATTTTTTAGAACCAAATGCCTGACAGATTTCTCCATCAAAAGTATCTTTTGATAAACCTTTCCCAGAGATTACAATGCAAGTTGCAATTTTTCCTCTGTCATCTTTGTCCCACATCTTAATAGTTGCAGGTGCAGAAGAATTTCCAGCAGTGTGGTGCAAAACAATTTGAACCTTTTTAACTTCTTCATCAATGTATTGACCTGATGATAAAGGAACTTGCTTGATTTTTTTTAGATCTAACTCTCCCATTTTTTATTTGTTGAATTTCTTAACAAAAATCTTTGAGATAAGATTACCAATCTTTTTTAAGAATCCATTTGCAGCTTCTACTTCAACAGTAACTCCGTTCTCATCTTTTTTTACATGGACATCAAGTTTTTTTGAATCCAAATCAAAATCTGATCCGTCTGTTCCTTTTTCATACTTTACATCAACCTTTTCAGTATTGACTTCAGCTTTGAACTTACCTTCTTTTTTTTCTACATGAACATCTACCTTTTTGGTATCAACATCCACTTTGAAATCTTCAACTTTTTTCTTTGCCATGATTACTTTGTTTCAGGGTTTTCAACTGTAAGTTGTGATAATGTTGCAGTTGCACTACCAAGTGCAATCAGATAACCCGCTCCAGTCAATATTGCCGCAGGTAGTGCTATAGGAGAAGCTAAAAGGATTCCGCCTAGTACTCCAGCTGCTATACCAATTCTTTGCATTTTCTTCCAAAATTTTGGTGTTTTTGCTTTCCATCTTTCTTTAATTGTTTTCTCTTCCATCATTTTTTACTTTAGGTTCATCTTTAATGTACTTTGACAACTGTTTTAGTATTGGCACATATTCATTCCAACCAAGTCTTTTAAAGTTTTCTAAATTAGACCAAAACAAGTTTATCAGTACAAAGTTATAAAATCCATAATGCAACCAAGAATAAATATTAAAATCCCAACTAAAAAAAGTTTTTACTGGAACATGAACAGCTAATGCATGGGAACATCCAATCATTATCATGTAAATTAACAACTTTAACCAACCTTTTCCAAATAATTCTGAATCAAATGTTCTTTTCTCTTTTCTAGAGGCTCTGATTCCAGTAAACATTTCTAAGCCAAACAGCACAATTAAAACTATTCCTACAGGTAACTCTATTCCAAATATTGCATTAAAATAATAAGCAATAGTTGCTAGTATTGTACTAGCTCCAACGGCAAATCCTGCTAAGTTAGGATGAAAGGCACTATCTATAAAATGTGTTGTGTCTTTATATCCAGCACTCATTACTATTTTACAACAAATACCTTTCATTTTATTCCAGCTTTTAGAGTTTGAAGTTCTTGGTACATTTCTAAAAGTTGTGTTTCTTTTTGAGCAATTAACTCTTCTTGAGTTGGTTGATCTACTTCAATAAACTCAACTCTTACAAGTCCCGTTTCATCGTATATTTCATTTCTTACTTGTGCCATGATTTTATTATTTAGACATGAATATTGCAGGTGCTTGTTGAGTTTGATAAGAATTAGGTGCTGCTACACTTGGTGCACCACTGGCGTATGTAAGACTAACTTGTAGCAAACATGTTAAAGGATTTCCAAACAAATTTCCTATTGGTAATAATGCTGCATTACTTATTGCATTAAGTTGGATTGCAGCAACATTTACTTGTAAAGCTAACCAATATACAGTTCCTTGTGTAAAAGCAAAAGAAGAAACTACAGTTTTGCTACCAGATGTTGAACAATCTAAATCAACACTACTGTATAACAAATTGCCAGGTTGTCCATTAACTGAAGAATATACACAAATTCTAGCCAAACCTGTTGGTTGTGGAGTATTTACAGTAATAGCAAATTGTGTACAAGTAAAACTTACATTTGGTATGTAAGGGTAATATGTCATAGAATTTGTAGTAGCCCAACTATTCATTGATGAACAATTTGTTCCAGCGTAGGTTGGCATTCCAAATAGCGATCCAAAAACAGGTGTTTGTAAACCTGTTGTAGTGCCGCCACCTCCACCACTTGCAGAAAATATTTCTAATATTGCACCAGTTGAATCCTTAAATCTTACTAGCTTATCTGCTTTATTGTAGAAATAAGTAGAATTAGGAACTGATGCAAAATCTGCACTAGTGTCTGTTATGCTTTTATAATTTATTGCTCCTGTTGGATTTCCAATTGCTGTTACTACTGCCATTTTATTTTAATTTAATAAGTTCTACAAATGCATCAAAATCTGCTTTTTGTTCTACAGGCATGTCTACATAATCTAACTCTGTAAATGATTTAGGAACAGAATTTTCAATTCCATAAAACTTCATGATTCTTGGGATTGGGTTATAGATATTTACAGATAACAACTCTTGCGTATCTGAAAATGCTTCCATAAAGAAATCATATTCTGAGATCAAAGGATAAATTTCTTTCTTGTTTTCTAATTCATCATAAGCATAAACTTGTGCACCTATAATGTCAATCTTTGTAACTGATTCCATATTTTTATAAATAAATGTTTCCTTGATTGTCTTGTGTTGCAGTAATTGCTTGAGTTAAGTTAGCATTAAATGCAGCTCCCCCCTCATAAGTATTACCTCTCATATTTATCACTCTTGCAACTCCTCCATTAAACAAATATGGAGCTGTATCATTAGCTAATTGAAAAACACAGTTAATTATTGAGGTTGGTAATGTAGCACCATTTCCAATTATTCCATAACCAGCTGCGTTATTATAATGTGTAAGTATATTACAATTATATATTTTTCCACTTGATGATGTATCCCAAAATGCTGCATTAGATGTAGAAACAGCAGCACCATTAAAACAATAAGGCATTTGAAATCTAATTCCAAAACTAGATGAACTAATTCCAGTATTACCTATAATAGATTTTGATGTACTATTATAAAGCCATATTCCTTGTCCAGAAACTGAAATTCCTATACAATCAATTAAATCAGTTGCTGAATTACTTTCAATCCCAAGGCCAGAAGTACTTCTTCCAATTGAATTGTACATATATCCACCACCTGAGATTCCTGAACCAGATACAGAAACACCTATACATTTATTTAAAGTTGATGCATTTGAAGCAATCCCTGTTCCTGTTGTTCCTTGACCATAACAAAAATTTGCAATACCTCGCATATCAACACCCGTAACTCCATAAAAAAAACAATTAGTTGTAGTATTACTAGAACCTATAAATGCACCTAAGCTTACACCTTTTGCACTTAATCCTATTATTTCTAGAAATGATGGATATAGAGATATTGCACTTCCAGCACTTTCATTTTCAAAATAAGAACTAGTCATTATAATTCTACCAGCAATACCATTATCTCCATTAAATAAATTTGAAACCAAAACACCACTTGGGTTAGTTCCATTTTGCCTAACTAGTTTTAAATTAAGTATTGAAAAATTGCAAGCATTATATGTACTTGAAAAAATAGCAGTTTCATTTGCTGCTGTTTTTGTCCAAGTATGTCCATTACCATTCCAGTTTACATTCTTTGTAATTGTTAAAACTTCTGAACCACTTGTTGTATAATCTGCAAATTGTTCAATTGTTTGACCAACTGTTGCAGCAGCATAAGCTAATGCTGGAGTAGCATAGTAAGTGTAAACACCTGATGCATTGGAAATACCAAAGATTCCTGATGCTGATTTTGATGCTATTTGTATTTGAGTACTCATTAGTATACTTTAGTTAAAATGAAATTTAATGATTGAATGCTATTACTTGCACTGCCTGTATTCCATTGAGCAGTAATTACTAGTTCATTATTCACTGTTGTATTAAATGTAGTAGTATTAACAGTACTTAATACAAATCCTTCAAAATTACTTCCCCCATTTCTAATATAAGAAAAGAAACCGCCTGATGAAATTGATGCTGTACCAGGCCCTCCTAATGTTCTAATTGTAAAAAACAAATTAAGTAACCAAGGCTTATTAGTTGCTGCTGCCATTGGGACTACTCCAGTATCAGCAAGAATTACTCCTGCTAATGTTTTAACATGAATATGTATAGTTGCAGAGCTTAAAGAAGAAACTAATCCGTCTAAAGCACAAGTAAAAGAATCCCCCACAGAAAAAGCATTAGCAGGAACAGCTAAAGTACCTACTCCTGTGCCAATAATACTTTGTTCTATAATACCTGTTACGCTTGGACCTGTTGCAGTTTGTGCAAACAATCCATAATTAGCTCTAGGAAGATTTACAGACTTATCTATATCTATATGTGTAGACATTAGTTATTTATTGTATATAATAACTAACTCTGTACCTGTGCCATCAAAAGTGATCATTCCTCCAGAATAAAAGTTATTTAAAGCACCAGCATCAAAATTTAATGTTTCACCTGGTTTAACTATTCCTCCTATAAATGTTCCATTTGCCGTACCAACATTAGATACAGATATGCTATAAACAACAGGTATGATAATCCCATAACCAGTAGAACGTAATAATATTGGGATTCTAGATAGACCTGCTGAAGCAGTTGTGACATTAACATTAACTGTACCATTGAGTTCATCTATGATACCTTGAAGACCTCTTAAGACATTTAACTGCCAGTTAGTATTTAAACCGTCTGAATTTATAATTGACATAATCTCTAATTTTAATAAACAATGTATATAATATACAAAATCTTTTTGTTCTATGCAACAAATATAAGCAAAAAAAAAGCCTTGAATTATCAAGACTTTTAATTTACTCTTTAGTACTGCTTAATACAACCCGATACAATCTGCTTCTTTAGCAACAAACTTTGTTTTTCCTTCAATGTCTACTACATCACAGTAAGATAATTGGCGCGGTGTAACTAACACTTCATCTCCTGCTTTACAGAAAGTTACATCTTCACCAACTGCGTGTACAGTTAATCGCGTGTAGTGCTTAACAAGATCGGCTTCCATAGATGCTTGCGCTTCTGGACTAAGTTCTAATCCTTTAATTTTTGGCTCATAAGCCGGCTTGTCTAAAATGACAATTTTTCCTTGATACTTCATAACTTTTTTTTGTTTAATTATTTGAATAATCTGTATTGAATGTAGCGGTCCACTACTTCCCCTGTTCTTTCATCTACCTTTTCAATGATCTCTGCATTATCAACTGTTGTCAAAGCTTCAGCTACAGCATACGATCCATCAGGATTTCTTTGTTGAGTTGTAACTTGTACAACAACTGACAATCCCGCCTGCATTGCTTTAGTTGATTTCATCCAACCCTCATTAACGCTTGAAGCTTTAGCAATAAGTTTAAATGTATCGCCATTTCCCCAGAATTGAATATCTCTAACATTCTCTCTAGCTCTACTTGCTGTGGTATTACCCAATGTTTTTTCTTCCATGTTACTTGATTTTACAAACTTCTTCTAAACGATTCAACACATCTTGCGCACTGTGGCCATCATAATGATGTTTTACAAATGGTTCTTCCGGGCACTGGAATAAATCCCAATCCTCCAACTGATAGTGGTTACTTACTTGTCCTCCTGGCAATACAGCCATGACAATAAACCATCCGCCACCAAAACATGGTAATCCATCACTATGACATTTGGATTTATGTACATCGTACAATCCTTCTTTAGTCCAAGCATTAAATGCCGCAGCATTGTACATCTTACGGAAAGCATACAACTCATTAAAAGTATGGTAGCCGTCAGAGATTTCTCCTTTGTCAACTTTTCCTTCTTCATTGTAAGACTTATGGAAAATGTCAGGCTTGCAAGGATAGAACTCACCATGAATACCTTTGATAATCATATCACCAATTGAAGCAAAAATTGGTCCTTCCAAAGTTTCAATTTTTACTTTAGGATCCATGCTTTTACCATCAAAGTCAATTTCTATTTTCTCACCCATGAAATCAGAAAGATTATCCATTGTTGCCAATGTAGCATCTACAAATTCAACAGCTTCAATTGTGATTGGTTTCTTTGTGAATCTACTTATCATCCTTTTTGTTTTTAAAATATTCTACACCAGCTTCGATAGCCATAATTGCACCTACTGCTGCACTCACTCCAATGAATGAACCTACTGCGATTTGAAAAATTAACATGTTATTTGTTTTTGAGATTAATATACGCTTTCATAATTGCCAAATAGTTGATGGCATCCTCAATAGTATCAGTGATTGATTCATCTTTTACCATTGCTTCTTTGTCCAATAGTGTGGATATACGGGACATTTTATCCATCAACCTTACCAAGATACCTTTTTCAACAGACACTCCTGCAATGGTGCTGTTTCTGAAGTTAGCAAATGGATCATTGTTAGATCCACCGTAGTCATTGTTCTTTGCTATAGCTGTAAGAAAGCATCTTTCAAATGTTTCTCCCATACTCTTCAACAAAGGGTTGCGCAGAATAGTATCTTCTTCTGGTGAAATTGGTCTGCTCATTTTTTGTTCCTCTTTTATTCGATACTTGTCACCGGAAACCCATGATTCATTACTTGAGTGCCTTACATCAACATAATGTTTGTCAATCCAAAATCCACTATCCTGCATCTTTAACTTGAACTCCGTTTCTGATTCTCCAAGAACTCCATGAAATTCAATTCCAATATGCGGGTTGTGCCAACTTCCTTCAGGTCCCATTCTGGAAATTCTAATAATTGTTTCTCTCTCCATTTACTTTAGTTTATAAAATTTACCCAATATATTACCATTTAAAAACTCATCACTCTCAAGTACCCCCAATGCAAATTGGAACTTGCACTCATAGTATGACAATTCTTGTTTTCCAAAACAGATGTGTAAAATCTCTCTGCGGATAGTTACTCCATCTTTGTGCGCTTGCTTTAAGACCTCATTGCTACTGAAATAGTTTTTGTAGGTTGTTTTTCTCACACGCTTGTAAGTCTTCAACCTTTTATCTGTAGGAATATCTTTCTTAGCTAGTTTGGTTTTGACATCAGCATAGAAGTTCTTCTTGCCAATGTACCTAACTGGTTTCCCATCAATAATTGCCATCATCTCATAGATAAAACCAACTGCTCCTTCTGGAATCATTTCTTCAGTAAATTCTTTTCCGCCTTCTATCCACATACTTTTTAGTTTTTATGCCTTGCCCTTTTGCCATAATTAGTTTTGGCCAAACTTTTGCCCTGCGGCTTAATGTTTTCCTCTTTTGAGTGAAGTATATTCGTTTTATTTTTAACAGGTCCCAGTGATTGTCCAGTAACATATCTATGATAAACTGGAGTAAACTGGTCCATTCCAATGCCAATGCAGAAATAACTGCAACAAAATTTAACTTTAAATCCATTTATAACTTTGTGAAATACTTTCATCTTAATTCATTTATTCGTCTATTCAAAAGCAAGTTAACCAAGTGGCGCGACTCAGGATCTCTTGAATCTAACATTTTTGAAAATCTCTCATACTCCGTTTTAGTTATCCATTCATCATCATGTGCTTGATGCAATTTTATAGCTACTTCATCTCCCGTTGATCTTGCCATTTTAAGAAACAACTCATTTGGCAAAGGCTTTCTTATTTCAAAATCAGATGCGGTGCTTGTCATTTTTTCTAACTCTCCGTTTCTATAAAGCCATTGTTCATTCATGTCGCTCAGACTAAATAAAATATCTCCTCCCTCAAATGATGTTATTGGTAATCCTTTCATTATAATCCGCTTTTAGTTCCTAGTTCATCAAAATATGTTAGGCAATTCTTGTCAATTGTCTTTCTTTTCCTAGCCAAGTTGGGATTGAGCATGATGTACTTCATTTCTTTCCCATCTTTAACAGTATGAATGTAGCTGATCACACTCTTACGGTACAACCTCTTCATAAAATCAGCGTACTTATTGCGTGTGTACTGCAATTGCTCCATAAGTGTAGCATCAGTATGTGGAATTTGGCGGTTGTGGTACAAGATATTGTACACACCATTGGTCATGTCCGCCATTTTCAAGATCCTACCGTAGTCTACTGGGCTAAAGTTTTGAAGAATGTACTGAAGAGCTGAACTATCTATGATTACATACTCATCGCTGTGAACAATCACTAGATCTTTGTCAACTACATTGATGGTTGTGGAATGTGGAAGGATTTCTCCAGTAGAAACATCAGCAATGCCTTGTTCTAACTTAACTTTCCTAATTACCGGCTTTATCATGACACAAATCTAGTAAAGATAATTGAATAATGCACCCTTTTTGGTGCAATTTTTCTTTTATTTGCGTGTTTTTGCACCTATTTGGGTGCAGCCTATTCTCTATACCCCCCGTCATTGCTAGGTTTTTGATGTCCCCCCTATATTAGTATATTTAGGAAGAAAAAAACCCTTACGAGGGTAGAAGTTCGTAAGGGTTCTGTGCAACTGTGTGGTCACACCGTAGCCCGCCTGGAGAGAGAAGCGGAATATTATTTGCCTTGACCTTTATAAGCCTTCTTGTAGTTTTTGCTAGTCTTAGACTTTGAGGTTTTGGTCTTTGAGTGAACACCTGGTCTAGTAACTTTAACAGAAACTCTAGTGTTCGTACCTTGTAATCCCATTTTTGCCATGATCCGATTGTTTTATAAAAACAAATATAATAAACTTTCTCTTACAGATACAACCCGTAACAATTCATACACACTTTTTTCTAGCTTTGGCCAAAAGCTGTTGTATCATGTCTAATCCCATTTGCATACTCTCCTGATCCGTACTGCAGACTAACCTAAACAACGTACTAGCTTTGTTGGTATCAATTACCTTCCTAACTTTTAAAAACTTGATCTTAGTTACCATCTCAGATATGAGTGTAGATTCTCCAAAAGTTATATCTCTGTTAACTTTTACACCATACTTCTTCTCAAAATGCTTTATTATCTGCACATGTTTAGCCATTAGAGGGATCTCCATGGCATCATTCCACCACATATTTGAATAGTCCATAGACAAAAATACAAAATTTGGGTAATATAGAATTGGAGAGTATAATGATGGGTAAACTAGAAATATAATGTATGATGATGTGGGGAACATCCCTAGTCCTTTAGCCCCCCGTCAATCAGCTGGAGGGTGCTACCCCCCATAAAAAAACAAGTCCAAAGAAAAATCACAACAGGATCCAAGAAAAAGTTCCAGGGGAGAGAGGTCTGTGCAGAGGAGAGCAGAGCCTGTGCTCGCAAGCTCGCACCACACCAGGACACGGAAGCACATGTCCTGACAAGCAGACACAGACACACCAGGAGTGGTTAGATGATGTATGTACTCAACTAGAATGACCACCTCTTAATGTAAATTTAGCCCTTCGGTCATATAAACCCTTAAAAAAAATTCTTATGAACACAATCTTTTCTTTATTGCTCACTGCCATGTGTGGGGTGAGCTGTTACGAGGCATGCTTTGCTTCTAACTTGGACACCTTTGTAATGGGTAGTTCAGCGATGTGCCTTAGTGCAATCATGTTTCTTATTCACGCTCGTTACCCTTTATTTAAAAAGTAATGAAAGTGTTAAAGAAACAAAGAGAATGGATCCTGTGGTCAGGATTCATTCTTTCAATGTTGATGTTGGTTGGTACACTGTACATGTTTGACTTAATCCCTGCAAAGTAATGGAGAAGGTAACATGGTTAGTGTTCATCGGACTGATAACATTGGCGTTTGGAGTGACGGCATTCACAGCTCCACAATTAAATAATCAAATACTTGCAGGCATTATGTCTGCAGTATTTGGTTTAGTATTCATTATCACACTTAAAGATTAAAATTATGTCTAAAGATATTTACTCAGTATTTCTTGGGTTTTCAGGTATGGAAACTCAAGAAGAATTTCAGGGCACTCTTAGTGAGTGTCAAGACTATGTGTCAAACATAGAGGATGCAGACCTTACACAATCTCACATAGAATTATGTGAGCCTGAATTTGTTTGGTAATGTACCAACTACAATACTTGAATGGCTCTACAGTTGTGGAGTCATTCACCTTCTACAATAAAGCATTGTGCTTGTGGAAGAAAAAACAATTGTTAAACCAAGGTTCTCACAGAATGGGAACTTTTAAAATTAAAAGCTTATGAAACGTCAAGCCTCAGTAGGTATGTTCTACCTATACACATTCATTATCTGTATTGCTATTGCAGCATTAACTTCTTGCAAATCTACTTATCAACACTGTGATGCCTATGGCATTAACTCTGTTGATAACCCAGAGAATGAAGAGTATGTAAATGAAGTTGCATTCAATCTAAACATACACCCTGAAGAAGTTACACAGGTAATGTTTGATGCAAGATATGCAGAAGGATATTAAGGGTAGGGCTTCGGCCCTTACCTTTTTTTTGGTGGGGACATTGTGTTTACTATCACTCCCACCTCAAATGTATTCACAACAGCTCCCAATCATTCACTCAAACGGTGTGCTGCGCACGCTTTTTTTATCTTTCTCTCTTTGCTCACCGCGAGCAGCCTCATGCTTCGGCACTACGCGGTTCGCAACACACCAGTACTCAGCCTCAAATGTAAATTCACCCCTTCGGTGCTTTTTCCCCTTACGGGCTGTCTTACTCTTCGTAGTTTGTTAAAGCATTGGTGTCTACACAGCCAACAGATAAATGTGTTATCCTTTTTTAAAACCGTGCGGGTATAAAACGCAAAATTTACCATGGAAAATACTTCCACTTTTACCCAAGCAGAATTAGTTGAGAAAATCTTTTCTCAAAAACAAATCTGCAAAGACAACAAAATCTTTAAGAAAGATTTGCAAGCTATGGACGCTGATGCTCTTACAGCATTAGCCGAATTGCATTCAATCAATCTTGAAGATGCTCCTGCTGTCGCTTCTGTTGAGTTAGTTGCTAATGGTATTACACCACGCACTGCTCTTAACGGTACTATTGTCTATACTATGGACTTAGAACTTGTTCACTCTGACGGTTATTCTTTCCACTTTGCCTTTGGCGATAAGAAAGTTGTCATTGCAGGCGACCTTGCTTTATCTGATTGCTTCGCTTCAGGTGCAATAAAGATTGGGGATATGATTCCATTCCACTACCACGGAGTTGACTCATTCAAGCTGTTGTCTACAAACGGTTCTTATTTGGTTCCTAACAACAACCAAGAAAACCCTTCGCGTGGTACCATTGCTAAGTCATTCTGCGAACCAATTCAGGCAATGCTTGCTTTGGAGAAACTTGACAAGGCTAAGGAAAACCTTGAAATGCTACGCATTGCAAAGGCTTCCAAGTTGAAAGTTAGGGACATTCGTAACCTTGACCGTGAAGACCGTGTTGCTGATGCTCGTGCAATGCTTGCTGAATTACGCAAGAGATAATAAGATAACGCCTGTTGCTCTTCGGAGTGACAGGCATTATTTTTTTGTGGTTACTATCACCACACCCGCACGGTATCCACCGTGTGTAGGTTTGTGACTCACACCCTGAAAATCAGAGTGTTAAGATTACAGTAACCACACCCAAAAAAGCATTGTGTCGGCTCATTGAAACCTCTTCGGTTTCTGCCGCCTGGGCTTCTTCCCGATCAACTCTTATAAGGGCTTCGCCCTGCCGTTGGGCAACCCTTGCTCTCCGAGGGCTGAACCCAGGTTCAGACTCCTGGGGATTACTAGCCCATAGTATGCATGGTGTCGGCTAACAGGATCTTGCAGATCCTACGCGCCTGGCTATACCTTGGCTCGCTGCCGCGGGCAACACTCCGTGGGCTGAAACTCTTCGTTTCAGACTTCCGCGAAATTAGTAGCCCACATTCACACCACTCCCAAAAAACTGGTAAGTTACTATCATCAGGAAGGGGAAGTGTCTAATTATTAATTAAATACTATCACAAAATGTCACAAAACAAAACAGATTACTCAGAAAACTTCATTGTGGAATGCACAATGACAAGCAGAGAATACTATGACTTTCGTCTGCTAGCACTAACACACCAAATTCAATTCCTAGTCAAATGGGAAAAGACTAAGTGTATAGTAGTATGCGAAGCTCCATTTCTCGCTAAGTGCGGATACAGTGCAGGTGTAGACTTTTAAGTCCCTATAAGGCCTCTTAACGGCTTGATAAGGAGTCAGTTAACGCTATTCTCTTTTCTAGTGCAACAATACCATGCCATTATAGTACCCTAATGACATCACACAAACGTCATTAGGGTATTTTTTATGTATAATGGGTTCTTTTGTGCATGAGTAAGATTACCGCCTCCTTAAATCTTTAAAAGAGCATAGTGCTCAAAATCACTAATTAGTCATAATAATATAGTTATATGAAAACAATAACCATTCTTAGCAGAGTCACTGCTAATCTCTCCGTAGGATTAGCAATACAACAATCATTCTACGGTTATCACTACAACGCCTGGATAGACTTCAGCACTTGGTCAGCTACTACATTAGGGTTTGAATTAGTCTTCTTACTCTCTATAGTATTCTCTTCTATAAGGAATGCAACAAAAGTATCTGTAAGACCAATGAAATCTGTGATTAACAGGTTCTCAGAAGACGTAGCAGAAAATACTTACACTCCTAAAGACAAGTAGTATGTGGACAGTTATCTTACACTTCGACAGAGAACATGTGCAAATACACAAAGATCTCACAGCACATCAAGCACAACAAATACTCAGCGTAACACTATTCCATAACAAAGATTGTGTTAATGCCAATGTATTTATGCAAACTCAGGAAGATCCAAGAGATCAACCCGATTATCCAACTGAGTAGCCTACGCATCTAGGCTCAGTATACTGGAGGAGATGATGCAACTTATGCTCCTCCATTTTTATTCACTTCATTTTAAAAACCTTTAGACAAATGAAAACAACTATTGTACCCAGAGTAATTTTACTCACAGCTTTTGTAACCCTTATCTTATTGGCAGCTACATCATGTGCAAGTAGTCACTACCAGCACTGTGATGCTTATGGCTCCACAAATCAAACTACCGATGGAAAAAGTATTTAATACTATCGGCCCTATAGTACTGCTCACCGTTGTGTGGGTAGTACTTATCGTGTATATTCTTAACACACGAACAAGATTAGCATGTCCTACAGTTGTAATTGACAGAGGTAGCTATCAATTAATCCTTGGTAAAGATGCTAAGCAAATATTCTACCATTACGGTGTATCATCTATGCATGGATTATCGCTTGCTGGAGCAGAAAAAAGAATTGCTGAAGGCGGATCGTATATTGATGGTCTATGCAATTATCATCCAAGAGATAAAAATCTTGACAAAAATCCTTTACCGTTTATATTCCTAAACATAGGTTCATTGCAAAATAACTATAGTAATCATGAAGTCTACACCTGCGTGATGCACGAGTGTATGCACATGGCTGGGTTAATTTATAATGGCTGTTGGGATTCCCACGAAGAAGAAATGATAACATGGGCGGAAAAAGAAGCCAATGAAATCATAGTTCTCTTACAGAAAAAAAAGTTTATCTAAATTAAATCAAATGAAATTACTTATTTTAATAATGGCTGCGTTTGGAATGCAGTCAGGCGTGCCTAAGCACATTGCAACAACAGATAGCTTTAGCTATTCTGAAATGCGCTTCATCAAGAATGTCTTGCGAATTAATGGTGATGAAAAGCCAGAGGTATTTAAATTACCTAATGGCAAGATTGCCGTGAACTATGACAACCAGCGTATGGTTCTTGGTCAAGATGGATTTATCCATGACCTTGAGATCTATGAAGGTGGTGAATGGATCGACTTAGGTCCTGAATATTAATACTGTCTGCAACCCAGATGGTAGGTATAGTAAGCTCAACTGGTAGAGCTGTAGCAACACTGCTATGTGTGTGGGTTCGATTCCCTCCTATACCGCTAACCCCTAAAATTAATTCCCATGAAGGAAATAGTAATCACCGTATTGTTAATGGCATTGTGCTATTCACAGTACATTTTAAATCAAAAGAGATGAAAGCATTTGAACCCGTAAAGACCTTGAGTAAAAACAAGGCAACCATTGGTGATATATTCATCATTGAAGGTACAGAACGCACAGTTACTAATGTAACTACTCAGTATGTGTATTTGGATAACAAGAAATACTACATAAAAAAAATGTTCAACAGTTGGATGCGTATTGCTAAAACTGTAGCAACAAGAGATATGCAGTCTGAAATGAAGAACCTTGCATCCAAGCACAGAGAAACGGAAACAATGATCATGCGCAAGGAAGCTAAGGCTATCTATGATGAGAAGTATCGGCAACCTGCAATCAATCGCATGGGTGTAGATACAAGCTTAAAAATGTATATTGTTCTTACAGGTGTAGCAGATACCATCAAGTTCTATTTCTCACCTACATTTAAGTCAGACGCAGAAGACTTAGAACTTTCTTATAAATCTTTGCATGGTACTAAGTATTCAGCATTCGCATGGGGATACTACATACAATATGGTTCAGACATTGCATTGATTGGAATGAACTCTTACAAAGAAAGAAATGTTTCAGACAAGCGTAAAGATTTTGCAATGAACTGCTTGAACAAAGAAGTCATTAACAACACTAAAGTCAATGCACGCTTGTATAACAGCATGTTTAACATGTTCAATGTCCAAGACAAGGAACGCAAGTTACTATCATCACCACAAGAATCCCCAAAAGAATCCAAACCAGTAGAACAAAAACATTGGTCAGGACTCAACGGAGAAATGGCTCAAGAAAGCGTAGACCAAGGTCTTAGTCAAATGCTAGATGACAATGACGATGACGGATTTCCATTTTAAGAAACAAGGGTTAGTGCCGGAGATTACATCAAAGGTGCTATCCTATAATTTAAACCCTATGACAAAGAAAATCAGGTATTGCGGTAGACGGAAAGATGGCCACATGGCATTCCTTAGTCTACCAGCTCACGAAGCTTTAAGCAGAGGAAAATCATTTGAACAAAATGGTTATGACATGACACTCACTGAATTAGACGAATTATGTTATCACATGCATAAGCATTGCCCTCATCTAAATGTAAGAATGAGCGGACATCATGAATTTACAATCAAAGAATTGTACAACATGTGCCCGGAAATTCTATTAGACCTCCTGGATCTTAATGGAGGAATTGAATACATAGCCCAAATCTTAATTGGGTATGAAGAATTGTATAACCAAGAACAATCTGTAATAGCATGGCGAGAAAATCAAGAGTAGTTGAACCATTTCCACTAATGTGTTGTCTTCCGGGACATGAAAATGTATGGCCTGAACAAGGTATATTAAAAAAGTTAACCCGTAAGTTCTACCATAAAAGTGGTACGGAGTTAAGATTAGAACAAGAACAACAAATCAAATTATTACCCACCCTCAAAAACTTTTAAAATGACAGATCAACAAATTGATCGCATGACAAGCGGTGCTTGTATCATGTGGGATGGTAACATCTGCAAGTCAGGTGAATTTACCAGCCGAATGAAATACAAAGATTCTAAACACAAACCCACTGAATCTGAATTAAAAAAAATCACAGATCTTTTTCCTACAGATATAACTCGTATTGATGAGATTGAAAATCCTGATGTGCATGAATGGTATCAAATTGGAGATGACAAGTATGGTCGTACTATGTATTGCCACAAAACTGGTATTAGAAGACAACAAACTATGGGTGAGTTCTATCAAAATTCAACTGTTGACTAATGGGAACAAGTAACTTTCACAATGTCAATGCGCGTAATGTGTATGCAGTGTTGATGAACTACGAGCAGCCAGTATTGGATGAAGACGGAGAAGAAACAGATGTAATGGAAGATTGCGCTCCTGAATCATGGGAATGTGATGACTTCTTCAACAACTTAAAAGAAAATGCTATGGAATTGGCTCCCACAAAGGGATTCAGCTACCACCATACATGTGATACAGATCCGCATGAACTTAGAAGTTATGCATCTATACCACAGTTTCAGTTCTATAAGAACAAGAAGTTTGGTGACATTGATATTACAGTAAACATTAATTGTGTAGTGAGAGGTGCATACTATGAAGGAGCAAGTCTTGATTGGTATATTACCTATGATGCATGTGATGTTAACATGGATCAAATTGATTTCTTAGCAGATGCACAATGGTATTCAGATATGCCAGCAGGTATGATTAAGATTCAATGTAAGAACGCTGAACGCTTTGCTTCCAATATAGCAGATGAATTGATTGAAGTTGTAGAAGATTTCTTTAAGGAAAACTCTATGCCATTAGCAGTTACTGCTAGATTCAGCAATGGAGAAACACATTACGCAAAAATTTAAGACATGGGACAGTACTATAAAGCAATATTGCTTGACAAAGAAAAAAAGAATGTAGTTGGTTGGGTATCTCCATATCAATATGATTCAGGATCCAAATTAATGGAGCATTCATGGATGAAAAATGATTTTGTAAAGTCATTTGAAAACATGATATACAAAAATCCAATGCCAGTTACATGGTGCGGTGATTACGCTGATGCACTAGACGGTTCTGAAGAAGGAGATAATTTTTATAGTCTTTGTGAAGACAAAACTAATATAACTCCAACAACTGAATTAGGTCAACACAAAAGTCGTTATGTAATTAACCATGATACGCAAGAATATGTTGACAAAACAACTGTTCCTACAGACAAAGACGGTTGGCAAATACATCCGCTTCCATTGTTAACCTGTGAAGGTAACGGTAGAGGAGGCGGTGATTTCCGTGGTGAATCAGAACTTGTAGGCTTATGGTCACGCAATTTAATTTCAGTGTCTGAAGAATTACCTGAAGGATACACAGAATTAGAATTTAATATTGTAGAGTAGGATATGTAGGGTGAATAATTGGACCACCGTTGCAGTCTAACTCGCGGTGGTTCTTTATTCTAATGACGCTAAGACAGCAGGGATAGACTTGCACTGGTTGTACATGAGGGTAGGTTTGTGACATTACCTACCCTTTAACTTTTAAAAATTAAACTATGAAAAAATTCCACATTTGCTTTGTCCTTGCTACAGAACTTTGTTCAGGCATTAACATTGATGCAAAAGATTACATTGAAGCAGTTAAAACTTTTAATATACTTCATGGTGATAAAGAAATTATTTATGTGTCAGCAATGGCTGCATAGTAATAGCATAACTCATGACAAAAGAAAATCTAGCTGACTTGTTAGAAACAAAGTTTTACAGTGCTGCTAAAGTAACACAACAAAGATTACTTAAATTTTTATTAGACAATGTGTCTGATAAAGACATGCTTGTAGATTTCCTTAATGAAAAGAAACTCAGAAACAATGAGAAACATTTTCAAGAGGGTGACTACATATATGTACCGCTTACCGTAAGTTCATACCCTGGACCATACAAAAAATACTATGAAGACAACGCTCTTCTAGTAAATGATTTGTATATTCGTGTCCTAGTTGAACATATAAATCCAATCACGGGTTATACCGGTTTAGCTTTAGTTACTGATAATTCTGAAAAAGAAACAGTAGTTGATGTCTACACCAGCTATATCCCAAACCAAAAAGAAATAACAATTATGTAATCATTCATGATATATCAACTTCCAAATGGTAAGATTATTAATATTAGCATTGAGGCTTATCTCAGAATGTCTGACGAAGACTTGCGCTATCTTGATGAATCAAACTTTGGAAGTAGCATAGGTGACACCAGTCCCTTTGATGTAACAGAAGATACTACAGAAAACATACAGTTTGTAGAAGATTACATAGAAGATCTACCAGAGGACATAGAGTTCCCCGATGACATAGATCTTGACGAATAAATTCACCCCACAAAAAACATTTAAGATGAAAACAGTTAACAGCTTTGACGGCTTACAGGAATTAATGTATTCCGGCCAGATGGAATCTAAGCAATTCCCAACAACTTCTGTTGTGGATTACACAACACTTACTCAAGGTCAATACAAAATGTTTAAACATTTGATGGTCGGTCTTGATATGTACACTCCTCAAGAACTTTATGCTATGAACAGTAGCAAGAAAGCTAAAATCTTTAAGAGAAATAAATTGACACAAACAATTTTAAATCTTTGGAAACAGGAGATCATGTTGAATAAAACTAATAGCCTTGCTGCATTTGCAGACACTGAGTTAGTTTCTTTTACAAAAGAACATAAGAATGGTACTTGTGCTGCACCAAATAGTTTTACTAAAGAAGTAAGCATTAAAAAGAATGAACCATTGTCTAGCATTTTTACAACAGCCGCGTTAAAAAAGTTATTGTCTGTTGAAGTTAAACCAGATCCTAAATTCATCTGTACTTTATCATTCAAAGACTTGGGTATTACTAAGACTGACATCATTAACAAATTGATTCAGGAAAATCTTTTACCTGTAAACTTTGCAGCTGCATGATTACCAAGATGAAAGAATGTAACGGGTGTCATCAACAGAAATACATTTACAAGAATGTAACTATTGATGGCACTCGCTATAAACTTTGTAAAGATTGTGCATTCAAACAAGATGTAAAAGTTCAGCCAACGCGAACACAAATCAAAAAGGTTAGTGACAAAAAGAAAAAGCTCGATGGACTATATACTAAACTTAGAAAAGTTCAGTTAGAAAAACATTCGGTTTGTCAAATTAATACAGCTGATTGTACTAAACAATCAACTGAGATTCACCATGCTGCATATAGAACAGGCGATAACTTTTTAGGAGTTGACACTTGGTTTGCAACATGTCGTGCATGTCACCAGTGGGTGCATGCCAACCCAAAAGAAGCAAGAGAGTTAGGATTTTTAAAATAGAATAGTATGTCGGAAGATAAAGTATTTATTGAAGGAAGAGAAGTAAAGTTTGAAGACTTAGGTGCACCTGTATTATACATGCCACCTCATGCAATAGACGAAGACCACCCTGATTGCGAAGTAGGATTCATTTCTACTGTGCGTGATGGCGGTATATGGGCACGTTTCCATGAAGGAGATTGCGGTGCTAAATGTCCACCAGAAAATTTAAGATGGCTATGAATAATTTTGTATGTAGTGAATGCGGTACTAAGTATAGCTCACCAGAAACAACACCACCTCCAGGTATTAAATGGAATGACGGTCATGAATGTACACCTCAGCCTGTAAAAAAATAACCTTTAAATCAGAATAAGATGAAAAAAGTAATTATGATTATGACTGTAGCTTTATTAGCAATGTCATGTGAAAAGAAAAATTGTAACTGTGGAGTTATACAAAGTGATAACGTGCAAGATTATTCTGTAGTAATTAAGAACAGTTGTTCACAGAATAATAAAACCTTTTACTTAACTGAAGGTGATTGGATGAATGCACATCCTGGACAAAATTATTGTATTACAAATGTAACCTCTTGGTAACATGAATAAGAAATCAGAAATTCAAGCTGCTTGTCTTACAGCTATAGGAACAAGGAAATATTCTGGTGTCATCTTAGGCACAGGTGCAGGCAAAACATTGTTAGGCCTCAAACACATGGCAAAAAGATATACAGATACATCATTGTTCTTAGTAGTCGCACCTAAAATATCTATTCATCAGGAATGGATTAACCAGGCGCAAGAACACGGGCTTGAGTATCTGATACCACACATGCAATTCATAACGTACATTAGCTTACATAAAGCTAATTACAATTATGATTTTGTTTATCTTGATGAATGTCACAACGCTAAGAAAAAGCACGGTGATTGGTTGAGATTATATGACGGCCCAATACTTGGGTTGACCGGAAGTTATCCTAAGTACAAAACATCTGAATCATTTATAGTTTGTAATGAGTTCTGTCCAGTAATCTACAAGTATGAGATCAGTGATGGTATTGCTGACCGCATGCTTAATGATTATCGGATCTATGTTCATTTGCTTGAGCTAAACAGTAAGCCTTCAGTGCGTACTAAAAGCGGAGGACTCATGTCTGAAGTAGCCAACTATAACATGTGGACTAAGTTCATTGATCAAGCTAAAGATGAAAAGAAAAAGATGATGCAACGGATCATGCGTTTGAAAGCAATGCAGTCATACAAAACAAAGGTTGACTATGCACAAGCATTACTTGATGAACAAACAGAAAAAACATTAGTGTTCACAGATTATACTGAACAAGCTGATCTTATCTGTAAACATGTGTATCATTCTAAAGAACCAAGGTCAAAAGAATACTTAGATTTGTTTAAGTCAGGAAAAATTAGTAAATTAAGTTCAGTGCTTCAGATAGCTGAAGGTGCAAACATTCCAAACTTAAAGGTTGGGATCATCATGCATGCGTATGCCAATGAAAAGAAACTTAAACAAAAGATCGGTAGGTTTCTAAGACTTAATCCAAATGAAAAAAGTATTGTACATTTACTGTGCTATAAGGATACTGTAGATTATCATTGGTGCAAGAGTGCATTAAAAGATTTTGATAAAACTAAAATATTTAAATACAATGGCAAAGCTAGTATTACATAATGATGACAAGAATAGTTTCATGTTTGTTAAAGCATGTTTGATTAGGTACTGTGAACACATGCCTATCCAAGCTGATCAATGTGTATTGATTGCTCACAACAACAAGAAGGTAACTATTAAGAGTGGAGATTTTATGGAATTACTGGATATAAAAAATAAATTAGAAACACTTAACATAACTGTTGAGTTAACACAGTAAATATGGAACATGAACCGTTAATGAATCTAAGGCCTAAGACACCAGAAGAAAAACTCTTATGGATGGAACTAGAGAATAAAAAACTAATTGCTGAAACAAAACAACTCAAGGTTGAAATTGGTATTCTTAAATCAGAAGCTCAAGAGATAAAACATCTCATGAAGCAAGAAGAAAAAGGAGCACTCATTCTTAAAAATAAAAAACTACAAATTCAAATTCAAGATAAAGATAACCGCATCAAAGATTTGAAGAGAGAGAATGAATTGTTCTTACAGAAAATAATCAAATTGCAAACACCATGACAATTAAAGTAGAAGTACCAGACAACATTGTTGCATTACTACGAGATGACTATGGATATAGTAAACCTCAATGTGAGAACATACTCAAAACATTCTTAATAGAAGTGCTGTCAGGTTGGTATGGTAATTTTGAAGCAGATTTTAATTTATGGTTAGGAGAAAAAAGTGAAGAAGAGTTAAACCAAATTAAACAAGGAAGACAACTATGAGCTTACCAATGAAAATCATGTGCATCAATGACAAGAATAAACCTAAAGAAATCCCGCAAGAAAAATGGGTACAAGCAGGTGAAATCTATACATTGATTGAGGCACAGCCGTTACTATCATCAAACTCACTTGGGTTCGTACTTGCAGAAATCACGCTTGGAGAAGATTGTTTTCCTTATCACTACTTCAATCCAGACCGTTTTGCTCCAATAGATGAACAAGAATTTGATGCACTTGAAGCAGAATTAGATGAAATCTTAAATCCAACGCTGGCGTAATGCCTGAACTCACCGCTCGCTCAAAAAAAAGAATTGGCTTAATGTATGAAAATGGAATTTCTGTAAAAGATATAGCCAGAGATAAAGACATGAGCATTTTAGATGTAGAGCAAATCATTATTGATGAAGGTTACATAAAAAGAATAACACCGCGTAGTACCGGAATACTTGGCAGCAAAACAGAACCATACTTTGAGTCTGAAGAACAAATGCTAAATCCTCCAGTATATGAATACAATGAACTAACAAAAGAAGAAAAGAAGTTTTATGAATCACGGAATGATAAATAAGTTTTTTTACAGCGGCTTGGTTAGTAATGATCAAGATTTGTATGAACTCTACCCAGATTTAAAACAATTGCAAAGATACTTTGCTAAAGTAAATAGGAGAGATAGATACTATGTTGCCATGAAATATCATGCTGTCAAATTAGCCAAAATCATCTATCCTGAAATAGTATTAGAACAAATTGCAGAAATTATTAATGTTACAAATCATGCAACAGTTTTTTACTATATAAACACTTACATTCCAGTTGAAGGACATGGTGAGTTTATCTCAAAACATTTCAACAACTTTGTTAAAAATCAAATTTATCCATTAACCGCTTATGGAAAAGACAGAAAAGAGCATGGACTATTTAAGCAAGTTGCACTTGACGAATACACAGAACAAAATGAAGAGTCCTCTTCAAAGAAAAAGAAAGAAAGAAAGAGGAATGGTAATAGCTACGTCTTTGCAGTTAAGAGAGATAAGAAGGAACGCTATTAGATATATAAACCCAGATGTTGAACCTTAAAAATAAACAATATGCCAAATTGGTGTTGGAATACTGTAGAGTTTACCGGAGAAGAAAAAAATCTAAATAATCTTAGCAAATTACTTGATAAAACAATTAAGATGCAAGAGATAACAGGAAACGGAGAGTTACTATTTGGACTAGAAGGTTCAATTGATGGTTACATGTTTAATATAAATAATGTGGATTCAGATGAAGGCTGGCTTAACTTTTCATTTGAATCTAAATGGAGTCCAATTCCAAATGACATAGTAAGAATTGCAGAGTTATTTAATTTGCAGTTTATTTATGACTATGAAGAAAGCGGAAATGGAATTCATGGCAAATACACATTTGAAATCATTGGTGATGAAGGTAACTTGTATGAACAATCACCTACTGAAGAACAAATCAATGAGTGCAGATTTCAAGAAGAAGATGATGATGAAGATTGTCCAAGTGGATTTGACTATGAAAAGTTAGAAGGCTTTATTGAAAGCGCGTCAATGGAAAGTTGTCAAGTCACCAGAGTTAATGAAAAAGCCGCATGAAAAAGACCTGTGTCATCAAATTCAAAATGGTAAATGGAAAGCTTATTCCTAAAGATGGTCTGATGAAAACTAGATTCAATCAATTCATACGCGAGTTGACTGAAGATGATGAGATAGAATGCATCATGGAAGCAGTTGAACCTAACAATACCAAGGCTCAGCTTGCCAAGATTCATGTGATGATTAAAGAAATCTCAGATGAAACGGGTGAAGACATCAAGAAAACCAAGAAAGACATCAAAGATCAATGTGGTTTGACTTATTATGTAGATCAGCAGAAATACTATAAGTCATTTGCAGATCTATCAAGACAAGACTTGTCTGATGTCATTGAGAAAATGTATTTGATTGGGGACTTCCTCAACATTAACTTTCGGAAGGATCTTCTTTAATATCTAACTCAACATCTGTTGTGTGTTTTTTCAAATCTTTATTTGCTTCGTCTTCAACAGACTTTACAAGCATCATAAAAGTTTGAATAACCGCTTCAGATATAGTAAGTGGAGTTTTATTGGTAGGAGTATCAATGTTCATCAAAGCTTGCTTCGGATCAGGTTGTTGTTCTAACAACCTGGCCATCAAATCATAGACGCGTTGATAATAAGCACCGGATACTTCTATGCTTACAACAGTGTCTTCTTTAATAACAGTAACAATTTTTTTAGCCATGAGTTCAAATATTAACTCCAAAGATATAATAAATAAACAGAAAGAAAAATACGCGGAGTTCCCGTGGAGTAAATTCCTATTACAGGAGTTTGATAAGCCTACATTTGAAAAGATGTTGGACAAATTGATTGCAGGTGTATCTAATGGTAAGCCATTTACACCTCCAATGAAATCTTGGTTCAGTGACTTTACTACTATGAGCCCAGCCGATCTGAAAGTATTAGTAGTTTCTAAAGGGCCTGTAGAATTTTCCTCAGAGTTCATATCTCCGGAACTTTTAACCAATCAAGGTGTAATGTTCTACAATCTATCAAGAACAGCTGTAGGAACAGATCAAATGATGGAAGACTGGCGCATGTTCAACATCTATTTCATTGACTACTTGATTTCAAACATACCGGACATTGTATATGTGTTTGTTGGATTTGAAGCAAGTGATTTTTCAGAGATGGTAAATGAAGAGGGACATGGAAACAAAGTGTTCTTGCCAGAACAGTCGCATGCTATTTGGAAATCAAATGCATTGTACAAATTGTTTGATGAAAATGTAAATTTAATCTTAGAAAGTAAAGGAATTTCTGCCATCAGTTGGTAAAAGTTTTGTATCTTAGTAGTCCTTTCTATGAAAAATAATCTCAAACAAAGCAGTCTATTTGAAAGACTAAAGTATCACAAAGTTACTGTAAAACAGTACATTCAAATGTATTTAGAGTACACTGCAGGTGATCTTCCAGAAGACAGCCTTGAGTTTAAAATTCTAAAAAGCATTGATGAACTATTTGCAACAAAAAAAAAGTTAAAATTAGATGACTTGATGGGTAAGGATTATCAAAATGCAATTGATGATTACATAGAGATATTTCCTACAACTAAATTGCCTAATGGTAAATATGCCAGAGGCAACAAGAAGAACATTGAAACTAATTTCAGATGGTTTTTTGAGAACTACAATTACTCATGGCAAGTTATTCAAGATGCAACAGAAATGTATGTATCTGAATACCGCGCTAAAAACTACCTGTATATGCGAACAGCCTTGTACTTTATTCGTAAAGATGATGGAACAAGAATGGTGCATTCTGATTTAGCTGATTACTGTGATAAGATAGTCAACAATGAAAGTTACACCAAAGAAAAATACTTTAAAACTAAAATCTTATGAAGTGGAAAAGCCATAAAGAACATTACAAAGATGCATTGAAATACATGAAAGGTAAGCAACAAGGATTGATTCCTAGTTACAAAACACCTTGGCCTAAATTCAACAATGCAACACTTAACGGTCTTGAGTTTAATACCATTACTGTTATAGGTGCTAGACCTGCGTCAGGTAAAACATTAATGGTAGACCAAATTGTAAGAGAAGGTTTTAAATTAAACCCTGGGCTCAACATAAGAGTGCTGCAGTTTCAATTGGAAATGTTCGGACGAACAACAAAACTCAGAGAGTTTTCATCAGTAACCAAAGAAACTTACAGATACCTGTGTAGTGCAGAAGAAGAAGATATTGTTGTATCAGATGATATAATTGATCTATGTCACAAGTATGCTAAAGAAGCATCTAAGTATCCAATTGACATCATTGATGAATCAGTAACGGTAAAACAATTCAGAACTGAGATTATTGAATACATGAAAGAGTTTTCAATAACTAATGACGCTGGGAAGATTTCATATCATAACACCGTCATAACCCTTGACCACTCCGTATTAATCAAGAAAGATGCAGATGAAGCCTCTAAGCAGGAAACATTAGCAAACCTTGGTGAAGTATGTACAGAACTAAAAAAGAAATTTCCTATTGCATTCATTCTACTTACCCAGTTAAACAGGGACACGGACAGACCGGAAAGAAATGAGAATGGTAAATACGGCAACTACATTTTAGAGTCTGATATATACGGGGGTGATGGACTAGTCCAACATGCAGATTTAGTTGTAGGAATCAACAGACCAGCAAAAAGATTCATTAGTTACTATGGACCTGATAGATTTATAATTGAAGATGAGAACACTCTTGTTCTCCATTGGATTAAATCTAGAAATGGTGAAGTAGGTATGAGTTTCTTTAAAGCAGAGTTTCATAACATGTCAATTAGTGAAATGGAAACGCCTGGTCAAGATCAACAACCAATTCAAACTAAAAAGAAATGAGTATAAACACAAAGAAAAATACAGTAGAAACCTTGGACAAAAAGGCAAAAATTGAGATTTTAAAATCTTATCACAAAACTACATTCGCTAAACTAGGCGCAAAAGATCCAGTCTTTTCACCTAAGATGGCTTATTATGATTCAGGCGAGAGAGTTATATCTTTTTTCCCAAGTGAAATTGAGAAAGGAGAAGACATCTTTACTGAATTTGTGAGCAGAGATTATGATTCTGAAGATGAATCGCGCACATTGTATAAATGGAAATACAATCCGCATTACATGCAAGAATATAGAGTTACTGAACCGCATTCAGCAAATCACACAATCAGGTACATCATTCCTGTAGAGGAACTAATTGTATGTACAAGTGAAGCATCTGAAATAGATGAGTTTGATATGCCGGATCCAGATCAGGACTTGCCAATTGACCAGTTAACGATTAGGGATTTAGCCGCAATACTTACAGGTAAGCCAGTGAGTATGAAGAAATGGCTAAACGAAATAGTAAAAAAGTAAACAGTAATTAAGATGAGTGATGAAAATAAAGTAGAAGACTTTATTCTACCGACTAAGCCTACTAAAAGTAAGCTTATTAACCCTAGTCCATTACTAGTTTTTGGTAAACCAAAGATTGGTAAAACAACAGCAATTGCTGGATTGGAAAACTGCTTAGTAATTAATCTTGAAGATAAGATTCAAACCGCTGATGGTATGGTGATGTATGTCCCAACATTAAATGATTTGAAGATGGTCTTACAGAAAATCAAAGCTGCAGGTAAACCATATAAGTACATTGCAGTTGATACCTTGACTAAGTTGGAAGACTTATGTATTCTGGAAGCAGAAAGAATATACATGAAGACTCCAATGGGAAAAGAATCCTGGATTAAAAAAGATGAAGCAACCGGCAAGTTATCACCGACATGTGGTAAATCTAAATACACCAGTATTTTATTCTTGCCTAACGGTTCAGGTTATCAGTATCTACGCCAAGCATTCAAGCAAATCACTAAGCTGATTGAAGAATGTGCTGACAATATTATTTACATTGCGCATGTCAAAGAAACCAACATCCTAAAAGAAGGTGCGGAATTGACATCACATGATGTAAATTTGATTGGTAAAAACAAACAATCTATTTCAGCGGAGGCACAAGCCATTGCTTATATGACGCGCATTGGTAAAGCAAACTACTTATGTTTCTTGCCAAGTGATGATGTCTTAGCTGGTTGTAAAATCAAAAGATTAGAAGGAAAAGAAATTCTTATCAGTGAATATGATGAGAAAGATAATTTGATTACTCATTGGGATCAAATCTATATTTAAGTAAACAGTAATTATAAATCTAGTAAAAAGAAAAGTTATGTCTATTTCAACAAAAGGAGTTAAGAAAAATCACATCTCCAAAGAACTAAAGCCAGGTAATGTTGTGGCAAAAATCAACAACTTGTCTATTGAGCAAGTAAAAACACCAAAGGATCCTAAGAATCCTGAATACAAAATCTTTATTGAATTAGAAAGCCGCCCAATCGGTGGTGACTTTGTAGGATTTGATAAAGTGTTTGGTGATGCAAGTAAAGGTCAGCACTTAGGTCAAACAAAAAAGATTCAGTTTTCTAACTGGCCAATCAGAACAAGTGAAGGTATTTCTAAGAAAACAGGAAAGGCTTACAAGATTTTGGCATCAGCTAAAATTCTTGAGTTTGTTCAAAAACTGTTGACTATAGTTGGAGGTGACGCATGGTTGGAAGCCAACGATGGCAAGTTTGATACATGGGAGCAATTGCTTGCCGGTGTAGTTCGTAGCGGATTACTTAAAGACAAGTATTTCTCTTGGTGTATTGGTGCTACAGAAGGACAAAATGCCGCAGGATACACTGTATATTACATGTGGCTTCCTGAAAAGAAAGACGCTGCTGAACCGTTTGCACTTGAAGGAGGTCTTGTTACCAAGTTTGATGCAAACATTCACATCACAAAGTCTAAGTCTGTAACAGAAAATGCAGCTCTTAATGACGGAGTTGATGATGATGATTCAGTTGCAAGAGAGCAAGAAGATGACGATTTTGCAAATGCACCTACAGACAGTCCGTTTGACAACGATGAGTTAGATGACAGCGAGTTGTTTGACATGGATGAAGATTAATCTTTTCCAATAACACAAGGCGGGTTATTAATTTAGCCCGCCTTTTTTTATTCTAGTTATGATACACACAGTTTATTACACTAACAAAAACTTTCCTATACCTAGTAATAGGATCATGGAAAGAATTTTAAATCTTGAAGAAGCATTAGAAGGACAGTCAGTTAAAATCAAATCTATTTTTAACAAGGCAGACAATGATCCTTCAATGATTTTGTTTTTCTCAGATGATGAACAAATATATCGCTTTAAAGATTTTTCTTCAGGGAACTATGGTGATGCTGTTGATATAGTATTAGAACTCTACAACTTATCAGATAGGCAGAATGGCTATAGACAAATCCTAGAGCTTTTTAAGAATGACACAGAAATCCCTAAATACATTAACACTGCCTCCAAAGAAATCAGAGAAGTCAACAAGTACACAATCCGTAAATGGACTAATGCTGATGCTGCATTCTGGAAACAATTTGGAATAGGTGGTTCTTTCTTAAAGAACTATAACATAAAGCCACTAGGGGAATATACCATTACCATTACTAAAGAAGACGGAGTAGAAGAAATGAACTTTGCTCAGAACATGTGCTATGGTTATTTCAATAATGCAGGAGAGCTATGCAAAATCTATCAGCCAACACGGAAGATAGCAAAGTTCCTAAAGCTTAGAGAATATACACAAGGTGAAGAACAACTCACATACAAGGCACGTTGTCTAATCATTGCATCATCTCTCAAAGACATCGGTGCATTCAAAGCACTCAAGTTCAATCAGATTGAAATGGTAGCTCCCGACAGCGAGAATGTTACTATCACTCAAGCACAGATTGACAAGTACCGCCAAGAATATGAATTTGTCTTCACACTATTTGACAATGACATAGCAGGCATGAAAGCAATGAAACACTACAAAGATTTGTATAACATCTCTTACATCTATTTCAATGTAGAAAAAGACATTGCAGAATGTGTCAAGCAACATGGTGTTGCAAGCACAAAAGTATTTTTAATTCCAATCTTAAAAAATGCAATCGCAGGAGAAAAAAATCAAAAGACTTCTTGAGTCCAAAGATGTAGAAAACCATAAGCTTGGTCAACTAGCACTATTATCTGTGTTAGACAAAGACAATGTTTTATATTGGTATTTGACTTTAGAGCCAATCAAAGGTTCAATTAAAGCAGATGAAGATTTGCATATAAAAATGACAGAGCTTTTAGAATGGCCATCCTATATTCCAGCAATGGAATGTTTAGCTAAAATGGTTACTTATATTCAAGCTACTTGTCCTTCACAATCAAGCATAGAAAAATTCTTTGTTTATTACAATGAATATCTTTACAGTTTAATGTCAAGTACATGGACTTCAGAAACAAGAAAATTAATTAAATCACAAATACCACAGTTAAATGTCAGCAAACCTCCAACAAAATCTCACGAAGATTTGTAAAGATTTGATGTTAGAACAGCCATTTTATGGCCTGCTTCTACTAAATCTAAACAAAGAATGGACAGACAAAGTACCAACAGCCGGTGTTGGACTAGAAGGAATCAACTACAAGTTGTATATTAATCCGGAATTTTGGCAAAGTTTATCTGAAGAACACAAGAAAGGTTTGCTTCAGCATGAATTGATGCACATTGCATTCTTTCATATTACAGAATACAAACATCTAAAAAATCATGAGCTTGCGAACATGGCTCAAGATATTGAGATCAATCAAAAGATTGATCCCGGTTATTTACCGCCAGATGGTTGCACACTTGAGAAATTTATTGATAAAGGATATGATTTACTTCCAGAAGAAGGTACTAACATTTATTATGAAAAATTAAACCGTGAAAGTGATGGTCCAGGTCCCGGATCTGGTAAAGGTAACGGGCAAGGACAAGGGCAAAGTTTACTTGATGCCATCAAAGATGCAGTAGCAAATGGTTCAATGCAAGTTAACGGTCAAGGTTCAAGTAATATGCGCGTCCCAGATCACCAATGGGATGACTTCGATGATCTATCAGAAACTCAACAAAAACTTGTTGACAAACAACTTGAAGTGATGTTAGACGAAGTTGTTGAACAGGTTCAAAAAATGCAGGGTACTATTCCTAGAGAAGTCTTACAAAAGCTAGAGGCTTTAAAAGTAATTGAGCCACCAAAGTTTAATTGGAAAGCTTACTTGAGAAGATACATTGGGAACAGTTCTAAGAACAGCATGCGCAAAACCAAAAGAAAACAAAGCAAGCGTTTTGAATTAGACTTTGGTATTAAAGTGCAAGAGTTTTCAACTATCTTAATTGCAATTGACAGTTCACAATCAGTATCTGATGATGAAATTAAAGAGTTCATGCATGAAATTCACCACATGTACAAGTGTGGACATGATTTTACATTGGTTTTTGCAGATACACAAATGCAAGATCCGGTAAAATATAGACCAAATATGCCGTTAATCATTAAGAAAAGGGGAGGTACTGATTTCAATCCTGTTGTAGATTATTACATACAACATAGAAAGAAATACACAACGCTCATTTATCTTACAGATGGAGAATGTCCTGCTCCAGATGCGCCAGTTAAAAACATGTTGTGGGTACTATCTACAAAATGTCAGGACACAGATCACTTACCAGGAAAAACAATCAAGTTAAATTAAAAGTTAAATTAAGAGTTATGAACAAAGTACAGTTAAACAGCAAAGAGTTAAAAGAAACATTGACTCACTTGATTACAAACAATAGAGCAATCCAAGAAGATGGATTGAAACCAGTTGCTATCTCAATTTGTGGTGCAGCAGGATTAGGAAAGACATCCGTAGTGGAACAATTAGCTGAAGAGCTAAATATAAAACATGTAGAAATTATTAACTTGGCTCAGCTAGATGAGCTAGGTGACTTAGTTGGTATTCCAATTAAGGAATATCAGATGGTTGTTAAGCAAGGTGACAATCAAGTAGGTAAATGGGTTGATGAAAAAGTCATGGATTCCTTTGCTGCACAGGGATGGAAAGCCAATGGACAAAGCCGAATGAGTTATGCTAAGCCAGCTTGGATTGCAGGTAAAGGAGAAAACGGTGTACTTATCCTAGATGATTACACTAGAGCTGCGCCACGCTTCATGCAAGCAGTTATGGAAATCATTGACAAGCAACGCTACATTTCTTGGGCGTTACCAAAAGGATGGACCATTCTTCTTACAGAAAATCCAGATGACGGTACTTACAATGTAACAGACATTGATGCTGCTGCAAAGTCAAGATACATTACATTTGATATGAGATGGGAGCCAGAAGTTTGGGCTGAATGGGCTGAGAAATCAGGTATTGACCAACGTGCAATTAACTTTACTTTGTTACATGGTAAAGAGATTATCAAAGATGACAACCCTGTAGTAAATCCAAGAAGCTTAGTGAAGTTCTATAATTCTTTAAGAACAATCAAAGACTTTGACAAACAGTTGATGCTTATTCAGAACATTGGTGAAGGTGCTGTAGGTCCAGAAATTACAACAATGTTTACATCATTCATCCATAATAAATTGGATAAAATGATTTCACCTGCTGAAATTTTGGATACAACTGTTAGCTTTGATACCATTCAGGGAAAAATCAAAGAGTTGGTCAAAGAAGGTAAAGATTACAGAGCTGATCTAGGTTATGTATTGACTACCAGATTGATTAATCACATGGTTCACACTGTAAAAGACAAAGAAATTACTCCAGCTTTTATTGAGCGAGTAAAAGATTTAGTTGTTGGAAAAGTATTAGGTTCTGATTTGAAGTTTGTATTGGCTAAAAAAGTAGTCAACTCAAGCAACAAATACAATGTTCTTATGCTAGAAGATGAGTTTGTAAATGTAATCTTAGAATAATGATTTCATCAATAAATGTTGTCACACTACCGCGGACTTGTTTCGCGGTAGTTCCTGACGATTATGACTGTCATGAATCAGATCTTAAAATTAATAAGCTGATTCATGATTCTCAAAAGTATGCGGATTTAAATGGAAACATGATTGATGTACCTGTTGAAAGTATTGTTACAGACAAAACTAAAACATTGTATGTTAATCTAGCTGTAAGAAAGTATCTAATGACAGATGCTAAATTACTATCTGGACAAGTTCAAGCTTTAAGCTGCGACTATCTTATTTTTACTGCTCAAGATACTGAAGACTATTGTTTACAAAAAGTAAAAGATGTAATTGGATTAGCTTTTTGGGATGAGTATGCTGTAGCTACAAAAGAAGCATTACAAAATGCACTAGACTTTGATTTAATTTCTGAAGATGACTATGTTCAAATGACATATAAGCATCCTAATAGAACAAGTTGGAAAGAATCAAAGACTCAATGGAATGTAGGTTCAAATCACAATGTAAATTTTATTTTACAAGCAACCGGAATGATGATCCCTAGTAATAAAAAAGTTATAGAGCTGCAAGAAGTTCTAAACTATTCTAAAAATCGCGGAATCACACAAGAAGAATCCAATAAAATAAAAATGCTTTTGCAAGCAAAAGACTCAGAAAAAGTTGCACTGACTTTATTAAACACAATCAATCCAAATAATTCATTTGTTGAACTGATGTGTTTGATTAATCACATGGATGATAACATCCGTAGAAACAATCCAAATGTTCCAGTACTACCTCTGTTAAAAGGTGCATACAATGTTGATACTGGAATAAAAAGAAAATCTGATAGAATTGTAAAAGAATATGAAAAGAAGTTTGGTTATGCTTCTAATGAAGTTCTAGAAAGAATTGCAGATAACTATTATCACCCAACAGTTGAAACAAGTTCGGTGTTTGATTTCAAATTAAAAATAAAAAGAAAATGAAACAAGAGTTAAATGAAGTACAGCAAATGAATTACGATGCATTCTTTGCTAATGTTGAGAACTTAATGCTCAGCCCAAGTGCATTAAAGCTAATGCTTGAATCACCTAAAACATATTTTAAACACTATGTATTAGGAGAAAAAGATGTGAAAACAGGAAAGCATTTTGATGAAGGATCATTGGTCCACTGTATGGTTCTTGAACCAGATGAACTCAAAGAAAAGTTTGTAAACATGGGAATATCTGTTCCTACAGATAGTACTCGTCTTTGCATAGAACATCTATTATCTTTAGGAAGAGATGCATCAGAATTAGAGGAGTATCATGAAGAGATCATTGCTTATTTAAAAGATGTAAATCTTCATCAGTCATTAGTAGATGACAAGAAAGCTCCATTCAAAACTGGTGATGAAAAGCGTTTAGAAAAAGTGATTACTGAAAACTCAATAGAGTACTTTAGAATCATGGTGGAAGGACGCGAGAAAACAATTGTAGATGTTGCATCATGGGATAAATGCTATGCCAAAGCAGAAGCAATTCTTGCATGTGAAAAAGCAAACTTCTTGCTTAAACCAGTGAATGAAAATGATGAAGTCAGATATGAAATTGAGTTATCTCACAGACCTGAAGAGCTTCAGTATGGTGTAAAAGGTATCATGGATGTAATCAAAGTTGATCGCCAAAGCAAAACTGTTTATATCAGTGATGTTAAAACGCACGGTGGAAAACTAAAAGACTTTGTTACATCTGCAGAAAAGTATGAGTACTGGTTGCAACCAATCATCTACAAAATTCTTGCTGAAAGTTTACTCAGAGGCCGCGCATTTGATTACAAAATCATTTTTCATTTTATTGTGGTTGACCAAAACAATGATGTGTATTGCTTTCCAGTAGAAGATTCATCAATGGAAAAGTATTTTACTGAATTGTTTCACATGGTAAACAAGAAAATCAATTATCACATTACAAGCAAAGACTTTACATTACCTTATGAATTTGCAAACAATTTAATATCTTTGTAAGAAAATACTATGTCAGAAAACACCAACCAAAAAAGCATGATGTTAGTTGTGCAAGATCACAGAGGCATGCCAACGTTTAGCATGATCCGAACAGCAGAAACTTGTCCATTTGTGGAGTGCATTTATGTACCAGATCAAAAACAGTTAGCAATTATTTCTACCATTCAGAAGGATACATTTCATTTGTTTCCTAAACTAGATGACAATGGAGATACTGCAATTGCTAAAGGCAGAAAAGTTGTAGGTAAAAATTACAAAGAAGAAAGAAAAGCAATCAAAACTTTTTATGAGTACACACTTGTAAATGAAGATGACATTGTTGCTTTTGTAGAAAAGTTTGCAGTAAATGCAGATACTTTTCCTTTCCGCAATGTAATGAATCCTGAAGCGGCAAAAGCTAAGGCTAAAAAGTAAGCACCAAAATCTTAATAAAAGTGCGAGATTCTCTAAGTTTCTCGCACTTTTTATTTATTCAAGTTTATGAGCACAATTGATTTAGGTAAAGTTTTTGGCTCAGGAAAACCAAGAGATCCGCACATTATTAGACTAAACTTTGCCAAAAGAAACGGCTTAGTTGATGATGAACAATATGAAAGGATTCTTCAGTACTTGAAGTCAGATGAAGAAGATGTACAGAATTTAGGTGCAACAACACTAAAAGGAATAATTCAAAAATCATCAATGTAATGGAACTAATCCAAACTACAAACTTACATTTCCATGATTATAAATCAGACAAAGTTTACTATGCTGAACTTTGTAAAATTCCAAAAAGTAATCTTTGGAATATAAATTTTGCTTATGGAAGAAGAGGTAACACGCTAGTTCATGGAACTAAAAATGAACAACCTCTTCCTCTTAATAAAGCATCAAGCATTTACATGAAGTTAGTCAATTCTAAATTGTCTAAAGGGTATGGATACACAGATAATAATTGGGTATCTAATAATAGAACTAGAGCTTATTCTTCATTTGCCGCAGAAATGGTTAATGAAAAATATATGACTGAAGAAGAATACACAACAGTCACACGGATGTTATATTCCACAGATCCGGAAACAGTAAAATTAGCAGAAGTATTAATTGAAACTAAAGAAAAACAAAGATGGGAGCAGATTTAATTGAAAGAACTATAAGAGCAAGAAACATTAAAGAAGCCTGGGATATTGTATATCGGGATGCAGAACACTATTCTGGACATCAAGAAGGATACTCCGGTGACTTCAACACATGCAGTTTTGATAGAGATGTTACATCAATGACAAAGACTAAAAGTTTTCGTGATCTTGATGAATATATTACTGATGAATGCGATAAACGCTCAGCTTGGGGATATTGCATGGAAGAACCTGTTTCTAATACAAATAAGGTTAAATCTCAAGTAGATGTTACACCTCAAAAAGGTACTCGTAAATGGGAAACAGTTTACAAAGCTGTCACTAGTTGGGAAGGTACAGAAGTTGCAAGAGATAAAAGCCAAACAGTTTGTATCAAAAAAGCAAGAGCTTATGTTGAAGCTAATCCAGATGTCAATGTAAAAGTAATTATTGCTAAAGAACTCACTGAAGGCATTAGCCAGTGTGCAACAATCACTTACAAAAAAGCAACAAAAGAAAAATTAGGTCTATACAAATTCATTGGATGGGCCGCATCTTAAACTAATAATTATGGCTAAAGCGTATGTATATGACTATGAAACAGTAGCAAATTGCTTTTTAGCAGTGTTTATAAATGTCCAAAAACCAAGTGATATTATTTCATTTGAAGTGAGTGACACTCGGAACCAGTACACAGAATACATTGAGTTCATTCACAACTGCATTAATAACAAAACAATGCTGATTTCATACAACGGATTAAAGTTTGATACTCAGATTTCTCAATACCTATTATACAACTGGAGTACACACAAAAATTCAACAGGTAGCCATATTGCTGCGTCAACTTATTTGATTGCACAAGATGTCATCAGAAGAAGCAATGCCAAAGAGTTTCCATTGTACAATCCAAAAGATAATCCATTCAGAGAATGTGATATTTTAGCCATAAACAATTATGATAATCCTGCTAAACGCTGTAGCCTTAAATGGCTGCAGTATAGCATGGACTGGCACAATGTAGAAGACATGAGTACTGACCACAGCAAACCTCACAATGACAAGGAAATCCTTATGTTGTTGAAGTATTGTATCAATGACTGTCTATCTACAAGGGAACTGTTCTTTAAGAACAAAGCAGAAATATTGCTTAGAGGAGATCTGTCAAATCACTTTGAAATGAATTTGTCAAATCACTCAGAACCTAAATTGGCTAAAAGTATTTTTCTCAAGTTGCTTTCTCAAAAGCTAGGTATTCCTGAGTATGAATTGAAAAAGAAAAAGACTTACAGGAAAGTAATTAACTTGAATGAAGCAATCCTTCCATACATTGAATTTAAAACGCCTGAGCTTAAAGCTACGCTATCTAAATTCAAAAAACTTAAACTGGATGGAGAAAACTTAAAAGGTAGCTTTCAACACAAAGTAACTTACAAAGGCTTAGAGTTTTCATTTGCTCTTGGTGGTATTCACGGTGCTAAAAAAGGTATTTACAAATCAGATAAAGACTTTATCATCAAATCATTTGATGTAACTTCCTTTTATCCTAATTTGTCTATACGCAATAATTGGGCTCCAGGGCATATTAACAAAGAAGCATTCTGTGAAATCTATGAAAGTTTCTTTGAAGACAGAAAAAAGTATAGCAAAAAAGATCCATTGAATTATGTGTACAAAATTTTGCTAAACGCAACTTACGGTTTGTCCAATGAAGATAACTCTTTCCTAAAGGACAGCATGTTTACAATGAAGATTACTTGCAATGGTCAGTTGCTTCTTGTCATGCTTATGGAAGAACTATGTGAATCTATTCCAGGTGCAAGACCAGTGATGGTTAATACAGATGGTGGTGAAGTTATAATTCCGCGCGAATATGAAAAGTTGTATCATCAGATTTGTGAAAAATGGGAGGCTTTGACTAAGCTTCAATTAGAGTTTGAAGTATATGAAAAGCTTATCATTCCTGATGTAAACAATTACATTGGTATTTTTGCTGGAAAAGAAATTCCAAAAGAAGATGCCATCAATAAAATCAAGAATGACTTTCCTAAACCTCTTATTAAAAGAACAAGAGATGATAAATATTTTTTGTTTAACACTAAGAGTAAAGGTAGATTTGAAGTTGATAAACCGCTTCACAAGAACAAAAGTTTCAGGATTAAACGCTTGGCTTATTACAACTATTTTGTCCACAACCAAAGTGCTGAAAAAACATTGGAAGAAAACAAAAACATCTATGACTATTGTGCTGGTACTAGAGCAATTGGTGGATTTAAATTCCATCTAACTTGCTTTACAGATAATAGATTAGATAGAACTGCCGCTCAGAAAACGCTTAGATACTACATGTCAACAAAAGGCTGTAAGATTCTTAAAGTCAAAGATGACAAGGTAATCAAAGTTGAAGCAAGTAAAAGTCTTGAACGCATCATGAACAAGTTTGAAAAGAAAGAATTTGATGACTATGAAATTGATACTCAGTTTTACCTGAGAGAAATCAATAAAGAGATCAGAAAGATTGAACCAACAAATCAAAAACAATTATTTTAGTATGGTATCAAAAACACAAACAGAAGAGTATTTAAGAAAAACGCAACTTCCGCTTGCAACAAAGTCTTACACAGTAATTTCTCACGGTGACATTATAGACGCTGTGAGAGATATGCTTGCTAAGCACGGATTCATTATTACAAATGAATTATATAAAGCAGAATGCAACGGAGATGTAGCATTAGGTTTCATGCAAATTGAAACATTGAATGATCCAGATATGGCAATGACTTTTAACTGGACCAATTCATATAACAAAATGGTCCGCTTCAGTTGCTCAATTGGTGGTTTCATTTATGACAACCAAGTGCCATTTGTTTCTACAAACAATCAAGCATCTTGGAATAGAAAACATACTGGAACAGCTTTAGAAGAAACTATGGAAGTTATTCAGGCCATGGTTGCATCAGCTGATCATCACTTTACTCAAATTGTAGACATGAAGAACAAGTTCAAGTCAATTGATGTAAGCAGAAAAGAGTATGCAAAATTACTTGGGCTTCTTTATTTTGACAAACAAGTTATTTCTTCAACGCAAGTGGAGGTGATTAAAAAAGAATATGATAAACCATCTTTTGATTACACTGACAAAGGAACTTTGTGGGAAGTTTACAAGATGATCATGTTTGGTATTGTTGATCAAGCACCAAAAAATTGGTACAGACAACAAATGGACATTAATAGTTATGTTCAGGTTCTCTATAACATTGCTTCTATAGAACTAGAGAATGAAAATGAAGCAGGTGAAATGGAAGTAAGTGTAGTCAATGATGAAAGCGTAGAGATTTTAGATTTGCTAATTGCTTCAGAGGATGAAGTTATACCTGAATCTGAAACAAAGTTTGAATGGGAAGCACCGGAAGTATCTGATAATCAAGCGGTGCAAGAAGAGGTAGAAATTATACCAGTTGTGCACCAGGAAGATATTATTGAATTTATTACTGACGAAGAAGAAGATGCGGTAATGGATTCCATGTTTACACCAATTCCTGCACATCATGAACCACTTATTCCTACTCAAGAAGAATTGGATGCTGAACATGTTGGTCCTCCTGAGATGTATTTAGGTGATGCTCCTGTAAATGAAATACAAAGCATTGATAACTTAATTGCTGCACAGAACATGGTACTTGATGCTAAATCTATAGGAACAGGTGAACCTTCTTTATTTGATGACATTGATGCTAAGAAAGAAAGATTGGAAGAAATCAGAACTGAATTAGACAATGAATCAATAAGCTATGGAGAACTTGTAGAGTTGGAAGAATTGACTGAATACATTGAAGAAGGTGATGTTCAATTATTACAAGCCGCAGGTGTTCCAGAGTTTGATGATAACATTCAAGAAATGGAATTACCAGACATGCTTGTTGAAACAAAAGAGATGACGCGTTCAGAAGTCATTGAAGAATATGGTGACATATTAACTGAAGAACAAATCAGCATAATCAAAGAAGAACACGGTATCATTGAAACCGGTAGTCCAGATGATGGATTGATTGGTTCTACAGATGAAAGTCCTGAGAGCCTCTTTGATTTAATGGATGAGTATGATGAATCACAAGGGGAAGAAGTACCTTGGTTCACAGATGAAAATGCTACAAACAATGTAGATTTAGCTCCGAGTCTTATTCCGGACAGCATGCGTGAAGCAGTATCAGAGATACTAGCAGACAAGTACCAACGTAAACGCAGTGTAGTCAATACAATTGAAGACACAAATTACATGATATTTGAATTAGACTCCAAAGAGTTCTTTGTAGTTGACAAGTAATAATCCGTAGGTAGATGTGGTAGCCACGCGCAAGTGTGGTTACTATCATCACGCCTAATAAATCCCAACAAATGACAATAAGTGACTTATTCAATGCCAGAAAAGTGGCAATAGATTTCACAGACGGACAGAAACAAGCACTCAACAAAGTGTTCAAGTTTCTAGAATCTGATGACAACTTCTTTTTGCTTGCAGGTTATTCCGGTTGTGGTAAAACTACCATTGCAGAAAACATTGCAAACGCATGCAAAGCAACCCTACTTGCACCAACCAACGCTGCAGTAAACAGATTAAAGGAAAAGATTGATAACTCCATGTTGGACTATTCAACCATTCATTCTGCTCTATTTGCCGCTGGTGACAAAAAAAATACATTCTTTGTAGATAAAACCCTAAGAGTGCGTGGCATTTACATTGTAGATGAATGCTCAATGATTGACAAGTATGTACTTGAAGTTCTCATCAAACAAGCCACGGAGAAAAAATGTAAAATGATCTTCATGGGAGATAGTTTCCAACTAGAACCTGTAGGAGAAAACCCATTTATCTTCAACTGGGAAAAAAGTTATCCTGAGAGCTTCTTTAACCATAACCGGTATGAACTTACCGAAGTCAAAAGATATGACGGTTCACTGCTTAAAATCGCTACAGAAATGCGAATTAACAAGAAACCAAGGTTCCAGCAACCGGAAAATTCAGATTTAACTAGCGTTAAGAAGTTCAGCAAAGCTCTTGCTAAAGACATTAGCAGTGATGGCAACTATGTGGTATTAACTTCTACCAATGAAAGACGCGTAGTTTACAATGAAAAAATCCGCGCTTATAAGTTCAGGGATAGAGAAATTGACAAGTATGCTCAAAACAATGACATCCTTGTGTCTGTATCTAATTCCGGTCCTTATTCTAATGGTGAGATTTATACAATCAATAACGCACAGTTAGTTTCTGAGTTTGAAGTTTGCATTGAAGGAAGAAAAGATGGAGATGTAAAGTCATTTACAGCTCTATTGTACAGACATGCATTCCACATGACGTTGTTGATTCCCAATTTAACCGAAGCCTCCCTCCATGGTCAACAGATTATTCAATCTATTAAGAATGGAACTACGATTGTACCAGATCATGTTTACAAAATTCTTGTAAACAAGTTTACTCCACGCAATGGTCCCACTAGATACTTCTTTAACAAAGATGTAATCATTGCTACTTATGGGTATGCAATCTCTTGTCACAAAGCTCAAGGACAAGAATGGGACAATGTTTACATTGACGCAGGTTGGTTAATGCCTGTATGGGATTCAGCAAAATGGTTTTACACCGCAATCACCAGAGCAAAATGCAAAGTAGAAGTAACACAAAACAAATACCTAAAAATGGTTTAGTATGGCATATTTAGATTTCAAAGTAACCAGCTGGAGAAGATACTACATTCCAGATAAAAAAGTAAAAAAAGTAATTGCAATGTTAAAAGCTTCTGATTGCGATGAAGTGTATGAGATTCATGAACTAGAAGGAGTTTATGAATTACATCAAGGTCCTGATCAAGAATGTGAAGAACCTATGATTCCTGCAGAAAATGGAGGCAGTGCAACACAAGAGTTGTACAATGAAGAAGGTAACATCATTTACAACAACAGTGAAAATCCTGATGAATACTAAATGATTTCAACAAAAAGAAGAACCATTGTTGATGCAATGCAAAAAAACAAGAAAGATTATTCAGACTTTATTCCTAAAGCCCTAGAAAATCATATCAGAGTAAAATTTAAATGTTCACTATATCTTGCGCGCTTATGTGCGCAGGATTTAATCTTAAAAAATCATGAGTAGAATTATTGTAGAATATGATCCTGATTTGTCAGGTGAAGCAAAAGAGTTAATCAGAAATAACTGTACACCCTCAATGACATCAAATGATGGTGATTCAAATCAGTACAACATTGACTTTGTTCTGGCTGATTTATTTAGAGAATTACCTGTAGAAGATAAAATTATAATACAGGCACTATCTGCAGATAATGTAGAATATATTGAGTTCTAATGAAGTTTAAGAAAGATGTTGAGTTAATTGCAGAACTAGAACCAGAATTGGAAAGATTTCAAAAGAAGTTTTTGGAATATAAACACCGTATAGCTCTAGCTATGGTTAAAGATAACCAACCAACATATAGAGTTAAAGAAAGAGCAGGCTTAAAACGAGCAGCTCAAGATCTCAAAGAAGTATTGTACAAAATAAATAGACTAGCAGAATGAGTAAAAAAATTAAAATAACAGAAAAAGCATTTTTAAACTGGTATTTTTCTGACACCGAAGATCTAATAACATTTGGACAAAACATGATTACTGAGTTACACACAGTAGGTTTTGTAAAAGAATCCGTACAAAGTCTATTAGACCGCTGCGGATATATTCCTGGACACCTATCTGAAAATCCAGATGATGATAAAGAATATGATCCAGAAGATGTAGAATTAATTTCTGAAAGAGAACCTGAACATTGTTACAAATGTGGTCATGAATATGACAACACTATGGATAATTTTTGTTCTAATTGTTTAGCTTCAAAATAAAAAACCATGGATGATAAAAATTGGTCAGCATTTTTGCACGGTTCCTTAATAGGAATACTTGCAGGAATTGGAATCACACTACTAACTTTAATGTTTTTCTCATGACAGAAATAGAAAAAGCAAAAGAAGTCTTGCGTGAAGCAGGATACTTTACTGATAACCTGTGGCACATTGATGATGTTAAACTACGATTTGCAGTATTTGATGCAGAAGATGCACAATCAATTTTAGAAACAGCGTTGACTAATGATTGGGTAATGGAACAAATCCATTATGGTATCAGTGAAGCTGCTTTAGATTTTAGATTTGAAAAACTAAAAATAACTAATTGATATGGACTTTGCAATAGGATTTGTTACCGGAGCCTTCATTATGTGGGCTATAGCAAAAAGACTTCAGGTTGAATGGAGAAAACAAATTGAAAAACTAAAAGACTTTGATGTCTGGAAAGAATGGAAAAATGAAAATTAAACTTCAAAAAACCAAGACAATCAGTGGTAATCTATACAGGTTATCACTGATTACTGAAGATTTTTACTTCTATAGTAACTATCAAGAAGGAGATGAAAACGGAAATACATTGATGTATGACCGGCAAACTGATAAACTTTTGTCAGATAATTACTTTGCTTATACCGCATTTGAAGACCATCTTGAAAGAGAAGACTATCTATGGGTTAGCAGGTATCTAAAAAATTGTTATACTAAATACAAGAAAGAAAATGAGTAATGACAAACACATTTGGGAAGGTTGGACAGTGCAATCATTTATTGATGAGCTAGAACCAACATTTAATATGATCATGAGTAATAACTCTTGGCAAAAACCGTTTACTTCTAAGCAGGAATTAAAGGATTGGTGCAAAGACAATCAACCTTATTACAAAAAGCACATTCCTGGAGTATATTCTTACTTTCTAAAGAAAACAAACCTGTAAACAACAAACAAATATATGGAACAACAAATTAAAATGGTGAGTGAGTTTCACCAAACATTCAAACAGAGCCAAAGTGACACACCTGTGTTACTTAGTAGTAAAGAATCAGTGTTAAGGCATGTTCTTGGCAAAGAGGAACTGGATGAATACATTATAGCTGTAGGAGAAGAAAACATGATTGAAATCTTGGATTCTTTGGCGGATCAGTTGTATATATTATTTGGAACAATCTGTAAACACGGATTGCAAAACCACATTATTTCTGCATTTAACTTAGTGCATCAGAATAATATGTCAAAGCTGGGACCAGATGGTAATCCAATCTTGAGAGAAGATGGTAAGATTATAAAACCACAAGGGTTCAAAAAAGTAGAATTAACTGACATATTAAAACTGTAGCTATGGAAAAAATGCAATATGAATTATTAAAAGAAATGGGTATCTACATTCAAAAAAGCAAAACTTTTTTATGGCCGTTGCTGAATATAAAAGTTCAGCCAATAGAAACCTATTTAAAATTTGGTGATGTTAATCACACCAAAGAATCAAGAATACTAATTGCTTTGTTTTACAATAAAGATGCAGATTATGTTAAGATAAAACCTGAAATAGAAAACTCAAAATTTCATGATTTTACTTTTACAGATGACGAATTTGACATTGTAACATTTAACATGTATAGTTTAAAAGATGACTATGACAAAGTAGTTAGTGGTAGTTATTCAGAAATCTCAAAAGAATACAAACTGCTAATGTCAGTTATAGAAAAAAACAAAATAGTTTTAAAATGCTTAGAACCTGCTAGCAATTACAAAGAAATTGCTGGAATTTTAGGAGTGTATGAATCAGAACTAGAAGGAAAAGAATTACTTTCTCCGCCTAGTCCTGATCAAGAAACTATATTTGTTACACCTTCAATTAAAAAACAAATAATTGAAGATTATTGTTTTAGTTAAAGAAATCTGAATTTTCTCTTTGAATAGTAGTAGGAGCATCAACTAAACTTCCAGATAAGCCCATAGATTTAAGCACAATATTTAATGCTTTATCTCTGCCTTTTTCTTGAAATTTGTATGGTCCTGCTGCTTTTTCATAGACATCCGGCTCATCAGTAAAATATGTTGCATACAGCGAGCTTGCTAAATCTTCTATTGTAGCTAAACCTCCACCAGTAAACAAAGGTGATTGTCCAGTTACAATATCTTTTGTTGTTGATAGAGCATTAGTTAAAAAGAATGTATCCTCCTCTTTCTTAAAGACCAAAAGCAAACGCAATGTCTGTAACTTTAAATAGTTTTCTGAGTGAAAGCGTTTGTTTGTACCTTTAATTGTTCTTGCATCAGAAATTAAAGGTAATTCAGGTAAGGATGTTGAATGTTTCAACTTTGAATAAATCCCGTCATCATTTGGATCCCAAGTAAAATCAATAAGTCCGTCATCATCATCATCAAAACCAATTGACATGGCTAACATATTAATGATCATTGAAATCATTTTTGCTAAAACTAACTGCATTGCTCCTTTTTTAGCTTGCCAACTATAGGCATCCAGTTGCCAAAATTTTCCTTTATTGCTTACAAGTTCATTTGCTAAAGCAACAATCCCTAAATAAGTTCCAAGCTCAGCCCTGCGCGTTGAATAATTTAATCGTCTTTGACCTCTTTTTCCTTTTTTAGTTCTTATCTGGTATCTATCTAATGCCATTCCAGGAAAAAACTTCATTAAAAAGAACGCAGCCTTTCCCAACAAACTTCTATAAACCTCTGGTTCATTAAACTCATTTGCTATACCAAGTGATTTTTGTAAAAAAGATTGATGTTCATTCATCAAATCTTGTATTTTTTTTCCAAATTTAATGTTACCGTCCGCATCATAAGTGATTGCCATATCAGCAGGAACACCTGCTACTGTTTGTATTTTTCCATCAACCAATTCTATAGCTTCATCAAGTGATGTTTTCTTACCGTTTATCATAAAAGAATTATGCTCAAGAATTGCTAGAAATTGATGAACAGGTACAGATTCACTTAAATATTTTCTATCCGCATAGAAAAAACTTCCGCCAAACAAAGATTGCGCTACAGTTTTAGAACCTCTTGCACCAATTTCCTTTTTTAAGTTGCCGGGTATAGCATTTAAAATATCTAATAATTGCAATCTTGCACTTACATTCTTATTAGAATACTGCATAGCAATTAATTCCCCCATAACAGAAGCAGACTTTCCTCTTGTTAAAGCAACATCCTTCATATTATAAACCGATCCTTCTGTTGCTTTTTTGTACATCATGGATTTACCTCCAACATAATTTCGCACAGACTTAACCGGATCTAATGCAAATGATGTAAAAGACATCCATCTTTGTAACCCACCAATAACTCTTGCGGTAAACATTGTTCCACCAGAAGCATCAGTGCCACCACTTACAAATCCTGTAATTGTAACACCTTTAAAATTTTTGTCTATTATTTCTCTAATGTTTTTAATTCTTCTGCTTTGAGTAGAATCTTGTTTTTCTAACAACTCTGAGTCTTTAAGCATTTTGTCCACTACTGTTTTTGCAGGATTAGTGTACATGTTTGTCATTGCATTTTCAAAAACATTTGCAAATGAATTTACTTTACGCATGCCTTTAAAATGCTCAATAGAATAAGAATGATCCATCATTTTATCAATGATGTTAGTGGACACATCTGAAATATCAAGTTTATAACTACCACCTATTGGTCTGGTCAATGTTTTGTAAGAAGCTGTTTGTTGGTCATTTGTTCTAATGCCATATTCAAAATCATCTTCTGCACCACGCCACGTTTCAGCAACCCTGTTCCATTTTCTTTGAAAATAATTTTTGTCATACTCCTCAATATCGCCTTTTCTATAACGCGGATAACTCAAATACATTTTTTGAGAAGCATCCAATCCTTTTTGATTATCCAGATGTTTATTCTTTAAATAATCTAACAGGTTCCATAAATTCCTTTGATTAGAAAACATCTTTTTGTATGTACCATTTACATACTTTGCATTTGGATCTGTTTCATCTAAGTTTTTAGGAAGCCAGTTCCCTCTGTTATCAACTGTAGCAATAACAAGGTCCCCGTTGTTGTCAACATAATCCCTTTCAATCTTAGCTGTTTCAAATTCTTGTTTTACTTTTCTGCGGTAGTATGCTCTAGTTGGAATACGCGGAACACCATTTAATTCAATGTATCCATTTGGAGAAAATTCAGCAGGAATTTTTGTACCTAATACACTTTTAGTTTCATAATCTGAAATTTCACTAGGCATTGTAAATTGCCAAGCTGCCGTTGGTCGGTTGCGAGTAAACTCTCCAACAAAATGACCATCAACTTTATCAAATTCATTTACTGATTCAGTATAATGATTTCTATCAAACCATTCTTTAAACTCAGGGCTAGTAGCAGATAATGCATCTGTAAATTTAGTATCCTTAATTGCTTCAAAAATATCTTGAGATGTTGGAAATTCACCATCAACAAAATCATAAGCTTTAAATGCATCTTCAAATATATTAGCAAACGCATCATTTGTTTCTACAAATGCTTTTAAGTTTGAAATATACTGCTGTGTCAATCCGGAAAGCTTAGAACCGTTAAGTTCTTTATCAATCTCTCTTACTCTGTCCAGTGTATCTTTATCTATTCCTAGATTAGCTAAACGCTTTTGTAAATCTATCCAAAAATTATTGTAGAAATCTTGGTCATTGTCATATTCAAACTCACCATTTTCTAAATAGTATTCTTCAATTCTTCTAAAGTTACGCATCTCTTGAGGACTATAACCTTTGATATTCAACCACTGTTCTTTCAAATTAGAAATAGTTTGTTGAATGTCTTTTATTTTTGCTTGAGCAGTTGGTGTTAAATCATTACCATTGTACTGATTAAAATTATCTTTAGATGGCTTTAGGATTCCGTAAATCTGCTCATACATTGGAGTGACATCAATGAATGAATTATTAATTCTAGTAATTGGTTCTACTAAAAAACTTCTTTCCTCAATTAATGCTGCTCTGTTAATGTAATAGTTTTCACTTACAGCAATCGTAGTGTTGTGCTTAATCCATTCTTCCATTACTGCATTATATGCATCGCTTCCTGGATGTTTACCTTTAGAAACTAACTCATCATGCAAAAGTTCAAGAGCTAACTCAAAAGCATTTTCTTTTTCTTCCCACTCATAAAATTCAGAAATCTCATTCCTATAGCCGGTAAGTATTTCAGCAATTTCTCTTGATATACCTGTTTTTTCTTCACCTGTTTTAAAATCATAAATATTGTGAAGCAATTGGTATTCATTCCAGAGTTCATTTAATGCATCAACTTTCCCAAAGTTTGTAGGATTGACATCAGCATTTTCAGAAATAACTCGCATCCTATCAAATATATCATCCAGTGCAGCTTTAGCTAATTTACCTGAATCAGTTTTAAAATATCTAGCAGCAACTTGATAGAACTCATCCGTGTAATCACGGTTCATATACTTAGTGTCAAAATCTTCTAATGCTTCTTTAGCTTTTTCAAATTCTGCCTTTAAAGGATCTCTAGATTTTGCATCTTTATTTAAATTAAATTTTTGTCTAGCAAACTTAACAGCATCAAGAAGAAGCTGTCTATCATATTCATAGTTGTGGAAGTTACTCAAAAACTGCCACTCTAAAAATTCTTCTGATTCACCTTTGTTATTTGTTTTAAATGAACGGTTTATTTGACCAACTTCTTTTCCAAGTTTACCTTCACCTAAAAAATGTGTATCATAACCCGCAGCTTTTAAAAGTGGCTGTAAGTTGTTTAATAATTCACCTCTTCTTGCATTAGCATTACCATCAATGGTATTAAAAGTCTTCATTAAAAAAGAATAGAATCCGCCAACAATTTGGTCCTGGTTATTCATAAATGACTCAAACAAACCATTCCATTTATGTGAATCACCTAATCTCCCCTCTGCTTTTGCTCTAAGCGCATCTTTAGAAATTACATGTGAATTAAATGTTGCTAATTTAAGTTCTTGCAACTTTATCATTTCATCTCTAGTAAGACTTGCTTCAGGTTTATTTTTTAACCTGTTGTACTCAACCATGTCTGTTGGAGTCAAACCGTAATATTCTGCATGTAATTTATTGTACGCAGCCATAGAACCGACTTTCTTTAATGAATCCATTTGATCAAGATAATCTTTTTTAATTGGAGTCATTAATTCATTTAAGTGATCATACAAAACATCAATCACTGAATCTATTTGTAAACTATCAGAAATTCTTTTACCTGCATCTAATTTTTCTTGTAGTTCATCTAATGCATCATAAATAGGGTTGACTTGTTGACCAGTTAAAGGATCAGTTACTAATGAATAGGTTGTATATTCAGATTTCCAATCTGTTATTTTAGCTAACCACTCTTCATTGTATTGCATGATTGCAAACAATTGGTCAAATTCATTGTTTTCTTTTACGCCAGACGCAGCCAGTGCTTTTAATTTATTATTAAGCAAATCCACAACTTCATCTACAGTTGAAATAACTTGAACAAAAGAATTAATCTTGTTGTTAAAGCTGATAATGTCTGCATCAATAGCAGTATTACCTGTAATGTTTAAAGCATCTAATGGGATAACGATATTTCTTGAACCAAATGTAGCTAGTCCTTCAAGAATCATTTGAGCTTGATTTAAAAGACCTTCTCTATTTTCATCAGCCAATCCTACTTCAATAGTTTTAAAGATGTCATTCTCTGCTTTAAAGTTTGACAGTTGCAGTTTAACTACATCATGAAACTTGTTCATCAACTCCTGAGTTTTCTTTGCAGAACCATCTTTGATTTGTTGTTTAAGTAATTCATAATCTGTCTTAAACATTACCATCAAATCCTTGTCTAAAAACTCTGTGTCCAAAATAAATTCCTCCCCGTAGTTGATCATTTTTACCAGATCAGCCAATGTAGTTTTAGAATTAAGTTTTGACACATCTATTTTCTTTCCAAATACTTTTCTAAGAAACTGTTTGATTTGAAAGAATAGGTTTTGAATAAAACTTTTAGGTGCTACATCTTCATTCTCATTGATTGCTTCTAAAGATGTAACAATTGCTTCCTCCATATAAGCAGCCGTACCCGGAGTTAAATCCGGATCTAAATTAAGATCAGCTATAATACGTTGACCAAGTTCTGTAGCAGCAAGGTCATCAAATAATTTTTGAAATAGCTCAGGATTTTGTTTACTCATAGATTTTACAATCGGGTGAGCAAACTCATGAAACACATCTGACGCAGTTAAATTACCTGCAACAATGTAAACCTTACCTGCTTGATAAAAAGCTTTTCTGTAAGACTGATTAGGAAACTTTTCTTCTAGTTCTTTTTGTGTAATTACTTCATAAGGAACATTCAATTGTTTAGATAATTTTTCAGCAACATCTAACGCTTTTGCTTTGTTTTCTACTTCAACAACTTGTTCAAACTGATTTATAAATTCATCAATGCTTGGCATTTGCAAATCCATAGATTCATTTACCGTGTCTTGAAAATCTTGTTCTTCTTCCTCAAGTCTTTTAAATAACTTTTCTAGAACAACATTAGCAGGCCTAACAACTTTATTTGTTTCAAAATAGTCACGCCATGCTTCTTTTTCACCAATAGCATTTGCTAACTCATTAAATTTTTGTTGATCAACGGGATCTTCAATTTTATTATAGGCTGGGTTATCTATTAGCAAGCTTAATTCTTTGTCAGAAATAAGTGCAACCTCAGATGGATTTTTAAAACCCCAGTCTTCAGTTTGTCCAATAAGCTCTTGCTCTTTTGTTATTGGAGTGCTTTCTTTAAATTCAAGAGTATCATCATACATTTTGTATGTTTGCTCTTGCATGAGTTTATCATACATGATTTCAGCCAATAAAAAATTTGGCTCCTGCTCAAGAATTTTCTTAAATTCTGGTGAATTTGGATTTACACAGCTCATTTATAACATGCTTTAAGTTTCTCAATAATTATTTTTTGCACAAGATCATTTCCTTTTGCAAGTGCTTCTTCAATGTATTGTTTTGCATCTGCTACAGTATGTTCTTTTTGAAGACTTACTGTTAGCTTTTTAGCAAAGTTAACTAATATAGTTTGTTTTTGTTCGGCAGTAAACGGCAGTGTATTAAAAGTCAAAGAACCCGCTTGTTTTAACTGAGTAATATTATCTTCTAATCTTTTAAGTTCTTCCTGTAAAAATTTATATGTTTCAGGAGCTCTTGTGGGTAATTCAGCTAAACCAACACCCATTTGTGGAATTATAAGTTTAGAATATTTTCCAGTGTTCCATTCTGCAATTGCTTTGTTTATGTCTTCAGTAATTATTTTTTTATTTTCTTGTAACTCTTTATCTGATTTGTATGCTTCTTCGCCTCTTGCAGGTAATTTTTTAGTAGATATACCAATTGCATTTGGTTCATCGCGCATTTCTTTTGCTTGACCACCTAATCCTTTTCTTATATCATTATCTCCAAATAAATACAAAGTTGCAGGATTTGCTTTAAGTTCACTTCTTAAAATAATTTTATCTGTTTTTTCAACAACGCCTGTAGATAATTGAGTAGTTGGAGCAGACCAATCATGTTGATTAATTAAATAATCTAATGCTGTAGCATGTGTAGCATAACCTTTTTCTTGATAATAAAGAATTGAAGATCCTTTAATTTTTCCTGAAGCAATGTCATTAATTATTGCTTGTCTATATTCTTCAGTTGCATTTGCATTACCTAAATTTTCTCCAGTTGTCATCCAATGAATAAATTTCATAGTAGAAATTTTACCTGCTTCATCTCTTGACGTTTGTTCATCTTGCCAATCAAATGGATTACCCAATGTTAAACCATCTTTGTAGTTTTGCAAAAATGATTTTTTAGAATTACCTCTAAAAGCAATAATCATTGTTTTTAGTTTACCGGTTTTTCTATTCATTTTATTATCAAACAAACTGCGCGCTTCAGGTACAATATCATTCCAAAAATTCTTACCTGTGTATGTGGTATTTACATCTAAATCAGATGGTAGAACAACATTTTCTGATTTAGTTTTATCACCAAGCTGCTCATAAATATTTTGAGCTGCTGATTTTGTTTTAACCGGAACAGGTGTTTGATTAAGTTTAGCACTAGATGTAAGTACAGCTTGTCTATATTCCATTAAAGTTTCTTCTACTAATGAATCAAACAAAGTTTTACCAACAACAATTCTACCTGATGAAAATTTAAGTTCATTGATGAATTTAACTCTGAAGCCCACATAATTATTTTTTTTGTAGCTGGTATCTAAATCAGCAATAATTGAGCGTAATTGTTCTTTAACTATCTCTTTTCCATTGTTGATTAATTCAGACTGAGTAAGCTTTGTAAACCACTCAGGAGTCTTTCTATTTATATCATCATAAAGTATATCCAATAGTTCATTAAACACATTAGAGTTTGCTGTTCTTGTATCTGTTAGTTTTGGATCATACATTGGATCAGTTACACTTTCAAATGCTTTAGCTGAAATCATTTCATTGTATGTACCTAGCTCTGAATAACGTATTACTTTTTTAAATCCAAGACCTTCCAAATGTTTTACAGCCATGTCATCTATACCGGAAGCTGTACCTACAAAGAATGAAGACACACCTGCTTCTACAGCCTTATCTATTAATGGCTTATGATAAGCATCAAAAGTTTTTTCAACCGCTGTTACAAACTCTTCTTTCTTTTTACCTAAGTATGCATTTTGAGTAATAGTACTACCAAACACCCAAACTTTATCTGTAGGAACAAATTCAGTTTTTGCTGACTTAGGTTTGGCTAAGGTTCCAGGATGAAAAGATTCTAAAGCTGCGGCATACGCTGCAGATGATGACTCATACTTAGAATTAAGTGGAGTTGTAGCTTTACCAATTGCTTTAGTGGCAGAGTTTGCCATCGCCTCATCTTTAATTGCAAATTTTTCTTTGAAGACATTTGACTGAGCAACTGATAAAAATCCTTTTTTAGCATTTTTAGTTTTGTATCTTAAACTTGGTAAGTCACCTGAATTATCAATACCTAAAATAAGCAAAGCCTTATCTAATTCTTTTTGACTTTTTCCTTCCGGTGCAATAAATTTCTGATCTCTAATTACCCATTCCATATTCTGAATTGATTCAGCAAATGCTAATGGAGTCATTGATTCATCATTGTAGAAGTACTCAAGTTTTAATTCCTTTTGTTCTGCTGTTATAGCTTTAGCTAAAGGAATTTTTGTAATGTTACTTGCTCTTACTTTTGATTCTTTGAGCTTAATATCTTTTGAGAATTTTAGTTTGTCAACAAGATAGTTAGCACCACGAACTTTCATACGCATTCCAGTGCCAACAATCATTCCTTGGTACAAGTTTTTAAACTGATCAATAATTTGTGCATCAATTTCTTTTCTGTTTTCTCTTTGGTCAAAACTTTTTTGCAATTCATCCAGCACTTGATAAATATACGGAAGACCAATTTGATTTGTTATTGCTTGTTCAAAGTAACTCTGATCAATAATTGGGAGCATGGAATACTTTGAAGCACGGTTAACACCAGACTGCATTATTGCAAGGTGATTTAATTTGTTGATGAAATTTTTAACTTCAGGATGTGGACTGTTTTTAAGTTCTTGAATATTTTCTCTATAGATAGAAGCCATTTGTGGATCTTTCACCTGCGGAAAATAAATGTTGTTCTTTTTAGCAGATTCATTAAAGTCATATTTTACATCTCTGAATAAAGCATAGTTTTCTAATTCAGGATAAAGAGCTTTTAAGTTTTGAACAACAGATGCAGCACCAGTAGAAATATCAAACATAGCACTTACATTCCCTGTGTTATATAAAGCAGCTCTTCCCAATATAATTAGTTTTCCTTGCTCAAAACCTTGATTCATAAATGTTCTCTTTGGTTGATCAAACACTTTGAATTTTTCTTTAAACTCATCAACAGTTAAAGTTTCAGCAACCTTAGAAAGATTACTGTATTCAAGTCTAAACTTAACCCATTCTTTTGGTAAAGCGTTGTTAAAGAATTTTCTGAATGGCATAAACTCCAACATGTTTGCTTCTTTAAAGTAAACATCTGGGCTGTATCTTACTTCACCAGTTTCTTCATTAATGTCCATACCAAACTCAACAGATGCATCTTCAACTAAAGTATAGGATTTTCCAACTATGTCAATTTTTTCTGTATCACCTTTGATAAACTTTGTTGGACTTGTAGTATAACTGTTATCATTATAGACTGCATTTTGATACAAGAACCAAAGAAAGTCATTTTTAAAATCAGCAAGTAATTTTCTTTGATCAACACCCTTTGGTCTTTTTAAATCAAGCGATCTTAAAATCAAAGCTTTGTTGTTTCTAAGTTTAAAATACTTAGAAAATAAATCAACAATGAACTCATCATTGTTAAATTTACCAACAGGTGTATCTTTTAATTTGTCAAACCATGCATCTGGAATCATCTTTTCTGCAATAGGAATTAATTTAAACTCCTCTATTGATTCAATTCTAGCTTGTGCTTCACTGATGTTTGAAATTTTCTGAGTATCAAATTTTGATACCATTGTAAAATCAGTTAATGCCTGAGCCATTTGTTTTATCTGAAGAAAATGAGATAAGATTTCCATATCTCTATAGTTGGGTTCTTGCCCTAATCTATTTGCAATATCTTCATTTGTAAAAGGTTTTGCTGTGTTTGCAATTCTATTAAATGATCCTAAAGAACTAGCTTTAGTTACATTTGTTGGATCACTAAAAACATTAGCATATTTTTTACTCAATACTTCCGCTGCTTTTCCAAGCGTGTCAGTTTTACCTTTCTCGTAATCTTCAGACAACGCAGCAAATACTCCTTTGTATTCTTCTAGTACTTGATTAAATTCTAAAACTAATGGATTATTCACCATGTTAATAGCTGACGTTACATTCATACCTGCCATCACCATAAATAATAATACAGGCGCAGTTTCTTTAGTACCTTGAGCATCAAAAATCCAAGCATCTTTAGCAACATCCACAAAACCATTAATAAGCTGAGAAAGAATATCTGAAATTTCTAAGCCGTCCACATTTTTCATTGCGCCTAAAGTGATTGCATTTTTTTCAACATTCAAATTAAATCCAGGAGTACCTGCATCAGTTACAAAATTTAATTTTTTGTTGCTAAACGTATCAACTGTTTTTAATGCTGCTGCATACTGAGGCGTGTTTGCTTTTCCAAAGTCTTGAAGAAGCTCTAATGCTTTTACAAACTTAGCTTGATCTTCATTGCTTGTTTCTTGCAAAGTTGCACCAAATGTTGTAAAAAGTGCATAGAATGTAGACGTAACCGCAGCAATCCCTAATGAATCTTTTCCTACAGAATTTTCCTGATGCTTTAATAAGTTAAACCTGTACTCAAAAATGGAAGTGTTTGAGATTTTTCCATTTTTCTGAATCTTGTTGTAGTTTTTCTTAGTCAATTTACCTGCATCTCTGGAAGGTCCTTCGGTATCTTTAGTTGTATTCGGAGTAATCAAATGCTTTAAGTTATCATTCATCAAAACTCTTTCATTCAACAAATCAAAAAACCTATTCTCTAATCCTTTAACACCTTTGCCATCACGTTCTCTTTGGAAGTTAGCAATGTTTACCTTAATGGCATCTACAGCTTCCTGACTCTTCTCTATTTTAGACATGAACTCAAGATAGTTTTCTTTTACAACAGCCATTCTATCAGCCTTGTTTTTAATTACTGTATCAAAGAAAGCATTTGTTTCACTTTGAGCAAAACTTAATAATGTTAATTTTTGATTTACTTTTTCATCAATTTGTTTTTGTAATTCACCATGTAGTTTTTCTTGAAACTCATAATCATAGTCTTTGTTTTCATACACAGATTTCTTTTCTGCATACAAAGCATCAATATCTACTTGAAGATCACTTATCTCACCATAAAATGCACCAACGTACTCATTTAAACCTTCTTTTTCAACAAGGTAATCCGTGTATTCTTTCCAGTTTTTTTGTAATGCTGTGTTTGCTTTTTCTAATTTAGGTTCTTCTTTTTCAATACTCTCTCTTATTTCTTCATAAGTTCGATTTGATGATGAATACTTTACTGCTTCTACAGATCCATTGTAGTTTCTGATATTCATAAACATCATAAATAACTTATCAATATCAAAGTCAGCTCCAGACTGAGAAACAATTTCAGTAGGTAGTATAATTGTAGGACCGGCAAACTCAGGTAAAAATTCTGCAACTGTAGCAGCAACTAATGAGTTTGGTCCCTGCGTAGGAATACGCACACCAGGAAGTTTAATTAACTCTCCATATTTATTTTGCCAGTATGTAGTTTTAATTGCATCATTAAGTCTTTGTAATGATGCGTTATAGTCTAATACTTTTTTACCATTTTCATCTTCAGTGTAAACAGCAATTTTTTCTCCTTTGACATTTTCTGTGTAAAGTAATTTTTTGAAATCACCTTGAAGTGAAATCTTAACATCCATTCCTTTTACAATAGCTTTCCCATCATTATCCAAAACCTCATTTCCAAACTCATCTTGTAAGAAATAAAACTTCAAACCATTAGAACCATTCTTCAATAAAGCAGCTTGATTAGAACTTTTAAGCATTTCTTCAGAAACAGATATTCCGCCAGTCACTTGGAACTTTTCAAACATTGTACCTGCAACTTGAACTAAGGCTTCTCCATTAACTGTAATCCTTCTTAAAGTTTTATCTACAAGAGTCACTAACAATTCTTCTAGCTTATCGCTAATCAATGACAAAGACAAGTCATCTATTAATGTTCCATCAGGTTTAATCAAATAGCTAATCTCCTCTGGCAATACCTCTTTAGACTTTAACTTCTCTCTCAAGTAGTTCGCTAGTTTTGAAGAGTCACCGGTATAAGTTTTTTGACCATTAACTGTATCTTCTTTAAGAGCAATGTCTTCCAACAATCTATCTCTTAAAACATTTTGCATTTCATCTAAGGTGCTAGTATAGTCTTGATACCATTGCCATTTTTTAGATTGTTTTAACTTATCATTTTTAGACAATGCTTCCCATGCATCTTTTTTGTTTTTCTTACCTGTGTATTTAAAGTCAGTAGGAACACCGCCATCTAAAATACCAATCAAAGCAATTTTTCTTACTTGAGTTGGTAAAGTAATATGTTCTTTATATCCTTCATCTAAAAAAATTTGACTCTTTAAATACTTGACATGAATTACATTTGGCGTAAACTGAATATCTACATTAAATTCTCTTTTGCTTGCATCATAAAAATTATCAAAATCAGCAACAATCTCTTTACCTTTTTCTGTTTCAACAACTTTTACTTTTGAAAGAGAAGATAGTTTAGATCCAGATTCCATTGTCACATAATCAATTCCTTGCTCCATCATTTTTTCATGCATGATTTGCAAAGGAGTTCCTTCTATTAATGCAGGAATTAATGGCATCAATGAGTACTTATGAAATGCAGAATGACCTAAAGTAATTCCTAAATCTTTTAGTATTTTTTCAGATTTTGGATTTGAAACATTACCATAGTACTGAAACTTTCTAACAGGAAATGTAGCAATCATATCCTCTTGTGTCAACTTAGTTCCCGCAAGCATTTTTTGATACATTTTTTCTTGAGCATCTGACCACTCACCAATTGAATCATTTAGTATTCGGTATGCATCAAATGATAACCATCCCTGGCCATCAGCTTCTTTCATGTTATTATAATCAGCCGTGTCTACACCTAAAAGTTTTTGATAATGATCTATGTAAATAGAATTAGATTTAGCTTCTTTTATAATAGCTGTTTGTAAAAAACCAGTGTACTCATAACTTAAAGTAATAGATGGTTTTTCTTTGTTATGTTTTTTAGCAAACCCGTAAGCATTGTACTGTGTGGAATTTATGTACTTCATCCAAACTCCATCATGTCTAAAGATTTTACCAGTAGAAATTAGTCCAGCAATACGTTTGTGAAAAGCTTCCCCCTCTACATCGTGTACTGTTACATCTCCTAAAAACAAAGCATTGTAGTTCAAGTTTTGAATAAAGTTGTTCATCAAAAACACCTTAATCATTTTTTCTTTTACTGCTTCTTTGTTTTCAGCTTCAGATAACTCAGGATCTGATTCTATTTCTTTAGCGTATGATTCAAATAAACTGTCACCAATAACTAACTTACCACCTAACTCATCATTTAACTTTGTAGTTTCCTTTTTAAAGTAATCAATCAATGCATTTTCAACTCTAGTTTTTAACTCTGGAGATAAAGCATCAATTGAAAAACTTCCTTTTCCTTTAGCATTTTCTGATTCAGAAATTACAGAGTTGATGTCAAATGCCAACAAGTCTTTTTTCAAGTTTTTATCAAAGCTTTCATCAAAAATTTTATCAAATACAAACCAGTCGCCACCACGGTTTAATTGAGCTACATCTATAGCAAGATCTTCAGGTTTAATCTCACCTGACAAAATCATTGATTGCAATTTTTTTATTTGCTGTATTCTTATAAGTTCTGCAGCTAAATGATTTTTAAATTCTGTAAAAAGAATTTCTCCTTTGTATCCTTCAGCAAAAATCTTTTCAGATTCATTTATATTGATAAGAAGATTGGTATTCTTTCTTCTCCCGTCACTTTTAACAGCCGGTACATAAACAGTCATTGATGTTGACTTAGCTTCTGTACGCATGATTTCCTGTTTACCTTCAAGAGTTAAATGAAAATCAGAAATAAACTTTGATTTTTCATCAGTTTCCATTGAAGCAACACCGTTGTCATACTCTAAAGTAACGCGCTTGTCTGTAACATCTCCAGTTTCAGCATTGATGTCTTCAACCCAGTATTCTTCTTTAGAAATAAGTTTTGATCCAGATAAATTTTCAGTGCTAATTTTAATTGAGTAATCTCTATTACCTCTTTTTGTTTTAGAATGGACAGCTGGATCTAATTGGAACATGTCAATCAGCCACCTAGAAGCAGCAGCTTGAGGATTTGTGTATGGATTTAAATACTCCAATCCTTTTGTGTTGATTATATCATTGATGTGATCAGCATTATTTAAAGCTGCAGTTAGGCTTAACAAACTTGAATTAAATGATTTCTCACTTTGTAAATCACCATTAGCATTATAACTTGAAAAGTTTGTGTAGTCATTTGAGTAAACATAATGCAACTCACGAAGTTGTGTTAAGTAACCTGTAAGACTTGGTTGTGTTTGCAGTTTACCAGTTTCATCAAAATACATAAACGGTTTAAACACATCTGAAAGACTTGTTATAAACTTTGCATTTGGATCTAAAGATGGAACTTTGTCTTCATTAAAAACAACTTTACTCATTCTATTTTTTAACGCCTCAACAATATAAGTTGAGATTGCAGGACTTGTTCCTAAAGTTGAATCGCCTTCAAATAAAACTTGTCTAACATCAGAGTCATCTACTAAATCAATACCAAGGGCCGCAAACAACAAGTAAGGATCAGCAATAGCTTTTACATAAGGAGTCCTGGAATATCGACTACTCTTAGATCTGATTGGATCATATTGAGATTTTAATAATGTTTTACCACCTCCCTCAATTAAAGCATAATAAAGATCTTCGTCATTTGCTAAATCATCTAACAGTGATTCAATGTCAAACACAGGATTACCTTCTTTGTTTGTTGATGAATACTCTCCTGTTAGTGCCATAGTTTTAAAATTAGCACCCCACTGTCTTTCTATTTGAATACTTTGAGATTGAGATTTTCCAGACTTAGAAGTTAACTTGACAGTTCTTTCATCATCAATGTTTGTAATGTCTTCTCTTTCTAAAATAAATTCTCTCAATAAAACATCTGCTTTATTAAATGACTGCCAGAAATCAGACCATTGACGGTGTTCCATTGAAGTCATAGTGTCTGCAAATTCTAACTCTGATATATCACCTAACCTTCTAAAGACTTGATCTATTTCTTTGTCATTCTTTGCCGCATCTTTTAATGCAGTTGCCATATCCATAGCATCCGGCATATTGCGCAAAAGCTTAGCCACTTTTGCAATAGCATTTTTAACAGGAAGAACTTCCTTAAATCCTAATGCATTCAATTGCACCACACCTTTACCTTGTTCAGAATAAGCAAAGATAGAATCTAAAAGAGCTTTAGTTCCTTTTTCAATTGTGTCATCAAATAACTGATCGTTACCAGTTCTATCCCACATTGGAACATAAATATCTTCTTCTAAAGCCTTAGCTTCATATTCATCCTGATATACTTCTTTACCTAAAACTAAATTACTGTAAGACTTTAAGAACAATGGAAGCAATGTTCTTTCAACTTGCTGTCCATCATTTTGTTTTTCTTTAATAGCAACATTAAGGTCTGTTAGTTTTCCAAAATTATCAGGCTTAATTGCTTTTTCAAGTAGTTCTTTTTGGAATTTCAATTTAGTGCTTTCACTTAAATCTCTTGCAGATTTATCTTTTATATCTGCAATAGCAGCAATCTTAACATTTGTTTCAGCAAGTTTTTGTTTAAACCGAGCTAAAATATATTTACTCATAAGGTTTAGCATCTCTGGATTAGAAACTAAAGTAAATACACCTGCTCCACTTCTAATTGATGTTTCAGAAATGTTTTCTAACTGAGTAGCCAACTCAATATATTCCTGAGATGATTCAGGATACTGTGTCATTTTTGCTAATAATGTTGTAGCATTTTTTCTATCAGTTGCATTTTGAGAAACATTCAAACCTTGTGTAACAAAATCAGACATTACTGATTTCATACTAGACATTACATCATGCATTTCCTCTAATGAAAATGTATCACCTGTTGTAGTTTTTATTTCAGATGACATCCATTTAGTTTCTGCATTTTGTATGTTAAACATGTCCGCAGTAAAATCACCTTTAAACAATCTTGTAAACATTGCATCAGTAATACCTTGTGTTTTGTTAAAAGCTTTTGCTTCAGCAAAACTCATGTTTCCAAATACATTCTTTAAAAGAGAAAGCAATTTTTGAAAAAATGCCATTACTTTGTTGTTGCTAAATGTAGTTTTTTTACCACCAGCCATAGCAAACTCTCTAAACTTTTCAGCTAAGAACTCTTCTAGTTCTAAATTTGTTGCATCATCGTAAGGCACAACTTTAGATACACCCTCTACAGTTACTGTAAAGTATCCTGGAGTTTTTCTAAGTGTGTCATATATTTCTTTTCTTTCCGCAGGTGATAATATTCCATCAAAATAAGCATGGAACGCTTCATGGTACAAATCTGTAGGTGAAGATCCAAGATATAAATTAATAGAGTTGCCAATAAAGTTTGCCAAATAGTTTGGACCAAACTCACTGACTTTGTTTAAGATATTAACATTGACTACATTCTTTAATGGGCTCTTTTCCCACCACTCAGACACACTTTTGTCTTGTTCTTTTGTAGATTGAAGTAAGTTATTTCTTTGTGGAACTGACCGCCATTTGACATTATCAAAATCACTAGAATTAAAATCAGATTCTTCATTGTCTATCATAGCATCATACCCATCTTTAAAAGCAAGGTAAGAGCCTAATCCAATTAATTTATTTTCAGCTGTAGGTACTATGGTTGTATAACCATGTTTTATTACATGTGAACCAATTGAAACTTGTTCACCTAAAATAATAACACCATTTTCTAATTTAGTTGGAACTATATAAATTAAATCATTCATAGAAGCACCTGTTCTATTTGCAAAAGATCTTCTTAATCCAGCAGCCTCAAATAAGTTACCATCAGCATCTGTATAGTATTCACCCAAATAAGCTTCCTCTAATGATTTTTTTGGAGTAGGTTCTTCAGCATTTAATTTACGGTTTACAGGTTTTCCATATTTTGCATTAGTCCATTCTTTTAATTTTTCTAAAGTCAAAGAAGATGCTTCAATTGGTTTTTGGTTTAAAAAACGCAACATCATTACTTTATCTTTGCCTGTCCCTTCATAGAAATATTCAAATGGATTATTAAGCCATGTTTTACCTTTTAATAAATTAGAACTATCAATAAAAAAATGAATAAGATCTTTTCTTAACCCATTAGCATTTTTATCTGAAACAACTCTGTCTTTAATTTTAAGTTCAGGAGTAGTTAAAATATGGTGCAACAATTCTAACTCATCTTCTGTTAAAGTTGATAAAGGTTTTCCAAAAACTCTTTCTTCTTTGTTAGTATTTTGTACAGCTAATACAGGATAAAATTGATTTGTTTGAGGTGATTGTTTTAATGTAGTAAGCCCATCAGCCGCAGATGTACTAATATTTGATACTTCTGAAAGTGGTGTTTGAATATTTCTATTTAAAGCAATTATACCAATTGAACTTCTTGATAAGTCAATATTCATAAACACAGTAGTACCTGCTTTAGCTTTAGTTAAAGATGCTTCAAAAGATTTAACAAATTTATCAACTTGTGCTTTTGCTTGTGCTTTTGCTTGTAACTCAACTGTTCCTGATTGTATCAAACTTTGCGCAATCATTCTTTCTTGATACTGTAAAGCTTCTCTATTTGTTTTTACAGTAAATGCAACAAACTTACCATCCTTATTTAAGTTACCATCAGAATCAAAAGTTGCTACATTGTTGTTAGAATCAATTAAAATTAATACTGGCAAGTTTGGATCTGTAGTTCCTGTAGTGTTATCAAAGTTTTGTTCACTTTGAATTGCACCAAGTGTAGTAATTTTAAATTTTAAAGCTGCCGCATTTTGCTTGTTAAGAATATTCCGAGCAACCTTAAACTCCAATTCTTTTCTTGGATCTAAAATGTTTTCAGCATAACTATTTAAAATTGGATTATAAATGGCCTCCTGATTACTAGTCTTAGCCAACTCCATAGATACTGCTTCAAATCTATCCAGCGGATCTTCTTCTGTAACAACAACATCACTGTTGTTTCCAATAAATCCTCCAAATCTATCAATAACATTTTGGAATTTGTTTGTGCTTTCATCTTCAGCCGCATTCATCACTTGTAAAGCAAGATCTCTAAAAAGAGGTAGTGACTTTGCATTTGTTAATTTTGGATTGTCAGAGGTGTGTTTTAATACAATCTGAGGAATAATGCTCATGTGTTGAAGCACCAATTCTTTATTTCTATCTGCGGTTAATCCATTTCCACTAAAAACAGTTAAAGCATCATTGAACAATTCATTCAATAATGCTTCACCTGATTTGTCATTTGTTAACCTCTCGCCTAATTTTCTATTTATGAATGAACCAAATAATTTAATTGACTCCGGAGTAATACAAATATTCATGCTAGTTATGTTTTACATTTTGTTGTTTCTTCTTTCAAACTGGAGATGAGTTTATCTTCTGATAATGAATTAGCCTCTCCCATATAGGTAGTAAAGTTATTTAAAATATCAGTATAAGCACTCTTAATATAGTCAAATTCTTTGACTTTCACAATAGAATCAATGTTTAAATTTGCAACATCAGTATTCACTGGAACTTCTTTTTCAATGCCATTTAAAAATGCATCTATTTCAAAATTCAAATACTCAGACAAGTTATTTACATCTTGCAACACTACCATTCTTTTTTGATACCCCGCAATTCTATAAACTTTACCATTAATTTGAACAGACTTTCCTCTGTAGTGACCTTCAGATATTTTAGCTCTAATTATTGCCTCATTCCTATTTTCAGTTTTTTCACCAAAAGCAAATTTGCCATTAGTTACTAATCTAAATACAGCAGCTGCAAAAGCAATATCTGTTTTCTTATCCTTATTTAAATTATCCCAAGCATATTCAATTGCATTTGGTAAAGCGCCTCGCGTTGGAATAGAAGCCAAAGAATCCAATTCATCTAAGTATAAATCAACTTCTGTTTTTTCAGGTTTTTCTGTATCCTTATTTTCAAATATAGATTCTGTGTCAGTTTCTTCTTCAACCTCTTCAACGTCTTCTTCTTCTGAACCAACTTCTTTTAACTCGGATCCTGCATCTGATAAATCATTTTCATCACCTGTAAACTCATCATTTAGTAATTCAAATTCTTGAGAATTGTAATACTCATCTAATAATTTTGCTTCAGATTCTAATGCTTCTTGACCTTCTTCAGTTTGTAAAAACTTTAAGTGAGCAAGATATTCAGCTGATTCATCTGCAGACATTCCTTTTTCTTCTAGCTCTTGCAAAAACAATCTTTCATCTGCTTCTTCATTACTGATTCCTCTATTTTGATCTTCAGCTTTAGATTGATCGCTTTGTACTTGATCTACTAAATTTCTAACAGCATTGGATAGACTTGAATACTTCATTAAAAAAGCTTCAAGGGCATTAGCCGCCATAGCACCATCTATTCCAGTTGTAGTTACATCAAAATTTTGTGATTCTAAAATAGATACAGATGCACTATCAAAACTTGCTTTTGAATCCGCAGCACTTTCACTTGCTATTCCTTTCCAGTCTTTTACTTCAGACGCATTTTCTCCAAATACTTGTTCTAAAGCACTAGGCTTAATTTTTCCCCCCTGTAAGAAATACATAGCAATAGCTACTTCTAAATCAAAAGCAGAAGGGCTTCCTGTGTTTACTTCATAAGAACCCAAAATCTTTTTACTTGAACCATACGCTCCAGGAGGGGTTATTCTTTTTGTAGATTTTACTTTTTGAATAACATACATGGAAGACATAGTAGCATTTTTACCAGAACGCGTAGCTCTAATTCTAAATTTGCTGTCAGCATTGTATAAAGCTAAGTTGATTTTATTAACCACTTCAGGATACAACTTTTTTTCTTTTTCTAACTTTCTAAATAAAGAATAAAGTTTTAAATGTGTAGTCTTAGATCCTCTTTCAAACCCAAAATCTTTTGTGTTAAAAAACTTAATGTCTGTAATTCTACTTTTTAGAATGTCATTAACTGCATCTAAAAATTCTTGTCTAGGTAAAGTAAATATCTCAGGATGATATGTAGTAATAAACTTGACCATTCCATTTTGTGGAATACGCATTTTTATTTCCTTGCCGTAGCTAGTTTTAAATGGTATAACAGGCAACATCAAGAAATCTAGATTACCTTTAATCTGTTTATTGACACGGGCTTCCTCTTTCTGTTGTTCTATATCTGCAAGCTTCTGTTCTTTCTGAGCTTGTACCAATTTTTTATTGTTGATAAATGCTACAATGTCATTAACTGTAAAATCAATTAAGGCGTTGCTTTTATCTTTCAGCTTGGCTACAAGTTGGCTAATTTCTTTAGGAGAAAGGATTGAATAATCATAGTCCTTTAAAACACTTTTTAAAATGTCTTCATCACTAACCTTTGGTCTAGCTGCTCTTTTTTGTTTTTTAGCTTGACGAGCAGCTATTCTATTTTGTTGCTGTTGTTGTTTTAATTTCAACTTAGCATCTTCAACTTTTTGATTATTTAACTTTAGTTCTTTAGCTCCTAACTCAGTATCTTGTTGATCTAATCTTAATTTAGAAAATGCAGAAATAACAGAAATGTATTTAGGATTAGACTTCATTTCAGCCTTAATTACAATAACATCTGCATCATTTAATTTATTCAATGCCTTACCAAACAAATCAGCTAATTCATTTCTTAAACTTTGAGGAATATCCATCCAAGGAGTTTCACTAGAAATTATTTCATTTCCATTGTAGTCAAAAGCTGGAACATACTGTGCATCATTATTTAAAATTTCAGCCTCTTCACCAATTTCAGATAAACCAGCTTGTAAATTATTTAGTTGTTGATACAAGTCATTGATGTCAATAGCTAAAAGATTCTGTTTGTTTATTGCTTTTCTTTTTTGAATCAATGATAATTTACCTGTGTTTATTTCTTCAGTGACTTTATCATACTCAACTTCTAGTTTTGCAATTTCATTTTTTACTGAATCAAGATCATCTAAAATTTCAGTCCTAGATTGATAAGATGTTTCAGCTTGAATTTCATTTTCTGGTTCTTGTTCTTCTGCTGGGATTTCTTCTTCAACTACAGTTTCTTCTTCAATGTCCCTTGAGATTTGTTCAGTAACCCAGTTTTCCGGTTCAGTAAACAAGTTTGGTTCCATTATTTTTAGCTCTCTATCTATGTCAGCAAATGTTACACTTCCATATTTATTAAATTTAGGATCTTGTCCCTTGTGAAAAGCTTTAACAAACCATTCTATTTCTTTGCCCTCATCATTTATAGCTTTTCCTATAGCTATTAATGGAACCCACTCACCGGCAGATGCCGCAGTTGAACCTTTTCCAATAGATTTGTACATCAAGAATTTAACTTTCTTAGTGCCTTGCTGAACAGTTTCTTCTCCTTCTTCAACAATGTCGTCATCTTCTTCATTGAGTTGGTCTTGAAGAGCGTTTCTTTGTTTAAGAACATCTGCAATTTCTGCATCAATTTTTGTAGTATCTTGATCGCTTTGTCCAATTGATTTTTGAATTGCATCTTTAATCTCAGCTAAGACTCTTTCTGTTTCTGCAACTGTAGTATTGCCAGGATATTTAATATCCGCTACAAGTTTTTCAAAAACAGCTTCATTAAAATTTTCTGGAACTTTAACATTTACTTTAGTAGAACCGCCAGATCTACCAAACATATCTCTACCTTCAATGATTACACCAAGTACTCCATTATTAACATAGTAATTAGTTTTACCATATCTTTTTAATTTGTTAAGTTCTTGGGTTTCATCACCCATTTTTATAGAAGCGTCATCACTAATGATTCTTTCATTACCATTTTTTGTAGTTGATTCAACATTTAATTTTAAATCAGCTTTAGATCCACTCGGTTGTGATAAACTTTGTGTTTTCTTGTCATTAATAAGTTTTTCAGCTGCATCATAAGATACTTCATTTTCTACTTCATTCTCACTAAATAAAAAATACGGATTAGAATACTCAATAGTTTTTAAATCCAGTGTTCTAGTAACTGACTTACCACTAACATCAGTAAATGTAAATGAGTTATTGTTAAAGCTTGTAATAGTCCCAAGCTTCTCTACAACAGGATCTGATGTATTATTTCTATTTATATAGTAAGCAAATTGTCCAACAACAGGTTTAACATTATTCAACATGCGCAGGTACTGATACAACGGCATGTTTTTTCCAGGAAACTTTTTCTTAGAGAATGATAAAACATCTCTGGCATTTTCAAATTCTTTTAATGCTGCGGTTGAATCATCTTGAGCTGCCGCACTTGGTCTAGCTTTAACAGAAACATTAAGAGATGTGTCAACAGCAGACAATACAAATTTACCATTTATAATATTTGGTAAAATTGCATTCATCTTTGTTCTTGCTGCCCTAGTTGCATTATCTATTTCTTCTTGTGTAGCGTTTTCAGAAATCTTTACAGATGTTGTAACCCATGCATCTCTTCCAGGTTGTCCATTAGACGTACCTTCAGATAACCTATTTCCATTAGCATCTACTTTAGAATAAAGCACAACAAATCTATCATTCTCAGTTGCACTATTTGTTGCACCCTTAGTAATTAATATACCTTGTGCTGTTGATTGTTGACCAATTAAACCTCTAATGTCCCCAACGCCTTTATCCTTAGATTCTGATGCCTCCGTATATCCTCTTTCAATACCACCAACATGTACTTCAAATGTTTGATCTTTCGCTACTGGTGCAGAAACTGGCGCAGGAGCACTAGCTGCAATCTTTTTTTGATTACTTAACTGTTGAATTTTTGTATCTAAATCTGCAATTTCTTTTTGCAATTCAGTTACTCGCGGATTAGCTTTTTTGTTTTGTAATGCTTTCTTTACAAACACAGGAATTTCAGCTGTAATATCAATGATTAATCTGCCATCAATTTGAGCACGGATATTTCCATAAACCCAATTGGTAATTCTTGCATCATCTAATTCTTGACCAAGATCAACAAGTCTTTCAGTCCATTCAGCAATAACTAAATTATTTCCAAAAACAATTTCAGGATGTAAAAAATCACCAAAAATATCTGGACGCTCACTAGCATTATCTAATACAAGCAAATCTCCTCCTTTATTTACAGTCTGTTCTTCAATAACGGTTCTTACACTTTTGACAGTCTTCTTTCTTGTTCGTGGTTTAAGTGTAGCTTCAGTTGATTGAGCTTGTTTCCCTGCTTCAATTATTTTACCAAGATCAACTTTAACATTGCTGTTTACTGAATACTCAGCCAAATCTGTAATGGTAGTTTTTCTTGGATTAAATCTTCCAATGTCTGACTTACTAATATTAAGAAACTCAGCAACTTTAGCCAACATTCTTTTAATGAACTGGCCTATCTTTTTGAATAAACCTGGTTCTTTCTTTTCACTTAATTTATTACTTACACTTAAATCATAAGCTCTACCAACAAGTTCATGTTCAAATTGTCTTGAACCAATTTTGTCTTCAGTACCATAATTTTTTTCAACATAATCAATAATCTCTTGACTGCCTTTTGCTTCAGCTACAAGTTGTTTATAAAACTCAGGATTAGTTTTTTCAAGATTAATTAAAAATGGATGCAAGAAAATCTCATGGTATAAAGTATTTTCTTTTACAGCATCTGCAACAATGTAGGCTGTATTTGTTTTCTCATCATAGAATCCAGCAACAGTTTCTTCTTCTGCTTGAAAGAAAATATTTTTAACCATCTCAATTCCATCACCAATATTGTCTGCATTATTTACTAACCAGTCAACCATTTCTCCTACTTTACCATTAGTTTGATAAACAGAAAGTTCTTTTAGATTAGCAATTAACTCAGATAATGAAGTTGAATTATTATAAATGGACATAAGAAGTTCTTTTAAAGAAACTTCATTTACTCCTTTCTGAAGATTAAAGCCCATGTATAATGGATCATAAAGCAAGTCATTTAGAATTGTAGAAAACTTTTGATAGAACGGATCTTGAAGACTGTTTAAGATTTTGTCTGCTTCTTCTTGTGAAGCCAAAACTTTTACATTTACATTCCATCTCTGACCTAGCTCAGTAGCCAACTTATTTAATTCCTCTACTTGTTCTTTTGACGCAGCCGCTCTTTGTTGTTTTACTTCTTTTGATTCTTCATTACTTTCAGATATGTTGTCTATAATGGAATCATCTAAAGCTTTAGCAGCAATGTTAATTACTCGGTTGGCTAGTTTTTTATCAATGTCTTCTTGTACAATGACTCCAATTCCCGTACTTAAAGTTGACCAAAGAGATTTACTTGTAGGTTGTACTGTATCTTCTACAGTTGCTAAAAATTTTTGGAATTGCAAATCATTCATGGCTTCTGTCATGAAAATGTTTACATCTTCAAATACTGACAACTCATCTACATTAGCTCTTGGATTTGCGCTGGCAAATGCTTTTTTAGCTTGCTCCATTGCATTACGAGCAGCTAAATATAAATCATCTTTTGTTTTTAATTTTTCTGTAATTGCATGTTGAGTAAGCCCAGTAACAATAAGATTTTCAAATGACATTACTGAATTAGTATAATCACTTCCAGCAAATCGTATATCTAACTCTAAGATACCATCATCAGTGAGTTTAACCGGCAATGTGTTATCACTAACAAATTTAATTGTAACATCTTGCTCACCCAACTTAGTAAGAATTTCTCTATCTAGTTTAGTCAAATACTTATTTTCAGCCGCCATTAATTTAGCTAAAAGTCTTTGTCCTTCAGGAGATGACAACTTAATTGGCTCATTTAATTTGACTTTGTACTGTCTTAAAATACCAGCAATAGTTCTTTTATCAGACTTTAGTTTGCGCCCTTGTTTATTTAATTGAGTTCTGTCATTGGTAATGGTTTTACCTTTGAGTTTTTTAATGTAAGAGTTAATAATTTTTTGAGCAGCCTCATACTGTTCTGGAGTTGCTAGTTCGTTTGTGGTGATGTTAAAAATTTCTTGAGGCATTAATCCTTTATTCAACAAATCATCTAGTTCCTGTAAATCAAAAAACAAATTATTGTTGTACAAATCATTAAGCATGTCATCAGAAACTGCTTTTTTATCAAACTCATATAATGCAGAAAGAATATGATCTTCTTTATTTTCTTCAAGTCTTTTTAGCATTTCTTCTTGACCTTCAATAAAAACAGAAGAACCCGCAGGATTTAAAATAGTATCAATTAACTCTTGATTAAACCTACCTTCTTCAGCAAGTGCTAAGTAATCAAAAACTTTATTAAACTGCTGTCTGTTAAACTGAAGTTGAGATGTAGTATTAATTAATTTGTTTTTTCCAGACACCTCAAGAATACCGTGATAAGCATCAAATAATTCATCAAATGTATCTGATTCAGAAATAGAACCTTTTTCATTTTTTTGTTCAGCTTTATAAGCACTTAATTTTGCTTGATAATTTTCATAAGCTTTTAACTTAGCTCTTGCCTGTGCTTGATTTTGAACAGCAGCATCGCCATAAGCCGATAACTTTGAATTAGTTTCTACTTCAGTTTTTAATAATTGAATTTGTTGGTTTAAGTCACCCTCATCTAAAAGAGCATTAACTTCCAATGTAGAAAGAGGATTATCACTATTAATCTCAGCTCTAATTTCTTTTTGTCTATTTGCTCTATCCGCAATTTTAGCATGACTAAATAATAATTCTTTCTTTAAGTTTTCAACTGACCTGTATTTAAAATACTTATTCAAATACTCTGGATCATTAACATCCAAAGATTTTAAATCAATTGGATTATTAATAGTGTTTTGAATTTCATTGTAAACACCTCTTAGCTTTTTAATATTTTCTGCTTGATGCTGAAGCTTCTTTTGATACTGACCTTTGGTTTCTTCAGTAATATCTGTTCTGCTAAATATTTCATTTAATTGCTGGGCGTTTAAATTTTTACCCATGTACTCTAAATGATCAGCAAATTGATTCTCCATTCCTGATTCAAGCAAAGTATGCACACCATTAACAAAAGATTCATGCTGTTTATTTTTCATGGTTTTTTGATCACCAGATTCACCAGCAGTTAATATTTGTTCTTGTAGTTCACTTTGTGAATAAATGCCTTTTGACCAAGCATCAACAAAGTTTTTACTGTTGTTAAAGAACTCAGTAAGAACTTTTGCTTTTTCTTTTCTTTTAGATTCAACATCTACTTTTTGTTGTTTGTATTTATCTCTATCAGAAAAATAGTCATAGGTTTTATTTACACCACCATTAAATAAATAATTTTGAGTTTGCTGTGATGCAAATCCAACAGGTGATGCAAATACACCCATTAATGCACCAGAAAGAAATGTACTTAAACCTTCACCACTCTTTTGTTTATCAATGGCTTTTGTAACATCATTTTCTAAAAAGCTCATCATCCCACCACGAACTTGTAAACCTTTTACATTTCTTTCACGGTAAGCTTTAACTGATTCAGAAATTACATCCTGTCCAAGCTCTTGGAATCCTTCCATTGAACCGGATACCACACTTTTTAATGCGCCTTGCCAAGTTATTTCTCCAATTTTTTTTCTACCATAATTCCAAACATTTTTCTTGAGAACATCAACAGCTACTTTGCCTCCTTCTTTTTGAACAACTTTAAATAAATCACCAGCATTAGCAAAAAATTTATTTGTACCACGCATAGATTTAAGCATGTTATCAAATGTAATTGCATTTGTAGCATAAATTAAAGCAAAGTTTGAAGTATAAACATTGTCCCGTACTTTTTGAGATTCACCTTCAATTTTGTTGGCCATTTCTTTTGATAATGGCTTGCCTGCCATATCTGGATTACTTTTATAATAATCATCATACATTTTTTCTCTAAACTCTTTAGCCGCCATATCGGCTTCTAATTTAGATTCACTGTGGGACATTGTGATTTTTCTAGCATCTCTTACAATAGATCCTACACCTAATGCTGTCTGTTTTAATCCATTTATATCTTTTAATTTATCAGCTGTAAAAATAAAATCCATTGTGTTTTCCAATGGATTTAAAGCTTTACCAAAACCTTTTACACTAGCTCCGGCTTTACCCATAAAACCAGTTGCCGTTTTTACATCTTGAAGTTTATTTACAAACTTCAACATATTACCAGCTTGCTTTAATCTTGATACACCCTGTACTAACAAAGATCCTCCAGCAGCAACAGTTGCCGGTGCAGCAGCACCTCCACTTAATGCAGTAACACCAGCTAATGCTAATTCTTCAGCAGCAATACCGCCAATGATACCAATAGTATATCCAGAAGATAACATTGTATTAGACCAAAAACCAGCATTGCCACCTCTTGATGAAGAAAACTTACTCATTGTATCTTCAAAATCAAGATAACTTCCTGAGTCAGCAAATGCGCCTAAGCCAATTGTATCTTGAAATCCAATACCTGCTAATTTCCACATGCCGTCCCAAGCTCTACCTACATCAGCGGACCAGTGAGTATTATCATCATATAGTACATCCATTCCGGATTTTTTACCTGGAATACCGCCTGCTTTAAATGGATCAAATCCTAGTTTACCATAAGTTTCAGAACCATAAGTTGCATACTTTGCAAGATTAGCCTGCTTAGCAGAAAAATCTTTAGCCTTACCCATATTATAAACACTTACTAATTTAGGTAGTGCTTTTTCTAAATGTTTATCAGCTAACTGTTTAAACTTTACATCATCTGCATCCAGTTTTGGTTTTGGTTTTTGTGCATCATCATTAAAATCCTTTTCTGATATTGTAATTGTCTTTAACTCGGCCATGACTAATTGTTATTTGCTGTTTCTATAATCCTTTGCTAAAAAATCCAAAAATGTTTTCTGTGCATCATTTACAGAAATTGCAGAACCATAAGGTATTTCATAAATTTTTGATTTCAAAAACCCTTCACTGTTATAATCCCATATTTCCCCAACATAAGAATCTCTTTCTTTGTCATATTTCAATGCTGCAGATTTATATGCCGGTTTATTATTTTTGTCATTAAAAATAGGCATATCAAGTTGACCTTTAGCTTTAAAAGTAAAGTCTAATGGATCTCTTCCGGTTTTTGTAAACAAGTCTTCTTTAACACCTTTTTTTCCTAACATTTCTTGTGGAGCATACACCATCATACTTTCTTTAGTCTTAGTGTTATAAAACTGATAAGCCGATTGACCAGAAACATTGGTGTTCCTATAGAAAGTCATAGTAACATTATCATTGTTTGTTTTTAAAAAATTCTTTAAAACTTGTTCATTTAGTTTTCTTTGTTCTTTGAGTTCGCCTGCTTGCACTGCGTTAAGTCCATCTTTAATATCTTTGTTACTAAACAGCGTTACATTTTCCTTATCAACATTTCCATTTTCATCAAACAATAAACCAAATACTTTTTGAACATTTTCTTGCTTTGGTCCTGTTGTTTCTTTCAATTTCATGTTTTTGTCAACTGCTAAATTAACACCAACATAATTCAATGCTTGGTTTCTGTCTTTACCAAAACCTGCATCTAACAAAGTTGCATCATAAATTTGTTTGACACTAACGTCATCAAATGTTTTTTTGTAAGACTTTTTTAATTTTAGATACGCTTCAGTCCATACTTCTTTTTGCGCTCCTTCAAATGCACCACTTGTAAAAAATTGAGGATCGGTTACACCAGCAATTTTATTATAAAATTTAACCAGCCCATCAGTATTTTCAGAATACTTTTGTTCATATCCCCATTCATCTTTAAGAGCTACAGTTTTTGTTAGATTTTTACCTAACTCGCCCCTCCATGCTTTCAAAGACCGGATATTCCCATTTTCATCAACAAGAGATTTAAAAGCAACTTCCATGTCTTTTTTAGATAAATCTCCACCAATTTTAGCACCATCTCTAATTGCTTCCCATTTTTTATTAGTAGCCACATCCAAAGTTTTTAATCTAATGTCTTTATCAACACCACGAAAAGCTTGAAAATTCATAATAGTCCTATCAATTATTCCATTTTCTTGTGTTTCATTGTAATAGTCATCTCTATCTTTACCCTTCCTTTGTGGATAATAATTTAAATTTTGACCAATGACTCCCTTTTTGTATTTATTGTAGATGGTAGCATTACCATAGTAACCCATTCTCCCAGTCATACCATTAATTTTTTCAGAATAATTTTTAAGTATTTGCAATTGCTCAGTTCTATCTTTTCCTCGGATTTGCTTTAGGATGGTATTTGCAGTTTGCTGATCACCTGCTGCTAAATCTGGATCCTGTGTTGTTTTATGTTTTCCGATATGACTCAAAATATCCATGTTCATATTTAATGCAGCAGAATCTGATTCGCCATTAGGATGTTTTGTATCAATTCCTTGTAAAGAAGTAGATACCCATGACTTAGTAATTGGTTGAATTAAATCAAGACCTTGATTTTTATAATGCTGGTCAACTCTTTTAAGTTTTTTATAACCACTGCTTACATTAGCCAATTCATAATCAGCAACAAGTTCTTGATCCGCTGTTGGATCATAAACTACTTTAGCTGTAGTTGATGCCTTATCTTTAGAAACTCTTGGTGTTTGATCCCATTTATCATATTGCTCTCTTGTCATCATATGACCTTCAGAGTTCATTGCTAATCCTTTACCTTTTTCATAATCATAAGAATCAGCAATGCCATTAAAATAAACAATTGCATCTTTTTGATACTTTGTAAATTTTTCTGCATCAAACTCATCAGTATTATATTTCTTTAATTCATTGGCCATAGCCCATGAACTATTCTTGAACTTCTTAAAATTTTCATAAGCTTTAGGATCATCTTCTTTTAGTTGTCCCATTACCATATCATACCTGCCATTTACAGCACGCATCATAGGTTTTGAGGTTTGAAAGTTAACAAACTTTTTAAGCTCAGGGTGTTCATCTATAATAGGAGCAATTTGAGAATCCCAATTACTAAGCTCAGCTTTTGATTTTGTTTCACCTTTAGGTTCAACTTTAGCTTCAACTTTTGTTTCAATTTTTGCTTTACCTGCAGGTTCTGTATCGGATGCGCGTTTATATAAAAAATCTACCATGATTAATCTAATTTTAAATTATTTTTAATTTGACTTAAAACAGGATCAGTTGCATTTATTGCACTTATTGCTTGTTGGAATCTTTCAGCAGTTAACTCTTTACCCCATTTAGTTTTGTATGCTCCTTTTAATTGATCCTGAGTATTCTCAAAAAACTTAGTTGAGTAATCAAATCCTAATTCATCACTGTAAGTTTGCATATCAGTATAAGTAACAACATCTCTATTTACTGGAGTTTTATTGAATTTAACAGCTGCTTTATTTGCATCTCTTTGAAGTAAAGCTAAATCACTTTTAGTTTGTGCTAAAAAATCTTTGTAATCTTTTAATTGTTGACCTTCATAAGCAGCTACATCTTTAGGTTCAGGAAGTAATCCTCCATTTGCAGCTTGATATTTTTTTCTTGCTTCCAACTCTGGATCATACGCAGCTACCTTGTCCGCTTTAGTAATGTAATCATTAGATGCAGTTAATTCACTTCCTGCTCCTCCTGTATAAGCAGAATTACCAAGTGCTTTTTTGTGGTCTTCTAATTCTTTTTTATTTGCAGTTTCCGCTGCGTCCAAAGCAACATTGTAACTATGCTGAGTAGCCATCTCCGATAACTTATAGCTATGATCTACTTTCATCTTAGCAAAATCATCCGCTTTCATAGTTGACTTAGCATCTTTAAAAATAAGTGTATTCACAGCACCTTGTATCTCATCATTAAAAAGAGCATACGCATTTTGATTATCAATATGATCTGTTAAAGTTCCAATGCCTGCTTGATTAGTAGGTGAAATAGAAGAAATTTGATCAGTATATGCTTTAGCATTTTTTGCACTGTCTTGCAATTGTTTTAACTCAACTAATTCATTATACTTATCACTACCTTGAACAAATTTTCCATTTTTAAAATCCTCTTCATATTCTTTTGTTACTTGATCTAAGTGTCCAATATCTGTATTTAAGGCTTCAGCTTGTTCTTCAATTTTTGCTTGATTATTTTTATCAATCTGTTTGACATAACCTAACTGCGCTTCATTGACATCTTTAAATTCACCCATGCTTACTTTACTATAAGCCCAGTCATTTCTATCTACATACGCTTTTGTTTTGAACATTTCAGCAAACTGTGGATTTTGTCCAATAGTTTTATTAAAAAGTGCAGTTAAAGGTGAACGCAATACTTCTCCATTTTTGGTAGTAACCATATAAGCACCATCTGAACTTAATTTGTCATACTCAATATTTAGACCTGCATCTTTAGCTAGTTTAATGGCTTCTTTCATTACACTTTTATACGGAACAAAAGTTACATCCCCCATACCTAAAGCATCACCAGCTGATGCATTTTTAAATTCTGCGCGTTTGTATTGCATGTACTTATCACCCTCTTCCCAATATGAACCACCGCATTTTTCTTCATCAATGCAGTTTTTGAATCCCTCCATTCTATTAGTTTCACTATTATAGTTTTTGGTCCAAACCATATCTTTAACAATATTGTTATTTTCATAAATAGATTGGAAAACGCCTGCAGCTGCTTGAACATTTTGATCTAATGAAAAATCCAAACCTCCCATTCTTCTAATATCATCATTGATAATTTGAAAGAACTCATCTCTGGCTTGAATATTATCAGAACGCGTCAATGAAGAGTTTAACAATGAACCATATAACTCACTTACTTTTTTATGATTAGCGTCATACTTAGCTTGTTTTTGTTGCAGTATCTGCGCATCAAATGCTAAATTTGGTTCTGTCGGCTGTATCTGACTAATATAATCTGTCTGTCCCTGTATATAAGTTGCCATTGTTTTTTTTGTAAATATATTAATTAAACCCTAAACAAAAATTAGTTAAGACTGAACATTGGTATTGTTCAACTCACTTGCTTTAGTAATTTCATCATCTTTTTCCACAACCCATTTGCCAGATTTTTGAGCTTGAAATAATTTCATTGCCAAGTCTGGAGTCAAAGTAGGTACTGTTTTTGCAAAATCATTAAACTGTGTTCCAAGATCTTCTGAGTTGTCTTTAGTCGGTGTTAATGCTCTATCATTCATTTTGGTTATAATACCTGTAAACGGATCTTTTTTGAAGTTCTCCGTTGTGGTATTCAAATTATAAATGTTTGATGCATTAGTGTAAGCCTGATTAGAAAGCTGCGTAATTTTATCTTTAGCAGCACTGATAGAATTTGCAAGACTTTGTTTTAAAATGTTCTCTTTGTCATACATATTTGTAGCCAACTGAGCATCCTGAGCATTACGCGCATTTGCCAATTGAGCATTGTATTGCTCACCTGCATTAAACACACCTACATTCTTATCAGCATAATCGCTAATTGCATTTGCTACATCACCGTAAGCTTGACCACTTAAAGCCATAGCGGTTGCGCCAGCAGATTGTGCATTTCCAAATGCAGAAACACCTTGCATCATTTGATTCAATTGCTCATTCTTAGCAGCTATTGTTCGCTCTGGTGAATAGTATGCACGATCTGGCATAACAACTTCAGCAGACTTAGCCCAAGGATGTAATTCAGGAATCTCAAATCTAGCTTGTACAGCACGATTAAGTGAAGCCAAGTCTTCTCTCCTAAAGCCATAAGGATTTACAAGTTGATTAGTTTGACCTAATTTTTTATACTCTGGTGCTTTTGTATTACACGGTGCACAATTACCACTAGCATCTCTAACTGGAACTGTTCCATCTGGACATGTAGCACAAGGCCCTACTCCAGGAGTTGTACCTTCTTCTTCATATTCAGGATTAGCTGTAAAACCAAATGCATCAAAATGTTCAAAACCAGACAACTGTTCATTTCCAATTGCAGGTCTATATCCAGATTCACCAAGTTTACTTTCAACCCCTGCAGTTACGGCAGCATAATTTTTTTTATAAAAATCAGGAGCCATTAAATCTTCTTCTTTTTCTGGAGGTTTTATTCCTAAAAATCCAATGTATTCTTTTCTAAGTTCTTTGACTTTAGTTGGATCTTTATATGTATCATCAACTGCTTTAAAAGCTTCATCGTCTGTCATACCTGCACCGCGAGATTTTTCAAACAGGAATCTTTTTTCATAATCCTCTGGAGTAAACCCAGCAACAAATGAACCACTACCTTGCCACTTACCATCCTTTGCACCACTATAATCAGTACTACCTCTTTGTAATGTAATTTTGTATTTGTCTGTAGAAAAATCTTTACCTGATTGATTAATAACCCTACTTAAAATAATACGGTCTTTAAAGTCAGGATTAAAGTTTCCTTGAATTTTAATTTGATTTGTGCCTGGAACTTTAACAATAGTTCCATTTTTAATTCCATTTTCAATAACCAAGTTTGCAGCTTCAGCAGACTTAGCGTTTTCCGGACTTTTTGTTATCCACTCTGAAATCGGGCCTGAGCTTGTTTGCGAATCTGCAGATGCGGTTGGATTTAAATTTACTTTGGTTACTTTTTTAAATGTGCCGTCTTCTTGTTGCACATACTGACCAACTTTAAATCCTTTTCCTGTAGTATTAATATCAGCAGAAGCGGGTAGTTCTTCTTTCTTATAGACTCTTCCTCCACCACCATACTGACGAAGCTGTCCTCCCATAGAGAGAGAAGGGAAAGGATACAATTCATTAGTAGCTGCAAAATCATTAACTGCGCCACCAAAAGCTTTAGCAACAGCTTGATTAGCTGCACCTGCGTCTTGTTGGTTCATAGCAAACATTTCATTAGGATCAATCTGCAACTTATCAAAGAACGGAGATAACCCATTAGGTACACCATCTTTGAATCCTTTGCGTGATTCTTGTAAAAGTTTCAACGCAGCAATTTTAAACGCAGCATTGTCCATTGACATTTCCGCAGACTTCTTGCTTACTTTATCCGCTGTATCATCAATAAGAATTTGTTTTGACGTATTGATTGCATCTAGCCATGATTTAGAAATGCCTGCAAATGTTTGAGGCTTCTTTGGATTAACACCGAAGTACTCTAGGATTGCAGGATCTTTTACTATCATCTTCTTGTTATCACTAAAGATAAACGAAGTTCCATCAGATTCCTTATCACCATCAGTAGGTAAATTCAAAGGAGTTCCACCTTGGCTGTGCTTCTTGCCACCAATAGAATACATCTCATAGATATTATTAATACCTCTGCTCATGTTTGTAACTACTGTTTCACCTTTTTCAGCTTCAACATTAGCTATCTTCCTATTCACAGGACCAAGAACTTTTGACAAAGTTACTTTAGGTACTTCTTGATTAGGAAATCCAGTTATTGTGTACTTACCCATAATTATACTCTTGAAAGTTTAAATCCAGCCGCAGCTAATTGTTCCATTTCATCATCTGCTAAATCTACTTCTCCACCTATTTCATATACTCTGCCGCCATAAGCAAAAATTTGTCTTTGGTTATTATACATTGTATCTGTTGGATTCAATACCTGATTGCCAATATCGTTTGGAATAAAGTTCCCAGCTTGATCATAAAGACCTTGCTTCATTGTATCATAAGTGTTGCTTGGACGATTTAATGCAGACAACTTAGCTTTGTCCCTTTCAGGATTCATTGCATTCATTTTATTTGCAAAGTTAGTTACTTTACCTGCAGCGTTCATGTACATATCACCTGCAGCCGCACCAACTTGATTCCAATTGATGTCTAACTTTTTACCAGCAGATTCTTCAATTGTACCATTGTTTCCAAAAGGACTTGGTTGATTTGCTGGAAGATTTTCAAACTGTAAATAGTCTGGAATTTTATTTCCATCTGTATCTTCAGAACCTAAATTAATTCCATTATCTGCTCTTGGTATTCTACCTCCAAATGCGCGGTTGATTAATGCTACTGCATTTTCTAATGCCGCTGGATCAACACCCCCTCCATATTCATAACGCTTGCCAGCTTGTCTAGCTTCTTTATTTTCTGCTCTATTAGCTTGGCGATCTTCTTGCCTAGTATTTCTTATATCTTGTTTTGATTCATAAATGTTTCCATTATAATTAGGTACATTACCTAATGAAAAGTTTTTAGATATATCTTTTCTTTCAGATCTACTTAAATCAGGATAAGTTTCCTTATAAAAAGCTCTATCACTTCTAAAATCTTTTCTATCTGTATCATAAGGTATATATGGATTATTCTCATCAATGCCTTTATATTCCCCTTCTTTTTTAAGCATACTTTCTTCAATTGACTTTTGATTTTCTAAAGCCGATTGATTAGCTACGTTGCCTTCATCTACAGCTGGAGTTCCTGCATTTCTAGCAACTTCCCGAGCAGCCTCTTCTTTATCAAATTGCGCAAGAGCCGCATCCTTTTTTTCATTGTATCTATTTTCTTTTCTATCCCATTTAGAATCTTTGTAATCTTGTTCTACTAGTTTTCCGTCTTGTATTCCTTTAACACCAGTTTCTGTTTGTTTAGTTACATCAATTGCATTTTGATCATTTTGATTTACTTCAGATGCCGGATTAACTACATCAGTAGAACCCGGAGCAACTAAACTTTGATCTGCTACATTTGCAGCAGAAGGTTGATTAAATGAAACAGCACCAGGAATTTGCGCATTTGAAGTACGCCAATCTTTTGGTGCCATTGCTGTTTGATTACCGTACATGTCTGTTTGCAAAGTTGTACCTCCAGGAGCTGGATTTAAACCAGTTGCATCTTGATAACCTGCATATTGAGTTACCCCATTTATTGGAGTAATTGAATTAGCAGGACCTTCTTGAGGACCAGCCGGTGCAGCAGGATTCATTGCAGCAGCATCACCCCAATCAATTTGGTAACGTACTCCTTTTCTTCTATTACCTTTCCAGATACTACCTTCTTTGAATTTTTCAGCTTCACCTATTCTCCAATTTTGTCCAGCAACATTTCCGGCCATTCCAGGCACTAAACCATTTGCTCCTACAGCACCAAGGAATTGATTAGCATTCATGCCACCTGGCAAATTAGCACCAGTGATTCTTGGATCATACATATTGTTTGTACCAATGCCTGACATCATTCTTGCAAAAGGACTTGCACCAGCAAATAAATTACCATATAAACCTTGGTTCATTGGATTTTGATAAGCTACAGGATTAATTTGAGAATAAGATGATTGAGATGCACCAGGAACTTGCGCAGCTGGTACTCTTTGCATTGTGCCATCTTTTCTAGTTACATAACTACCTTGTGCGTCTTGTCCAAGTACGTCACCTTCAGCAAACTGAAATTGATTTGTTTTTTCTTGAGCAGGTTGCGCAATATAAGTACCAGTTGCTTCGTCATATTTATAACTAGCATTTTTATCTGGCTGTTGTGACCATTTATTTGCAGTAAACATCTCTGTTGTTACCGTTTGATCTTTATTTGCTGGATCATTATTCCAATCATACACTGCTGCTTTATAGTCAGCCTCTGACTTAAATGCTTTTGGATTGATGGTTACTTTACCATCTTTTCCCATTTCAATACCATTTAGAGCTTTAGGAAGATCGCCACCGTATGCCCTTTGATTTCCACCAAGGCTCGGAAACTCATCATCTAATGTAGATTTGTATGCACTGTTTTTAACAGCACCAACAAACATTGATGTTCTATCTTGTGCGTATGTTTTAGAATCAGTCCCCGGAGCAACTGCCGGTCCACCATAAGCGCGTGACATTAATTTTTTAAGATTGCCACCAAACTTAGCCATTCCCATTGCAGAGTCTGGTGCAGGTACATTTGGATCCAGTGCTTGAGGATCTTGTGAGCCTTCTGTCATTGCTACATCAGAACCTTGTGGATCTGTTGCTTGTTGCATACCACTTAGTTGTTCCATCACAGATGTTGCAATTTCAGGACTAATCTGACCTTGTTGTGCGGCAGCTTGAATTTGCTCCATAACTTGTCTTGCATCTGCACCTTGTGACATCATCTCTTGAACTTGCTGCATTACTGCTTGCATTTCTTGATTGTCCCCTCCTTCAGCGTATGAACGCAAACGTCTTGGCATGCGACCACCATATTTCATTTGAATTTCTTCAGCAGGAGATGGTTGTCCACCTTGATCTGGAGCCGGTGCACCTTGTTCAGCCATTTCCTCTTGAGGATTACTAGCTTGACCTTCCATTTGTTCTTCACCTGGATTTTGTGGTTGTTGACCACCTTGCATAGCTTGTTCAATAGCTGCTTGAGCATCTTGTTCTGGCATTCCCATTTGAACAAAAACTTGCATAATCATTTCAGGCGGAACTTGTTTAGCTAATAATTCAGCTGCAGCATCAGCAGGTTGTGCACCTTGTTGCATCATCTGTTGTACAAGTTGCATAATTTGTTGCATCTGTGGATCTTGACCACCTTGTTGTGGTTGACCTTGAGGTGCGCCTTGTTGCATTTGTTCTGGAGCCTGACCTGGTTGGCCTTGTGGCATTTGTGCTTGTGGATTTTCCATTTTCAATCTTGCTTATGTTCTAATATACAAAAAAATTTTTATTTATCTTAACTATAAAATGTTTATCTGTGAGATAATTGCTGATTACTTGCAGCCAAGCTCACTAAGATTTCTACATTATTGTTTACAGTTCTTCTCAAAATTACTCTATTGTTGAAGTGTCTGAATTTTTTTCTTTGAAACTCTTGCTTGTCATAGTTTAAGTTTGCGGGATTTAATGTGCGAATATACCCATTATCTTCTGTCATCCAAATTCTTTCTTCAGCACCACTATACTCACCTCTATCATTTGTAACATCCCAGAATTGATTAAATCTGTACTGTTGTTCCTCTTTAGAGAACAAGATGTTTATGTAATTGGTTTGAATATTTGGGAATGTCAATAACAATGGTAAATTATTCTTTGGATTAAGATGAAGTTTAAGTACTCCAGAAACTTGTTCTGAATTATACACGGTTGCTTCATCAAATCCGTGATCTAATACATGAAATCTATCATAACAGTTACGCTCATCATATACATAACTTTCAATGTAGTATTCAACATTACGCATAGTTGCTACAGCAAACTTATTGTCTAACTGGAACTCAACCTCAAACGGATAGTCAACACCGTAGTAGTTACAATATTTACTACAAATGTTATTGTGTTTCCAAATACCATTATCATTAGTTGTAAGGAATGTATTCTTTGCTCCTAAAGATAAGTCTGGATGCCAATCATGGAATGAAACAAACTCTTCAATTTTTGGATCATAACTTAAAGTCCATGAACAATCATCAAAGTAAAGGGGATCTCCAGTTTTAGCAATAAAAACACCGTTGATTAAGAATTTAGAACCTCCCATGTACTCTACTGTAACAGGTAAGTTTTTCTTTAACCTGTAATCTTTCTTACAGAAATAAACCAAACTGTACTCGTTGTCATAAATAGTCTGACATCCAATTCCAGCAACTGGATTATCTGTAACAGAATATGTTGGAAAGTCTTCTAGGAGTTTATATGGTAGATAGATGTTCAACCAGAATCTATTTCCTTTAAGTGAAATCTCTTTTAATCCTCCCGCATAGCAAAAGATTTTACCTTGATTAAGGTTCATCCAAAACACACCAGCTGGAGTATTGAGTACAGACAATCTGCTTTGACACGATGCATACTCATAAGAATTTTCAGAATTAGAAAGTTGCTGTAACTGTCTTGCAAATAATCGCCCATCTCCAATAGTAATGTTTGCACCACTTTGAGTTTGCATTTCATCTACACCCGGTAACATACCAGGTGCTTGATTCTCAAACAATATTAAAGCAGCTGTTCTATTAATTGACTTTACTGAAGTTACATTACTTTCATAGTCAGCATAATTGTTTGGTAAAAATACACGCCACTGATCTTTTTTAGCAAGTGAAATATTATTTGCGGCAGCCGTTTGTGGCAATGAATATAACAATCTTCTAGGATACTTTGTATAACAAGTTTCAGATAATAATGGATTATAATCTCTTCCTTGCATTACTCCCCATGGAATTTTTTGACTTGCCATAAATGACCATGACAAACTTCTATCAATTTGATAATAGTTATCTGCTTTAATCAAGTTCATGTTAAACAGGGTTCTTAAATCAGAAAGCACAGGATAATGTTTTTTAGCATCGGTATCCTGCCAATCACGCATATCAATATTAAATTCAGACTCTACAAAGAAATCACGAACTCCTGAATTAAATAAATACATAAATGCTCTTTTTAATAAGAACACTCCATTTTGTCCAGGTAATCTATCAAAACAATGTTTGTCACTTGGTGTAACTAAAGTTGAAAAAAATGTTGAAAGTGATCCAGCAAGAATTGCACTTTGCAAGGCTCCAGGAACACTTTGAACAAACTCCATTAAATCAAATGGATCTGTATCCATCCAAAATGCAGTCCACTCAAACATCTTTTGTTTGTTGTAATTAAGAATTGCGCCATCAGGTTGACCGTCTAACCACTGTTGAAAATAAAACAATGTGTTTTTTTCAGAGTATTTTCCAATGTAAGTATCACCTCCAAATAAAGTTGGTGAATTAGTTAACGCTATAGGAGTTACACATGAAGAAACCATAAGTTGTCTTATGGATTGCAACTGTCCATACTGATTACGAAGTCTTGTTTTTAAAGCTACATAATGAGAAGATGCTCTTCTTGAAAAATTATCAAGATGGCGGTCAGCTGGCATTGCTGACAATCGCGGTGGTCTTGATACGTCAACTATTGCACCTGTAATGTTTTCAATGTCTACAGGTGTATCAAACATTACTGTTTCATTTCTGTAAATATGATTTACAATGTAATTAGTTTGGTAATCTTGAACTCCTGGATTTAAATATCTAGCATCATTTACTCTACGTCTTCTATTATTTGCATAAGGTGCAGCAAAGTTTTCATATTTGCATAATGCTTGGTACTGTAAAGCAAACTGTTGCCACGCTCCTAATGATTCAATTAATTTGTAAGTGGTGTCTGCACCTCCTGCTAAGTAACTTAAAAACATAGGATTTCCTAAAGCTAACAATGCAGCTTTTAATATACCCGGTCCAGCATCTTGGTCTTTATAAGTTATTTCTAAATAACCGGAAGTAACCCCTGTGCTTGGTATCTGAGCAGATGTTCTTGATGCTGTAAGTAAAGCTCCTTGAGAAGAACCAGTAATTGATGCTATTCCTGAGTTTTGTCCAGTTAACGCATCACCCATTCCTTGAACCCCAATGGTATTAATTGCAGCAGCTTGTGCCGCTGTTAATGCAACACCTACAGGTATAATATTTCCTGTTGACGTTGAAGAACCTGCAAAAATTGGATCACTGTCAATTTGGTATCCTCTATACTTAATATCTCTTGAACCAAGCATTTTAGAAATAGCATAACCAAATCCAACTACTATGCCTGTAATAAAAGATACATCTGTAATAAATTTATGACGCGGGTGATTTTTAGGTTCAACATAAGAACCCTGACTTTCTCCCCATGCAGCACCGTAAATTTTTACTTCATCATCTACCAAAAACGGTCTTGCAAACATTGTGTCTGGAGAATGAAAAGTAAAATGTTTTTTGCTGTAATCCGCATTAGGAGTGTAGTTTATTAGCCCACCTTGAAGTGGTTCATAACTAGTTGGCAATGTATTTGATGAAATAAACGGATCTGGTCTTAAATCATTAAATGGATAATTTGCATATAGTGCTTTTCTATTTGTTACCAAATTAGGAGCATCATATTCAAACATATTATTAATAAGCCCTTTATACAAAACTGTTTTTGCACCAGTTCTGTTTCCTCTTAATATTTCATATCCAACAATATTTGTTATTAAATTTCCATTGTTGTCTTTTGGTGGTTGAATGTTATCAAATCTAACACCCATAATTCTAATTTTATCACCCCCGTCTTTGTAGTGATTGGTAAGTGTATTAGTAGAACCACCTGATGTAATTACATTTTCTGGAAACTTATGGTGACGTATTGGTTGGCCACATAAATTCCAATCAGGTCTACCTGGTACAAAAGAGTTCCAAATTTCTGGATGTTTGTCATCATACAGTTCAATTGATTCCCAATAACCCATTTGTCCTTCAGCAACTAAAAGTCCACCATCAGGTAATGTTGTATTTGGAGTTGATATTAAACTTGCAGTATTATAAACTTCAAAAACTCTTGGTGTGTAATCAGGAGATTCAATATCATTAATTGTAGTTGGACAAGGAGCAATTTCAGATATAGCTCCTGCGTTTCCACCTGCATCATTGGTTAAAAAGAATTGACCAGCACCGCGACCTGGGATATGATAACTATTTGATTTATCTCCTGTATTGTAAACCCAGCGTATAAAAAAGCCATACACTTCATCGCGCATGTAACCAATATTGGTTCCACCATTTTTGTAGTATTCATTTTTATATTCTACACATTGCCAAAATGTACCAATTTGATTTGCCAAAGGTTGATAGTTAAAATCAAACTTTGTTGTTGGCCCAACTCTTAATGCATATTGACCAACACTAAATATTGCTTCAGACTTATCTGGAATTGGTGTTATTATTGTTAGATCAGCTAATGGTACTACGGGTAATGTAATGTCAATGTAATCTATAGAAACAACATTTTGTCTGGTGCTATAGATACCAATCTTTCTAGCTACTGTTTTTTCATTTATGGTTGAAATTAAAACCAACTCATAACTGTCAAAGGCTGTGTCTAGATTAGATACATAGATATCTATGGAACTATTAACATTTGTATGATCAAACAGAGATAAAGCATTTGATGGAATAAAGTAATCTGTTACTCTTTGGTCATCTACCAAATAAGCTACTTGCGCTTGATATGAGCCATTTAAAATACTTGCAACACCTTTTCCCTTAACTATGTTTACACAAGGTGTTTCTATGAAAGATTCTAGTCTTATTTTATCACAATCTAAATCGGTGGTATCAACACATGTTGTACAACCATTTACTGTTGTACAAACTTGTATCCAAGGAACCGCTCCAATATCCAATACTCTTGATACATTGCGCCCATCATCCCAGTAAGCATTAAATGAACAATCAAATGTTGCCCTAGTAATTCCCTTTATTAAATTGTCTGTGCTAAAATTTAAACACTTGTCATTCACTAATGTGCTATAAGAGCAATTACCTTCTTTAAAAATTCCTATTTCAGAATCAGTGTTGTTTGTAGAAAACATTAACCATCTATCTTCTTCAATATGCAAAGCTCCAATAATTGTGTATGGAGCAAACGTACAGAAGTTATTAGCTGGCTCAGTACTCAATTTACCTAAGTCACCTTTTCTTGTATTGTTGATTGCGTTTCTTGCATAAGTCCATGAGTTTTCCGGTAAATGAAAATCACTTGTATCAGTTACAAGTGATTTATCAAATGTTCCTTGACTCTTAAATGTAGAACTACCTGCACTTCTTTGCTTTGCCATAACTAGTAGGATCTAAACATTGTATAAAAATTGTGATACTGAGCTTTTCTGTTTATTTCCCAGATACGTCTTAGTTCACTAAAGTTAGGTGTATTTACCAAACTGTATGCATTGTTTCTTGCAGCTTTTAATCTTGACTCTATGATTTGAATTTGGCTTCCATTTACAGTTTCACCATTCATAATCATATTCTCAAGTACGCGTTGTTTAATTGCATACTCATAAAACTCATTTAGCATATCATGATCAGGGACTAGTAAGTTCCCATCATCATCTTCCATCATTCCTTGGTAATTTACATACAGCTTTCCTGTTTTAAAAGAAGTGTAAATAAATCCATCTTTAATATAAGCCGTGTCGCGTGCTTGCCATGTTTTGTTTGGACAATCTGGATCTACAACATCAGGACTGTTTATCATTCTTATAGAACGCATAGTTGTCCATCTTCTTGTGTGGAATTTAAAGTGTTGTGTTAAAGCTACAAACTCTCCTTTGCAGTTTAATTTGACATCACCAATAGGTTTACACGAACAACTTTCATATTTGGATCCGCAGTCATTGCAACTATGTGGATGTGGAACAGCACAAGGTTCACATCCTGGTTCTGTAGGAGCAAGTGCAGGAGAACACAAGTTTACATCAGTCCAATTCCCTGGATTATAAACCGGTCCTAAATTTACATTTTCAACATGCGTTCCTGAAATTAATGGCTCAATAATAAAATGATCCATTAACATAAATGCAAAATTTAACACTTGAAAATTATTAGGAAGTTTTGCTCTTCCTTTTTCAATGTCAAGTACCACTTCTTTTGTTTTAAAAATCTTTAAGCCTAGTTCATAGTTACATCTTTTTGCAACTTTGATAAACTCTTGAGGATTAATAAAATCTTCCAGATAGTATTTTTTAAAATCAGATTGGATCTCAGCCAATAACTGATCATAAGTTCTATAGTTTAAAAATGTATTTGGCATCTTATCTCAGTATATTTTGTGAATTATCTCCAGTATCTGGTGGAAGTTTAGCAAGTGTCATTAACTCTTGCTGTGTCATTTGCTCAATTTCAGCAAACATGTAATCTGGAATTGTTACATTTCTATCTTGAGCTTGTGTGCAATCAGAATCATTTTCATTACAAAAAGCATCAACTGGTTCTTCAAACATTCCTTCTACAGATACAGCATCCCAAACAATATCTGGAAAATATAAGTAACCATTCTTGTACCAATAGTAGTGAGTTTTGTTGTATTTAAAATTTGTTGATTGTGTCATTGCAACATATACAGCAGTTAAACATTGTTGAAATACATCACTGCCATCAATTGGCGCAATTGTTCTAAAGATAGGACCGTTACTTCCAGACATTAGTTTTGGAAGTTTCTTTTTAGTTCGCATGATTTTGCAACCAGTTTTTATTCTAGCGCAGTCAGCTTCAATTCTGTCTACTTCAATTAACTCAACATACGGCAGTGTTTCAAACAAACTATCATATTGCATCAATTTGTTTTCTACATCTTGTCTTCTTATCAAAGCTTTTGAATACTTTATAAGCAAACTGTAAATAAAACGGTCAGTTAAAAATGCATCTTCATTTACTAACTTGAAGACATTTCTGATTCTTGATATGGATTCTCTTATTGTTGTCATGGTTATATGTTAATATCAACAGTAGAATTATAGTTTACAGAAACGCATCTGGCCCAATGCATTCTAAAATATGCACTAGCTTTTCTTCTAAACTGCTGAAGAGGATTAAATGAAAACATGTTAGCATTCTTCACCATAGTTCTTTTGGTGTGGTTAATATACACAATTCGCATCATGTTGTTATCTGTATCCCAATTTTTATGGTAAACGGTTTTTCCTGCTAGTTTTGAATTAGCATAGTCAATAGACTTGCCTTTTGCTTTTCCAGCATTATTAATAAACACAGCACCAATATTTTCAGGAAGTATTACTCCATAAATATTAGTCATTGTTTCTTCCGCCATGTTTGAATTAAATGCTCTCATGATCTTTATGATTGCAGACTTATCTAAATTGTACTTTGGGTGCAACTTATTAAAGTCTTTAACTTCTTTATAGTTAATAACTTTCCCTTTTTTCTCAGTTACTCTTGGTTTATTTAAGTCAACCTCCATATAATATACTAATTTATCCTCAAAAATACAAATTAAATAATAAAACAAACCCCAGATTGCTCCGGGGTTCATCCTAGTCAGCCACATAAACCAACCTTCTGTGACATTTTTTCTAACACACTGGTGTAGGTGTCGGTATTGTTGCAACGCATGGTCCTATAAATCCGGTTAATCCATCTAAAATAATCCAAAATCCTCCAATTTCACTTGAATCATTTGCATTAATACTAATTGGATATTCTTCACTTGCTTTAAAAAACGGTTGTGCGTTTTGATTACTTGATGAAACACTGTCATGCACATTTGTTGCAAATTTAAAATCTGTAACTTGATCTCCTTGTGTCACATTAGAAACTACATAATTTAATGCAGATGTACTAAATGCTCCTGGGTTACATCCTGAAACAAAACTTTCTTCTAAATCTGCAAGACATCCCCATGACAACGTGCCTGTTGGTGAAATACCAACATTTGCAAAAGAAGTTAATACTGTATTGCAACTGCCTGTATCCATAGCTCTCCAGTTTAATCTCCATCCAAGACTATAACTGCCATCTAGAACATATCCGCTAGGTAAAACTGCAGCTGGAATTACACTAACTCCTTTATTAAAAGTTAAACCTCCAGATGTGCTTATATTAACTCCACCTATTCCAGTATATGGTTTTTTACCATGTGCTGGTAATGATGATGATACAACACCCTCATAAGTGTTTGTGCCTGATTTATATAAAAATGTAACAACATCACCAACTTTTGTATCATCTTCCAAAGGAATTACCACACTGCCTCTAAAATGTACAACATTTCCAATACGTCTTACTTGCGGTCTTTTAACAAGCATAGTAGGATCAGTAGAATAATGATTAAAACCAAGTAAATCTACCCACCCTGTATCTTGCACATTTGCAGTTAATACACCTGCAGTATAACTAAGATCCACAGTTGTTGTGTCATCAACAGTTGTAGGTACTCCCGGAATACCTTGTGCACCAGCTGCGCCCGTGCTTCCAGCAGATCCTGTTGCACCACTCAAACCTTGCGGTCCTTGACTTCCTTGTGGTCCAGGTGCGCCTTGTAGACCTTGCAGACCTTGTGGTCCTACGGGACCTTGTGGTCCTGCCGGTCCAACAAATCCTCTTGGGCCTTTTAATTTTATTTCATTGCTTTTACATTCACAATTTCCTTTACAAGTACACATATCATATATTATTTATGGACACACTGGGATACTTATTCCTAAAGCTGTAAGAGCAGCAACTATCTGATCTCTATAGTAAGTTGGGGAACCTGCAGCCAATGTGTCTAAGTTACAATTAAAGTTTAAGGTATAATAGTCAGATACATTATTAGGAACTGTGTAAGCACCATTATTAATGAACGTTGCCTGAGTTAATCCTCTAAATCCTGGAAATGCATTAGGTCCTGTGTTTACTCTAAATGCAGTTCCTTTTATTGTGTATCCTACTGTTGACATTACATTTCTTAAATAAGCAATGTCTGTATCATATCCAGATGTTCTAGATCCACTATTAAATGCTACGGAACCTCCGTATCCATAATCATTAGATTCATCAGCAAAAGTTAAATTAATAACTTGATTTACTGTTGTATCTGCAGTTCTTTGAAAATTTCTTTCTTCAGCTAAACATCTTATAAACCTTTCATTATAATTCCAAGTTCCAGAAGACATATTGAGTACTTTGACTCTTTCATTATAAAGCACTGGATCATTATTGTAAATAGGCAATAAGCATGCTTGAAGTATAGTTGATTGCATTGTTTGCAAAGGGGACAATGTTGTGTTCATTGAACCTGAGTTATCAAACCAAATGTTTATTTCTGTTTCACTTGTTAACACTTGTCCTTGGCCACATGGAATTGAATCTGTAACAATACATTGCGGTGCACCATTACAAAAATCAACAGGACTGCCATCCGGACAACTCCAAGTAATTGTTTCACCATACGCGGGTATCAATAAAGGAGGTGTTTGAATTAATTGTTGTGTTGAGAATGCAATAAAGGGTGCAAGATCAACTACAGTAACTGTTGTACTTGCTATAAAAGCATTTAGAGTTTGATCAGTAGGCCAAATATCTCCCGGAGTTCCTACAGGAATATCATAAATTTCTGCACCAAATGCAGCAGGTGTTCCAAAATCATATCCTGCTAATTGTAAAATATGATTACCTGCCGGTAAAGTAATTGGAAACATGTGCCATATAGCAAATGTTCTTGTTACACCTGTGCTTGTAGGTGTGCCACTTGGACCAAATGAACCCCATAAGTTTACAAGATTAAAATTAGCTACACCTCCCATAAAAGTAGAAGACGTTATACTTGCTCTAATTTGATTATCCCCAGCAATTGCAAATATATATGTTTTTTCTGTTGGTATATTTATACAAAACTCAACCGGCAGCCATTGATCGGTACTATATCCTGTAGCCCATATACCTACATTATTTAATCTACCTTCTGTATAACCAGCAGGAAAATTAGTAAATACATTATTTCCTGCTGCAGATATGGCATCAACAACTAAAACAGTTCCAACACCTGCTGATTCATAAACTTGATAGCCTACTGTACAACCTGGTGTACCAAATGGACAAAGAGTTGCATCTGACCAACCATTTAAAGGAAATATTTTAGTAGAAATGTCTTCATATAATCTAGATGACGAACTACCATAACTAGGACTTGTTCCTCCTGCTACAATTGGAACTGTTGCTCCACCACTTGGAACAGCTGGTTCAATTGTAGTCAACTCACATGCATTAGTTGCAGGATTAAATATATAACCTGCAGGACATTGACATGGACATGTTATAGGACACCAGTTAGTTCCATCAAAATAACTTATGATACAATTGGTTGTATTGAGTAACTGATAAGTTACCCCATCAATATCCACTATGCTAATATTGCAATCACAGGGATCTATCCAATTTGTACCATCAAATATTTTAAAATTGCTCATAAATTATGGTGTGCATGATTGAATCCAAATATCGCCAGGTCTTATTGCGTCATTTCCAGGAATAAAGTTTACACCAAATCCATCAACACCACCATACTGTGCAGTAAAGTCAGCAGCTACTGGTTGACTTGTTTGAACAAATACAGCAACTCCGCGACCAGAAAATCCTTGATCACCTTGTAGCCCTGCTGCTCCAGTTGCTCCCGGTGCACCATCATTACCATTTGTTCCACTGATACCATTTGCTCCAGGCAATCCTGCAGATCCAACTAATCCCGAAGGACCAATAGGACCTTGTGGGCCTGTTAAACCAATAGGACCAGTTAAACCAGTCAAACCTTGAGCACCAGATGGCCCTTGTGGACCAGTCAAACCAATCAGTCCTTGCTCGCCCTTATCTCCTTTGTCGCCTTGATGTCCTCTTGGGCCACGAAGACCTTTAGGGATTACATTGCAATTTCCAGAACAATTATTATTTCCACAGTTTTCACACATGTCTAAAATTTTATGCTAATATAACAACTCTTACTTTTGTAAGTAGATCAAGGGTATATTGTATATTTATTACAATTTCGCCACTTGCTTCACTTATTTTTAAGTCATAACCTTGACCAAGTACAGGATTATGTGGCATTAAGTACCAAGTACCTCCATTATCATAATAAACTTGTGTATGTAAATCACACATTTTATCAACAAATAAATCATCTGATGAACAAGCCGTAGGAAGTAATCCACAAGTTTCTAATTCTACTCTTGAAATAGTAATTACCTCACTAGAAAGTGTTGCTAATTGTTCATGCACAAATTTATATGCATTAGTTCCATTTGTTCCCGGATCACCTTGCGGACCTATAGGTCCTTCTGGACCAACTTCTCCTTGTATCCCTTGAGGTCCTTCTGGACCTACTGGGCCAGGGATTGAAGCAACTTCGCATATAAATACTGAAAGCAATTGGATTGCAATTTGTAATGACGTTCCCGCTGGAACAACTACAACACCCTCACATATAAGATCAATAGTTATTGTCAAACCTTGTTGTGCACAAAAAAAGTCAACCATCCGATTTAAGGCTATAGAAACAGATGATCCAGAATCAACTACCATATCATTACCGCATACAATTGGAGCATCTGTATAAATTATACACTTGCTGTCTGTAATTTCAGTACATGGCTGAGGAGTAGGACAGACCGGTTCCTCACAACCACAAGCACATTCACAATGAGTTTGTGCAGTTTGATTATGTACATGTGTACTTGGTACTACATGATTATTTTGTTGACAAGATGAACATCCCATTTTTAGTAATTTTTAATTTTATAATTATACAGGCACTGGACCACCACCGCCTCCGCCACTAGTAGCTTCAACCCATTTTAAATATGTTTCTGATGAAGCCATTATCATTTCGCAACCGTTACACTGAATAACAAGTCCCAAATTTACAATAACTCCTAGAATATTTAAATAATCTTCAGCCGTTAATTCTGGATGGTTTAATTGCAGATAGTTAAACAAAATGCCTAATCCGCTATATCCATTAAATGATGAAGACTCTAAGATTCCAATTTGAAAAAGATCATCCAAATAAAAATTAGCACTTGATGAACTTGATGCATCAAACCATTGTTGAATTGCTTCATTGAAATCAGTATTGCAACATGGATATTGATCTTGTGTTGCTTCTAAAACTTTTAACCATGTTTCAATAGTAGTTGCATGTTCTAAACAACAAATTCTTATTTTTGAACCAAGTAAAAACTGTTGCACCATTAAAAAATTATCCGCGCCACCTAAATAGTAAATACCATTTTTGCAATCAGGGCAACAAAGATTCTTATTATTTGAAATAGATATTCCTCCAGATAATGTTTCAATCAATGCTGTAGTTACGTCTAAAGTAAATTTAAGTTGTCTATCAGGAACTGCATCAACAGGGTATTTAATTCCAACTTCAGCATTAACTGCAACTTCACCTATTGGAACTTTAACAGATTTCCCTCCTTTTGAAATATTTGCTAAAATCTGCAATACTGTAAGATTATCTGAATCAGTTCCTACCAACGAAAATACTCCTTTAAACATATAGATCAAAGGATTGATACATGTAGTTACTTCACATGTACATTTACTTGTTTTACATTTTTTACAGCCCATTGCTTATTTTATTAATCATATATAACTTCAAGTGACATCATTCCTCCAGAACAATTTGCAAGATATGTAAGAGCAGGCATTTGACATCTAATTCTTCCATCCCCATTGTTAAAGTAAGTTCCATACTGTAAAAAACAAGAATTTATTTGTACAGGTGGATTAGAATTAAACATTGCTACTAAAGCATCAATATCTGTTTGATTTGTTCCATAACAAGCTGCAAACTGGATTCCCATGCATTTATATATAATTGAGTTATATGTTGCACCATTTTCTAATATTTGACTGTAAACGCTATATGTTTTTTGTGGAGGAAGAGGTGTTGATCCACATCCACCATTTTGTAACCATTTTGTAAATGTTTGAGGATTTCCAATAAACACATTACAGTCGCAGCAATAAGAAACAAATCCTTTTTGTATAATAGCTATAAAGACATCTGAAATTGTTTCTCCTTGAAATAAATCTTCTGGTGTATTAATAAGCAAATTGTAAATTTTACAAAGAAGTGTGTTATCATAACCATTAACTTCCACAACTCCTGTATCAAGTAATGTAAGCATATCTACAATAGTTGAAAACTGATTTAAACAACTTTCAAAATCATTACTGCAACAAGCTGGTGGCACATCCCAATTTTCTAAATAATCTGGATAAATTTGAGCAGATGCTGCAACATTTATACAACATATTGGCGATGGTATTGATTTACCTAGTGTATTAAATATTTCCACTCCCCCTAAAAAATAAAATGGAGCATCCTTACAGTTTGGACAACAAATATTTGAAGCATCTGACAATACTAGCCCACCACCTATCAAAGAACCAAACCAATCTTGTACTGACAATGTTTCATCAAGCAGGGCTTGATTAATAGCCATGTTCCATGTATATGTAAAAGAATCCACACAACCGTTAACTATAGGAACAATTGGTTCTGGACAACATACAGGAGTCTTAATTATTATCGCATTATTCTGCGGAGTGCATTTCTTTTTCATCTTATCCGCCTATTAAAAGATTAACCTGTGCTTGCAATGCAGCAATTTGTTGTTGCATTTGAGCTAAAGCATTATTCTGTGTTTGAATCAATACTTGTTGATCACAAAGTTTAGAACCAATAGCGGTTATGTATTCAGTCATTGACATAACTACGCCATACTGTTGTTGAAAACATGCAGCAACTGCCATTTCGCATTCAGGACAACCAGTAGTTCCACCTGTTGTTACAGATGTTCCTGTATTTACTTTTGCAATAGTGTCAATAAGTAATTGAATAAGTTCAACAAAGTTTGCTGGTGGACATTCTGTACTTATTAACTCTGATAAATCATAAGATTGAACATCAAGCATTTCAAAGATTTTGCAAATCCTTTTAGCTAATTCATTTATGACATCGCTAATTGTATCACCATGACACAAATTAATGCAACACAAATCTGGTCCTTGCCATACAACACAGTTACTTGTTGTTACAGCACATCCAGAACTTCTAGTATTTGTTGGCTTTCCCATAGCTAATAATATACAAATTTTTAATTTAATTTCCTAATTTTAATTACAATCCACTCCTTCAGTAAACTGCACCTGCAGTAAATCTTGATTGTTTGCAAGAATGTAAATATCAGCGGATGTTTGCGCTGTTATACCACATACAAAAACTTCATAAGGTGTGCTAGCTGAATAGAACATAACAGTTCTAACAACTCGGTTGCAATCTTTAAAATACAACCATCCTTCCACATTAATTGGAATAATGATTGAATACTTTTTACATGTACCTGGAAGTGGAGCAATTGGACAACACGCGTTTGGATCCTCTGCAATATCCATCTTTAAGATTTCATGTTCTATTGTTGATTGCATTAGATCTGTAGGACAACAGAATTGTATTCCATATCTTAATGCTAATACTTTTTCATAGTTTGCATCTCCAAATGCACAAAAGATTTGTTCTGCATCAAAAGGTTCTGCGTTGTTTACTATAAAATCAGGGTAAATCATCTTGTGATTTGTAACTGGAGGAATTGTTACCGGTTTTGGTAAACATTCCTGGCATGTGCTCACGCACTCAGTTTCAATAAAAAAGTCCTGCCATAGTATTTCTTCCCATTCTTCAAAACATTCCGCCTCTGTTACGCGGTAACATCCGGTGATAACATTTGCATTGATGTCTTTAATAGTTGTTAAAACAACTTCTAAAAAGTCATCTGGATGATTGTTGTTACTTGTTAAACCTTGGAATACAAATACTCCAGGTAAACCATTTACAACTAATGCTTCTCCTGTTGAACAACAAGTTAATTGGTATCTTTCTTCTGGATAATTTAAAGTAGGATCTATTGTTGGAACAACTGGTTCTATTGCCTTACAAATGTAAGATTGAAATCTATTACTTTGCCATGATGTTATTACACCTTCTTCTGCTGGCACTAAATTTGTTGAATTAAGTGTGTCAATAATAGTTAATGCATCTCCTAAAACAGTTGATGAATACCATACTTGATCATCTATTGAAAACCAAACAAATACAACAGGCTGTGTCCAAGTATTAAGAATCTCATAATAGTTATGTCCATCATACGTTCCAGTTGGTCCTACAAAAGAATAAATAGGTTGACCTAATGTAATATTACCAACTCCTAGCCATTGAAAAAATAATGAGTTACATGTTGTATTGCAATCACAACACATTGGTGTAGTAACTAACCCTGTATAAATAGCATCAAACCAATTTTGTGTATTAGCTGGATCTGGTCCAGCTGGCGGGTTTGCTGATTTTAAAATAAAACAACCATTGGTTACATTGCCTGATGAATCTGTAAAACTAGTTATGATTTGAGGATCAATTACAAGATCCATTGGCTGAATATCAAAAAAAACTCCAGTGTATTTAATGTACACAGGTGTTCCTGCATAAGGATGTCCTGTAGGATACACATACACTTGATTGCTACAACAATCTATAATAGTATAATACTTATTATTTTTTGGAGTTTCTGAATTTGTTGCCATTTTATTTCTTTATTTGACCTTCAGCAATTTGCTGATTGACCGTATTAACGCAAGCGGTACAACAAGATGTACCATTTGTTGCATTTACAATGTATGTTCCTGTACAAGTACATACTCCACAATTTTGACAGTTCTGAGCCATTTTAGCAAAGTTTACATGAATAATTATCTAATAATTTTTTGGCATAGTTATACAAAACCATTGCCTGATCATGGTCTAAACAGTATTCAGCTTTTGCTTGAGCCGCATCTATGTAACCAGTAATCTCCATCAAAGATATAAATTTATTCTTAGTTTCTGGAATTGGTTCACATGCACTCAATTTAAGTTTGCACCATTCCTCTTTCAGTTGTTTTCTTAAAGCTGTAACACGCAAATGATTGTATTCAACATACATTTTATCATGCGGAGATAGGGCATACTTAATGACATAAATCCCATCAGGTAATGAATGGAACTCAGTTCCACAACATTCAGTTTGTATTTTTAAATCACAAGCAGTGAGATTAAGAATAAATCCTTTATAAATTGGTGGAAAAGTTGTGTCATTGAAAGTGATGCAATCTCTATATCCAGGTACTAATACTTGGACAGTAGGGCAAACATAAGGCATGAGTAAATCATACACACTTGTGTCTTCTATGCGAAGAACACAATCTGTCATAATGTTTGGAATATTTAAACTTAATGAATTTGTTGCCATAAGATTTCATTTAAAAAAAATGGAGAACAGAGAAAGACTCTATTCTCCATTTTAGGAAGATATAACTCCGGTCTTAAAGAACTGCTGGTGTATAAGCAGTATGACCAAAAGTATTCAATGTTACAACTCCACCAACTGCAGCTGCACCCAACCATGTTGCCATGAATGTTTCAAATGCTGTTGCTGTAGCAGCAGTAACATAGATGTTCAATGCATATTGATCATCATCATAAACACCACTAGGGTTATTATAACGAGGAACACTGTGCTGGATTACATAACGCGTGTACAACGCATTACGGTTAACCGCAGTAAAGTACTGATTTCCTTGAGTGATCTCACGGATACGAACATCATCAGAGAAATGATTTTGTAAGTATGACTCATCAAGAATCACATCACGCAATACAGTTTCACCATATCCTTGTCCTGTAAATCCAGCATATTCTTTAGTAGCACAAAGTGCAGAGAAATCACATGGATCACCAGTCAAATCTGTCAATGATAAGTTCATCTGAATGATTTCTTTTTCATAGAAATCATTATTTTGGAATGAACAGTTACCAAATTTAGTTTCAATGTAAGCTCCAATCAAACGAATACCAGCTAATGCGCCAGCAATGTATCCTGGAGATACATAAGTTGACCATACATTAGTTCCAGGGAAACCTGCAGCAATTGCTTCAGCAGCTGTAGCAAACAATGGAACACCTGTTTGAGTATAAACGATTGGACGAACAAAGTACTGCAACCATACATCAGTTACGATTTGGTTAGCCCAATTGATCATTACCAATGTAGAATCTACATTTCCTGGTACAATTGTACCTGTTGGACAACAACCTGTATAAGCTGCAAAAGTTTTGTACAAGTCATGATTCAAGAAACGCAATACGGGTGAACCCCATAAGTCAACACGAAGATTATAAGTTTCTCCACATACAAAGTTAAATTTGCATGGATTACTTCCTACTGCATTGTATTTAATTGTTGCAACTGGAATTGAAGCAGCCGTACCCGGTGTAAATGGAATTGAAGCTGGTAATGTTAAAACATCACCTACTGTATATCCTTGACCAGGTTGTGTAATTGTAATTGACGCGATTGCACCACCTGCAGTTGTTACTACTGTAGCAAATGCACCTACACCTGCGCCACTATCTACAAGAGCAACATTAGTATAAGTTTGAGATGCAGCATAACCAGTACCTGGTACAAGAGCACCTAAAGTTGCAATTGAATCAGAATTCCAGTTTGTGTTTCCTAAATGCCAAATTGATTGCTCTGGAGCAGCACCTGTCATTTTAGAAAATTTGTGAACAAATCGCGGATTGATCATCTTTGATTTATTAGATTCTTTGTACCCTCCGTGGAAAGGTCCAATCTTATCATCAGTAAACAAAGATGCAGCAGCAAAAACCAATGGTTTTCCTGCAACTACTTCCGCAGATGCGTTGTTTACAGATACATAAGTGTTTGGATTAAAGAATCCATAAGTACCAACTCCTAATGAATTTGGTGCAACAGCGTTTGCTAAAGCTGATGTTGGTACACCTGCGTCTAACAAAAATCCGTTATTCACCGCATTGGATGTACCAGGTACATTTGCTTGGGTTGCTTTTGTTCCGACAAATGATTTGCGGTAAGCATGATTAAAATAACTCATTTTTCTTTTTTTAGTTAATAAACAATATATTCAATATAGCAAAAATAATCCAATTGTGCAACACTTAGTGCAAATTATTTTTTAGTTTTTGCTTTTACTGAAGATTTTCCTTTTGTTGGCGTTTTACCAGCTTCTTTATCTTTTGCACTTTTGATCCATGGTGGAACCCATTTATCTTTAGCAGGTGCTGCTTTTTTCTTTGCTGTTGCCATGATTATTTTAAAAATAAAAGTTTGTACTTTGTTGAACCTAGTAATCTTTTTACATTGTCTAGTTCATTGCTAATTTCTGAGAAACACATAATGTCTTGTAAAGCACAAATCATGTCATAGATTTCTCTGATGTAAACAATACCTTCTTCTACAGAATTAAGACTTCTTGGACAACAGTCTGGAAGAACTAAAATTCTTTCAGCTGCTCCTTGGTATGCTTCTGTAATTGTATCTACTAGATCGGGTAATCCGTCATACAACCCACCCAATGCAGTATGCATAGCAAATGCACTAGGGCCTGATACTTTTAAATGAAGTTTATGAAATGAAATGGAAGCATTCATTAATTCACAAATACAAGCAGTTGTTTCTTCAACACAATGATTACCTGATGGCTTTGTGTAAGCAGGACTCGCTGCTGGTTGTGTTGGTCTTTTTAATAGACCTCTTTGTGGTGAGTTCATTATATATTAGTTATTAGTTTCTACTGAGTTATCTGCAATTTGATTTGCAGTAACATCTTCAAGATCTCCTGCTAGAATTTTTACACATTCATCAATGAATAACTCAACAATATCATCTTTAAATTCACATTCAACATTTACAGTTGAAACAAGTCCCGTATATGGATCTGATGTTCCTGGAATTTGTATTCTCCTTGGTTGTCTGTAATAAGTTAAAACTGTGTTTTCTAATTCAAAATCATTGTTTGTGTAAACTTTAATTTTATTTCCTAGTACTGTAGCAAAAGTTTCAGCCCATTCAAAACTTGGTTTTTTATTATGATCCCTCAAAAGTTCATCTACGTTTGCTTCTTCTGCAAGATAAATTACCATTTGTCTTTTATCACAACAATCTTTTTTTGATTTGCTAGAAATTCTTTTCCACTCAAAATAGTCTGAAGGTAAAGTTGGAGATTGAAAGTACAAATCTTTTTTGACCATTGCTAACGGTTTGTCTGAAAGCAAAACTTGTAAATCATCAATACGTCTTTTACTAGCTTCATCACCAGTCTTAGTCATATTAGTTCCCATCAAGTTTCTTCTGCACCAAGTTACTTGTGCTTTATTAAAAGCTTCAACAATTTGCCAAGGCATAATGTTGTCATAGTCATTACTAGCCAATTTATTAATTCGCTGTTTGACTTTTATTTGTATGGTGTCATTTGTCATTTCCCTTTAACTTTTTTAAGGTTTGGATTTTTACGTTTTGCAGCAGGAGAAGCTTTTCTTGCAGCAGATGCCAAAATAGCACCGGCTGCTTCCATAGAAACACCTTGCTTTTTTGCTATACCTTTTTGAGCTGCTTTAAAACCCATTCCTTTCTTTATTGCCATGATCTATTGTATTAACAATTCCACTTCCTTAATGCAAGAGTTTTTCTTGTAGGTTCTCCATTTGGTTTTTTAGCAGGTCCAGGCATTCCGGACATTCTAGCACAAAAACTTTTTCTTCTTTTAGCATCTTTACTTCCAGCTTTAAGCTTAGAAGGTTTAGTAGTAACTGCGGTTTGTAATTTACTTCCTGGATTAGCTCTTCTATAAGAAGCAACTCCTTTAGCATTTAATCCACCTGTCTTATTTTTTCCTTCTGATCTTGTCCATGCTGCAGTCTTTGCCATCAGTCTTCACTTTTTAATAATTCCATAACTTTCAAAAACCCGGCTTCATAAGCTTCTTTTACTTCTTCATATCTTTCATATTTAGAAATATCATCACCTTTTTCCATTTTATGTTTTGAGGTAGCATATTCATCTGCTAGTCCCCAATAATTAACTGCTGTCTTTGCCATTACTATTTCTTTTTAGCAATTGGTTTTTTCATATTGCGACCAATCATCATTCCTGCCTGAAAAGATTTTTTAACCTTTTCACCACACTCTGATTTTTCTTTTTTAATTTTTTTTGCAGCCATAACTATTTCTTTTTTACAGTCTTTGCAGACTTAATAAAACTTGCTTTAGTTGGAGCACCTTTAGTTCCGGGTTTTCTCATTGACTCCCCGGAACCTGATGCTATTCTTTTTCTTTTAGCATGAATGTTTGAATATAAACCTTGTTTTGCCATTAACAAGATTTTTTACCCATTTTACCACCCATTGCTTTCTTAGGTGTAACTTTACCACCCATTGCTTTTTTCGGTGCACTCCCTCCACATTTCATTTTAGGAGTTGCTTTTTTCATTGTTGCCATTGTATTTCAGTTTAAAAGTTACTTACTCCAAACATCTTCAATCTTAGCCATCAAAAGATCCAACATGTCTTCATTAGTTGGATTTTTCAAATACTCTAAGATGTCAGATACATTTCTACCAAGCATCACATTTTGTGAAGCTTCATGCAACATACCATCAGGTTTTACAATAATGTACTTGTAGAAACTTGCATCTTTGATAATCGCTTTAATTTTCAAATCTTCAATGCTCATCTCTGAACTTTCAATGAATGTTGTAGCACAACGCTTCAAATTATTGTCAAACCCTTTACCATTAATATAAGTATCTAAATTGTTATAGATAACGCCTGGTAATGTTTTGTTTGAATACTGAGGACTGTTTCCATCAATATTTTTAGCAATGTAAAACAATTTTCTTGGGTTATCCTCAGACAATTGTTCTAGTATAGCACCTGCTTTGTTTTTCAACTTAGTAATGCTCACACTTGTTGCTACAGTATCTATCAATCTATCAAGATACCATTTAGCTTTAGATCTTTTTGCTTCCTCAAAGTTTGAGGCAACTAATGAAAATCCTCCACTTTCAATAGCTTTAACAAGAATGAGATGGTCCAAATTTTCTTTTGGATCTAAAACAATATCATCATTGCCTAGTTTCAAAAATACTTTTCCCCAAATGTCTGAATTACTTGGTGTAAATAATTCAACCTTACTCCAAAAATCTTTATCCTCTGGATCAATTTGGTTAAATGCTCTTTCTCTTTCAAGTAAAGCAATTGTTTCTCTGATGTCTTTAATTACAGCAGATTTTTTTGCGGAGTCTTTAATTTGTTTCACCTCTGGTGCAAACTCATTAAGACCTGTCAAATAACGCATTTTGCCATTTTGCTCAACGGCAGCAAGAGATTCTACTTGGAACGTATTAGGAAATACAACATAATTATATTTCTCAAGTCCCATGTTCTCTTGATTTGGATCTGTGAAAGGTTTGATTGTTACCTTTCCCATGTGTTCTAATTTTGTACTCATTTTTTGGTTGGTTTAATATTAATGACTGACAAATATAATAAAAAGAGGCAGACGCATAGCGGCCACCTCAATTTACCTTTCTAGGATAATGATGCAATTAAAGCATTTATTTTTGCTGTAATAGCTGCAAGTTTTGTGTTAACATCTGCTTGAAGACCAAGAACAGTTGTTTGACTAATGTTTGTGTATGCTGGTAATGCACCAACAGCAGCAACATCTGCTTTCATTAAACGAACTGCTTCATTGATATGAGCAATACGAGCTAATGCTGATTCCGCATAAGCTGATCTTTGTAATACTGGATCTGGGCTAGATACCCCAACTTTGATTGTTGACATGATTTTAAAGTTTAAAAGGGAGCCAAACTAATGACTCCCTTGTTAATAAAATATGATTATAATGAACCTCCCGTGATTGGGTTTCTCATAACAATTTTCAACACTTTAGTAGGATCTTCTACTTTGATTGCAGGCATTGCCTGAGTCATGTAAACTTGGTATCCGTTGAAGTTACCTGAAGAAGCAAACCCTTGAGTTCTTCCCATGTAATCCATAGAACCATTTACATATCTCCAAACAAGATCTTTGTTCCAAGCACATTTCAACAATTTGATATTGTCTTGACCGTTCTCAGTAATATCAAAGATGATAAATGAGTAAGAAGACAAACGGAAACCATCAATGATTGGGTTTTCAATCTCGTTATTTTGCAAGTTGTCAAACGCAGGGTTTAAAACAAACTTCACATTTGCCAAGAAAGGAATTGTGTAGCTTGTGAAAGAGAAACCGTAAGACAAGTCCATTCCTGAACCTTTTACTGCTTCCAATTCTTTTGCGTTCATTACCAATCCTGATGCAAAAGCCTCACGCTTGATTGCTTCATTGATAATACGCATACCACCCATTCCAGTTTGAACAATCAATTCACGCTTTGGATCTGGTCCTTGGAAATCAACTTTACCATTGTAGAAGTTGAAAATCTCAGAACGGAAGATGTCAAGACGGAAATCAGATTTGTTGTAAACATGCTTGTAAGACAAGTCTAATTGTTTCCACAAACCAACTGACAAACGAAGATCATCTGGACCATCTTGCTTGATACGTCCACCTTTACCCCACATAAGGTATGTTTCAATATCATAAGCAATTTTAGAAAGGTGAGCTGCTTCCAACTTAGTGATGAAAGAACGAACCAAGTTTCCATTGTCCATTGCTTTTTTCACATAACCTTGTCCTTTAGCAGCAACCATTCCTTCCAATGTATTGATAGATGGATCCATTGACGTATCAAAGTTTTTCCAAATTTCAGTTACAGGAATTGAACCGTCAGCTTGCATACCACCTTTCTCCATCAACTTCACTTTAGATGAAATTGTATAGTGAATATGTGCATCTGCATTACCAACATAGTTGTAGAACTCACGAGTTGTGTGAGTCATAGAAAGATCTGAGTAACGCTCACCGTACTCACCACGCGCAGAACCTACACGGAAGAAGTAAGTGTTGTTTGTCAAGAAACGGTTATCAAACGTTGCAGCTGAATCATTGTTCGGCATTTGCACTGTGTAGATATAACCATCACCCATGTCTAAGATGTCCTCATCTGTAACATAAAGTTCTTTTCCATTGAATTTGTCATAAGTGATGATGTCACCATGTCCAAATACACGCTTGTTCAATTTAATCTTGAACGGAGTGCCATCTACACCTTTGATAGTGTTTGACGGATCAAGATCTTCCATTATGAAAGGAAGTTCTTCAGATACAGGTGTTGACCACTTGTATTCACCTCTTGGGTGGTTTACCTCAATAACATTCTTTCCGCTAAAAGAAGACATTTGATACAAAGGCATCTCCAACTTTTTAACTTGCGCCCAAAGTTCAATTGGTCCCAAATCATCTGGTTGTGCGTCTTTCATCAAATTCATCAAGTGGTAAGAATCCACATGAGAGCTTGCTGTGTAATAGTTGTCCCGAAGGAACATCCCATTATTTAAAACTGGTGTACTCATTTTTATATTTGTTTATTGTTTACTATTTAATTATCTAGAAAATAGTGACTTACCTTGCCTTTTAATTGGCTCTCTTTTGGAAGACACTCTGCTAGCATTTGTGTTTTGTTCCCCGATTCCGGTTGATGATGTATTTCTTGAAGCCTCTTCTGTTCTTAAAGCTCTCACCGTATTTGAATTTGCTACATTAGCACCAAGTTGTTTTACTGAGTTACGGTAGTTAACCGGATCAGCAAGCAACCATAATGCTTCAGCTACTAATGACGGATTTGCCTTCTCCCCAAACTGATGTTGCTCTAGCAAGTATCCTAATGCATTTGTAGCATTACCTTTTGCATCTTGATACTTAGTAGCATCTGTAAGACCATAGTACAACATGGTTTGAACTTTGTTGTTCAACGGAATACCGTTTAGGTTGTTACTGTTTAAAGTATTGTAAACAACATCATGATATTTCTTTTCCATGTCATTTTTACGGGCTTGAGCTGATTGTTGATCTTTCAATCTTTTTTCAATTACCTCAGCTTGTCTTGCATCCAATTTTGGTTTATACCTTTCAGCATATTTTTGCAAATCTCCGCGATCTTTAAGAACATTGATTTCATCTTCAACTTCTTCTACAGAACCAAAGCCCGAAAGATTTAAGTATTGTCTAGCAATACTTTCTTGGTCTTGCTCATTTGCAACATCCAAATCAAATGTTTCTTGTGCTTTAGCTAATTGACTAAATACTGATTTGATGTCTTGTCCACCATTCAATGCATAATGAATAACTGCTTGAACTTCTTCAGGCAATTGTTGAAATAATTGTACTGGAGCATTCTGAGCAACTTCGCTTGTTTGTGAATCAATGTTTGCTTGAATGAGTTCTTCAAAATCATCAACAGTATAATCAGCAAGTGCTTTTCCATCATCAAATGGTTGAAGTACACCTTTGTCAATTAATCTAGTTGCTGCTTCAATCATTGCATCTTTTGTCAAACGCGGTCTTCCGCCTTTATCCTTTTCTTCAACTTCATCAGCTGCATCACTAGGACCTCCGGTAAACTCATCATCAACAAGTGCAGACACAGCAGCTTTAGCAATTTCTGGATCTTTCAATGATTCAGTATCATCATCACCAATTTTATCTAGGAACGATATGTCAACTTTATCTGATTTTAAAACTGAATTTTTGGAATCTACAGGAGCAATAACTGAGCTTGCTGATGGGATTCCAAGTAAATCATCCAGGTTATCAAAATCAACCTCGGCTACCGTTGTAGCAGAGTTTTGTGCAGCTGCTTGAGCTGCTTTTTCTTCTTCTGTCATCTTTGTTGGTTTTAGTTCTGACTATAAATAATATAAGCAAATTTATTCAATTGTAAACAATATATGTTTAACTATTTTTGATTAGCTGAAAAGTTTTTTCCATACTATAGTTAAAACATATAATTATCTTACTTGCTAGGTTTTTTCTGATCAAACTTGTTTTTATTTTCCTGAGCAATAGCTAATTCAACTTGTTTGTTTCTTGATTCATTTACCATTTTTTCTCTGTCCAAGTCTAACTTTTGCTGATGAACATCTTTTTTATTAGATTCTTTTTCTCTGTTAAAGTTCATAGTATCAGCATATTGTTCAGATTCTCTAACATCTTTCAATACATCTTGGAAATCAGATTGATTATTTTTATTGACATCTTGCATAGCACCATAACCAGCTGCTTTGATTTCTGCTTCAAGTAATCTAGCTCTACGATCTTTTTCTTTCTCTCTAGACACATGATCCATTTCCATTTGTTTTTCTTGTTGTCTAGCTTGAATTTCAGCTTCTTGTTGTTGTTGTGCAGCTTGCATTTCTTCTTTTCTTCTTTCTTCAGATTTTGTTTCAATCCCTTTAAGAATAGTATTCAATGAGCCAATTGAGTCAGATTGTATTAACTCTCCTAAATCATAAACAGAAGCACCAGTTGTATTGTTACTCATGAACACTTGTTTGAGTTGTTCAAGTGTATTTCTATTAGTAGCGTTGGTTAAACAGAATACATTTAAATCAACTAATAGTAAATCTGTACCATTGATCTCAAAGTTTGTTCTCTCATCTGGAGAAATCATTCCTTGCAATCTAACTGATGGTTTTGTTGAATGATAAAACTGTGCTAGATCTGTTCTCATTTGATGCACACGCGGCATTAAATGATCACTGTGCTGAATAAAGTAAGTTTCAGTTTGAGCATAAGAACCAGACATTGCTTGTTCAATACCTGTTGCGGTATTTATTTGTCCAAGCTGTTGTCCCATTCGTTGTGGATTTAAACCAACAACTTCCATGGCCTGTGCTTTAAAGTAATTAGCCAATTGGATTCTAGACATCAATCTGTTTGATTGCTCAAGATTTAAAACTTGATAATGCTGAAAGTTTGTAGCACTTTCCGTATTAGCAATACTTGGATCTAATGGAAGCATTGAAAAATCCTTCATGGCTACATACGCTTTTGCAAGATTGTTTTTACCCCAGTCTTCACCCATTGAATGTTTTGGAATTGCATTCTGATCAAGTACAATTACTGAGCCTAATTCATCCACAAGAATATCTGCAATTTGATTGTTGCAAATGTTATATCCAATTTGTGAGGGCTTTAGCAAATCAACAAATGATGTTGACTTGGTATTCCTATCTGAAAACACTCTTCCTTCAATTGGAAGTTTAGCTCCATACATTGTTTTATCACCACGGAATTGGAATTTTAATGGTCCTGGTTTATCCCTGTCAATTCCTAAATAGATTGGATCAAAATCAGTATCAGTTTCTGTATTGAAAATAGTTCTGTTATTTCCAATTTTTACTCCACCCCATACTTGGTTAATCCAAAACCAATCAATGTGATCACCAAAGATTAAATTATCTCCAGTTTCTTTTTTCTCAAATACTTTGTTGTAAATAGGTTTTGTAGTTACTACATAGTTCTCATCTATAATTTCTGTAATAACTGCACCATCTTCATCAATTTTAGTCAATTGACCAACGCGTCTTTGAGTTTTCCAATAAGATGTAGACACGCGCAACAATTCAACAGTATGTAAATTCCCAGCATGTTCACTTTGTCCAACAATGTAGGATACAACATCATGAGGATCATGTGCGTTTTCTACAAATGCTAAATGTCTACGCATATCTACACCAGACCTTCTGTTAGATTCATAAGTATCATCCGTATTGTACAATGAACCGTCATTTGGAATACCATCAATCATGTGTCTAGCTGAACGTGCTGGATGTAATAGCTCAAGTGATTCTAATTGTTCAGCAGTCATCAAGTAACCATACTTATCTACAACATCTGCAATAGTAAGCATGTCAATCCATCCCGCCCAGTTACCTTGAGAAATGTAATGTACATTTCTCAAGGTAACTG